CAGACTTGATTCCTATTGAAGCTACTTTATATAGTCCATTTTTATTTAAAACCAGAAAAGGGGCGGAATTAAGTTTAACTAACCACAGAAAGCTTTGGGAGATGTATTATCAAATGGATTAGATTACTTTAATCAAGACAAATATTTAGTAATTGGGGATGTTCATGGTAAATTATCAAACTTTAAAGAATTACTAGAACGTTATAAACTACCTAGTATTCAGCTTGGCGATTTTGGATTTCACCCTGAACATACTTGGTTTTTAGAAAATATGGATGTCAATAGCCATAGAATATGCTTTGGTAACCATGACCATACGGGATATTTAAAAATGCCACATAGCTTGGGAAACTGGTCATGGTTTCCTAAGCTTGGTATTATGACAATTAGGGGTGCTAAATCAATAGACCAATATCGTAGAACTGAAGGATTAGACTGGTTCAGAGATGAAGAATTAACTTATAGTGAAATGCAAGAAGTTATAGATAAAGCTGCAGAATTAAAACCTAGAGTAATAATCGGCCACGATTGTCCTAAGTATATTAGTAATATGCTGTGGGGCCATGAAGATAAGTCTATAACATCTAACGGATTTAATGTATTGCACACTATCCATCAACCTGAACTTTGGCTTTTCGGGCATCACCATAAATCAATAGAATTAACAATAAAAAACACTAAATTCAAGTGTTTAGCAGAATTAGAAACTTACATATTAACAGATGAAGATTATAATTAAATTAGTTAAAGACAAAATTATGTCTTGGGTAATTCTTTATAGAAATATAAAGAAATGGAAAATTGTATTAAAGAATGATAAGGATGATGATTATAAATCAATTTATTTTGTATTAGCCTTTAAACTAGACAACATGAAAGAATATCTTGAAAGTACTAATGACCCTACAGTTGCTAAGTCGATACAACAACTTTCAGAGGCTTCTGAATTAGCATTAACTTTAGGGGTAGATAGAGTTAACGATATTAATGAAGACAAGAAACATAATACAAGATTATTCTACCTAATGTCTAAGTACATTACTTTTTGGTCAAAATAGTATGACATATAATAAAATAACCTACCTAGTACACGGCGGTCCTTTTGATAGGGACCTCTACTCACAGTATCTAAGCCTCATTGTATCAAATGACCCTGTTTTAGAAGCGTTTGATTGGAGTTTAGAGAGGTTAATGGAGGTTAGGGATACTGTGTACAAAGAGAATGTAGAGTTTATTGATTTGTATAATATCATTTCAATACCTGCTGCTAACAAAAGAACAAATGACTATAAGAAACAACAAGCCTACTTGGAAATAAGAGAAAAGTTTGAGTTTGGTTTGTTTCAACAGGCAGCGCCTTTAGTTATGTTATCACCATTACAAGTTTATGCTTTCCATCTTGAGAGTATATTACTATTAGAAGGTTCAGACTTAAACTATGGTAAAGGATTCAAGTTGTATAAGGATTTAGCTCATTCTGATTGTGTAATATACTCAAGTCAAGACTCTAGTAAGAAGGCTGAAATCAATGAATTATTACACTCTGCTGGAATCAATCATGTTGGTTTATATTTTGCTGAGCCTGCAAAAAGGGAATGGGGAATACAATATAATCAGTGGAATAGAATAACAACTAAATATAGAATTAAAGGCTGCTTTGATGCTAGACCTTTTTATAATGAATTTGGAGAGCATATTGGATTAACTATGTGGAGATGAAAACAAAGAGCTTTGAATTCTTAGGAACTATAGTACATTATGATATACTACTTTGTAGGTATATACTGGCAAATTCAATTAGTTTAAATTCAGACTTATTTCATTGGCTGCTTGACTACTTTCATAAGAAAATACCAAATCAAAGCACTCTAGATGCTTGTTTATATAGTGTTGACCATATACCTCCTAAGCACAAAGTACGCTGGTTATTAGTAGATAGTAATGGGTTCTTATTTATAACTAATGAGTATCATTCAGGTATAATAGGTTATCTATACTTAACTGAGCAAGCTGATAAAGAAATTCAAGAAGAATTACAGAATTTCTGTAAAAAATAAGATTTAATATAATGAAAAAATAGATAAAAATCAATATTGAATCTTAAACATAAAAGGGGTATTTTTGAACCCCTTTTATATTTTACATCTAAAAAACAAATTTATTATGCGCGATGCAAGAGCTTATGCAATAACTAGAAGAACTTATAATAGACCTTTAAACGATGAAGGTACTATATTTGAAACTTGGGACCAGACAATCAATCGAGTAGTAGAACATCAGAAATGGCTTTGGGAAAAAGCTGTTGATAGAAACCTTAATTCAGTAGAACTTGCTGAATTAGAGGAATTTAGAGAATTAACCCTATCTAAAAAATGTCTTCCCGCTGGAAGAACATTATGGCTGGGTAATACCGATATTGCTAAAACTGTACAATGCTGCCAGTTTAATTGTGCCTTTCTAGAACTTACCAATGTATATGATTTTGTCGACGCTTTTTGGTTGCTACTAAATGGTTGTGGAGTAGGATTTAAGCCAGTAGTGGGTAGTTTAAATGGTTTTACTAACTATATTAAAACAGTCATTATTATTGGTTCTGAAAGAATTACTAAAGGTGGTGAGGAAAATAATAAAGAATTTTACATCACTGAAGATGGTAAAACTACTTGGAGATTAAAAATAGGTGACTCTGCTAAAGCTTGGGCGAAAAGTTTAGGTAAATTGCTTGCCAATAAGAAAAAGATAGATACTCTAATATTAGATTTTAGTGAAATTAGACCAGATGGTATTAGACTAAAGGGTTATGGTTGGATTTCATCTGGCTGGAAACCTTTAGCAAAAGCCTATGAAGCAATTGTTAAAATTCTAAATTCAAGAGTTGGTCAGCTTCTTACCAAAATGGATATTATGGACATTGCCAATTGGGTTGGTACTGTACTATCAAGTCGTCGTTGTTTACCAGAAAACACAGCAATTTATACTGATAAGGGTATTAAACCAATTGAGAATATTAAAATAGGAGATTTTGTTTATGATTCAAAAGGCAATTTGAATAAAGTTACTAATACCTTTGACCAAGGTAAACAAAAAACTATTATAATTAAATCACAAATAGGTGATTTTCAATGCACTAAAAACCATAAAGTAGCTGTAATGGTTAAGCTTGGGGAATATATTTGGAAGAATGCAGGTGAATTAAATGTTGGTGATAGATTGGTTGCTCCTCACATAGTTATGAATTGGAAGTATAATCCCCTTCCTGATATTATTAATATAACAGAGGATGCCCGCGCAATTAAATATAAGATGCCTATTTTAGACACCTCTTTTGCATGGTTTATTGGTTATTTTATAGGTAATGGGAGTGTTCCTATAACTAAAAAACAAGGAATTCGTGCAATTAATGTTGCTATTCCAAACATAGAAAGTTTAGTAAGTCGTGTAGTTGAGCAAATGAACCGCTTTAGCAGCCACTTAAGTATTTCTTCACCGAGAGAAGATAATAATTGTTATAAAATATCTTTAAATAATACAAATATTGCTAATTGGTTTAAAAAGCACATAAAACCATTTGGTTCTGAAGGAGCTTATATCCCTGACTTTATAAAAAATAATACTGCTGAAATTCGAGCAGCTTTTATGGCGGGGCTTTTAGATAGTGATGGGAGTTTAGGAAAACCCACAAACAGTGTTAATACCGTATCTGAACAACTATATAAAGATTGTATTGAGGTTTATGTATCTTTAGGTATTCATGTACGTACAAATAAAAAACAACGTATAGAACCTGGTTGGCAAGATATTTATACTCTTAATGTTGTGGGGGATTATACAAAAGAAAATTGGTATAATTTGTTAATACCATATTCTTTTAAATTACAAAGTACAGAGTACAGATTTGAGAGTCAAAACAGCTTTGGTTTTCCAGCGGAGTGGTTGGTTGATTATAAAACTAAAGGGTGGGCTATAAACTCTAAACAAATGACTGTTGGGCGTTTTATAAAAGCAGGAAACATTTTCGATAAGTTGATACCCATTGAAGTAGTTACAATTGAAGAAGCAGAAATCGTACAAACGTATGATTTAGAAGTAGAAAATGTCCATGAATTTATTGCTGGTTCTGGGTTGTTAGTGCATAATTCAGCCGAAATAGCTCTATTTGAATATGGTAAAGAGGAATGGGAGGAATTTGCAGAAGCTAAAAAAGAGTTCTGGATTGATAATCCGCAAAGGAGTCAATCAAATAATTCGGTATTCTTTGAATCAAAGCCCAGCAAAGCAGCTTTAGAAGATTTATTTTACATAATTACTAATTCTGGTGGTTCTGAACCTGGCTTCATTAATATGGAAGCAGCTAGGAAGAGAGCACCTTGGGTAGCCGGGGTCAATCCTTGTTCTGAGATACTATTACCATCAAATGGTTTTTGTAATCTTGTAGATTGTAATATTAATGCTTTTGATTCATTTAGTGAATTACTACGGGCTATATATATAATGGCAAGAGCTAACTATAGACAAACTTGTGTTAATTTAAAAGATGGTATTTTACAAGATACTTGGCATGAGAATAATGAATATTTAAGGCTATGTGGAGTAGGCTTAACAGGAATAGCTATGCGACCTGATTTGAAACCTTATGATTTTAAACAATTAAAGAATCAAGCAATTGTCGGCGCTTATTCTATGGCTGATGAACTCGGTACACCAAGACCTAAGAATGTAACAACTATTAAACCTAGTGGGTCAGTATCTAAGCTAATGTCTTGTACCGAAGGGGCTCATAAACCATTAGGTAAATATATATTCAATAATGTTATCTTCTCTAAACACGACCCGTTATTAGGTCAATTAAAAGATGCTGGGTATAGAACATTTGACCATCCAGTTGACGAGTTTAGCGCTCTAGTTACATTCCCTATTAAATATGATGGAGTGGTGTTTGATAAAATCAATGGCAAAGAAATAAACATTGAGTCAGCTTTAAGTCAGTTAAATAGGTATAAGACACTTATGGAGAACTATGTAGAGCAAAATTGCTCTATTACCATATCCTATGATATATCAGAAATCAATGATATAGTTGACTGGTTATTACTTAATTGGGAGAGTTATATTGGAGTGTCTTTCATATATCGTAATGACGCCGCCAAAACAGCTAAAGACTTAGGTTATCAATATTTACCACAAGAAGTTGTTACTGAAGAAACATATAATGAGTATATAAAAGAGCTGTCAGCTATTAATGAATATTCTGAAGGCTCTGAAGCAGAATTAGTGGATGATTGTATAGGTGGTGCTTGTCCAATTCGTTAATAATAAAAACATAAATAATGGAAAAAATAAAACTTGAAGACCTTTACGAAGGTAAAAAAACTGTAATAAAAACTAAAGAGTTTCCATCTTCAAAAGAATTAGTAGAACCTTTTGTCAATAAGATGAAAGGTTTAACTAATGATTTTAGGATTAGAGCCGTAATGCCCAATCAGTTGAGTATTACTGAAGGACGAGATAGAGTATTTAATAGAGTACTGATTGAAGCTGTGTTGCCTGGAAACCAGGTAGAAGGGCACGAAGAAGTTATTTCAATGTTATACGGTCTTGATATTCAGCACCCTATTGTTAAATTTTATAAAGGTCTGATTAATAAGGCTTGTACCAACTTAACAGTATTTGAGTATGATTATCTTATAGTACAATCAATAGCAGCCTTAGATTATAAAGCTGTTGATGAGCTTAAAGATTTAACAATAGGCTATGACGATAAAATTACTAAGTTAAAAGATTCAGTAATAAAGACAGTAGATAGGAAAAGAATCTTAGGTGAAATGGTAGACAAATCTTTGTCTAGTGTTATTAACGTAGGCAACATAGAATATACTATTAATCCATCATGGTTAATAAAAGCTTATGAATCAATGTATCATAATCAGGCATCACCTTACTTTGTAGCAAATAAGGAAACTAATTTCTTTACTTTCTTTAACGCTATTACTCAAAACCTTACTAATAACAAAAATGTAATGGGTAAGTATGAAACTACTTGTATGATTTATGACTTAATAACTCCTTATTTAAACTAATGGAAAAAAAGAATTTATTTAAAGAGTGGAAAGACAAATTTACACCCCAATCAAAAATGCTGACAATTTACTATAATAATACCCCAGTCTCTCCTAACAAAAAAGACCCTACTGATGTAGGTTATGATGTAATACTTCCAGAAGAAATCAGAATACAGCCTTTTGAAAAAAAGGTCATTGATTTAGAGATTAAAATGGAAATACCTAAAGATTATTGGATTATGCTGGTTGAACGTAGTTCAACAGGAGCTAATACAGGCTTAATGCTCTGTAACTCAATAGGTGTTATTGACCCAAGATATAGAGGCGCATTAAAAGCAGTTGTTATTAATATGTCTTTAGATGAATTAATATTAAAGGCGGGTGAAAGGTATTTTCAAGTAATATTAATGCCAAGAATTGATGTTAATTGGGAATTTAAAGAAAAATTAGATAAGGACGATAGAGGCGGTGGATTTGGTTCTACTGGTAAGTAATTAAAAAGGGGGAGCATACAAGTTCCCCCTTCTTTTTTTCGTTATTTTTCGTTTAATGCTTCATATATACTAATAGATGTATTACCAAAACTAGTTGTCTTAATAGCTTTTGTTATAGAACCTTCTTGTAATGTTATTAAATCAATAGTTGCATCACCAACTTTTAATATCTTTGTAACAAATATTGGCGTTATTGCGTCAAGATAATCATGCATATTATAAGCAGCAACAATATCTAGTATCATAAACTTTAAATACATTAATTTGCGGTTTCTTCTTTCATCTTTTTCATCTGTAAGTAAACTAATTAGTCCTGAATACATGATAGTCATTATTCCCCAAGTTATTATATCTACACCTAATTTTTTTAAATTAGTTACTTCTGTTTTATCTAAGTTACTATATTTACTAAATTCCCATTTACTTGTTTGGCTGTATACCTGCATTGCATAGAAAAAAGCTTTTACAGCTTTTAAAGAAGATAGCCCTACACCACTTACTGTCATCATATTTAAAGTAAAATTATTATCCTCATCTACACTATTAGTTGCTATATTTTCATTAACATACTTTCTACTAAAAACATCATCAAACTTTCCTAAAACCCAAGTCCTCATTGATAAAACTGCTTGAAAAATAGGATTGTTAAAACCTCTATTTTTAGTATTATCACTAATTGTACCAAACAGTTTGGTACTAATCAATTCTAAAGCCATTAATGTCCTATCATCATAAGGAATTCTTGGAAAGCCTTCATCATTAGTTAATCTGTTCCATTTCTTAGCTTGCTTTTTTAAATGTTGTATTATTGGAGTAGGTCTGTTATCCTTAGACCAATCATACCATATTTGCCCATCATCTTCAAATACTATGTTTGCGAATAAATTATCTTTATATAATTGAGCTACTAAAACCACTCCTTTAGAGATTCTATCAGCCATTCTCAACAACATCATAGGTGTCTTTGTAGCAAACCTAGTTTCATACTCTCCAGTTGATTTGGTTTTATGAAAATCATCAAACATAATTGATGTATCATCACCTTCATTAATAGCAAAAAACTTATCAATTAAGTTAAAGAATTTTTTTGGACTGGAAGCAAGAAAGCTAACTGCTGAACCTAAATCATTGAATCCAAAGAAAGCATCACCAAATCTATTTACTGAAGTATTAGTTAGTAATCCAAAAAAACCACTAGAAAGAGCTAATAATGGTGAGGCTATATTAAAACTAAGCGCCATTGCAGTTGTTGTACGTCTAACAAAGTCTGCTAATTTTCCAATATCTGTATCATGTCCAGCTATTATTGATGTACGTTCATTATTTAATAATCGTGCAACCATACTATCTAGCGCGTCTCTTCCCGCTGAAATATCGGCTTTACTATAATTTCTTTTTTCTGCCTCAGCTGCTAGCATTAGTAGTCTTCCAGAAAGATAAGCTGTAAGCATTTCCGGTCTTGTTGAAGATTTTGCACTTTGATAAGCAAAGTAATCTATAATAAACTGTAAGTCAAATGTTAATCTATTATTATCTGCAAGATTTTCAATGATATATTTTCCATTTAATTGGCTAATACCAAGCGCTCTCATACGTTGTTCAGAACCAAATAATCTACTAATATTAGTGTCGTTTTGCGGTATTTGAGGCATAAGTAAATCTAATGCCTCTAAGCCGTAATTACCTTTTAAATAACCTGTAGTTTCAAACTCTAAATCTTCTAATAATAATTGGTCTAATGCAGCGCCTAGTCCATTTTTTAATAGATTTTCAATTCTACCACCTTTTAGTACTGGCAATAAATGCCTATTTGGTCGGTATTTATTGTTCATAAAATCAGAAATTAATCCAGGGTTACCAATATTGTTAAAGTGAGCTGTTACTAATCTTTCGACTTCTTTATCCATAAGCTCATAAAAAGATATTAAAAATTCCCTTTCTGTAGAACTTAATGTTTTATCATCAACTTCTTTTAGCGCCATTATTGGTGTTTTTTTAGTTTTCCATTTATCTGGGTGCACGTTGTTCTCTGCTATCAACATATCCATTGTTTGGAATAGATTGGAGTAAATTTGTGAATCCACTCTAATAATAGTTTCCCCTAATGTTCTGGTGTTAACAGTATCAAAGAATTTTTTAAAAATAGCTTCTCTTCTATTTTTATAATCTGTTAAAATATATTCACGTACACTATTTAGAATTGACCTAATATTACCTAAAACCCAATTAATTTTTGGGTCAATATAACTTCCTGCATCTTTAGTATAGCTTTCAATAGTCGTTAAGTGCATTCTATTATTCAAATGGCGCAAGTCCACACCCTCTTCCATTCTTTCTATTTCATGGTAAGCTCGTGTTAAAACCATAAGTAAAGGATATAAGGGATGGTCTGGCGCTTCCCAATAAAAGGTTGAAGGGTTGATACCATCAACAGCTAACACCTTATAGAGTGACTTAAGCTTATTTTTAATAGCTTCTCTTATTTCTTCTAAATTACTAGTTTTAATAATATCTAACAACGCAGAATTACTTTCTGTATGCTCAGTATCTTTTACTTCTAAAAAGTACTCCAGACTATTAACTGCTGTTTGGTCAAAAGCTTTTTTAAAGTTTGTTGTATTTAGTAAGTTCTTTAAATCGTCTGGAACATATTCTTCTAATCTTTCATCTTGGAACATTTTAATAGATGAAACAACTTCAAATACCAATGGTCTGTAAACTGCACCCTCGCTGCTTAAAACCCTTATACCATCAATTTGAATGTCAGGATTACGTTGCTGTAATTGTAATATAGCCAATGCAATAAAAAAGTCACGCCTAGATGCTTGATTATTTTTGAAGTAGTAGTTATAAAATGTTTGGTCATCTTTATCCATATTTAATAACGACTTAGCTAAATTTGTTTGACTACTTCCTGAATTGACAATAATATCACTTTGGTATTCTTCCACCATAATCATAGTATTTTTACCTACTTTAGTAGTTTTTATACCAAGACTATCAAACTCAGGAGATATGGATTCTAATGGTTCTGTAATATCTTCAAAATATTTATGTAGAGCGCCCTCTAATCTTCCTTTGTCTGATATTTGTGTTATATCACTTTTAGCTAGAGAAGTTAAATATTCAAAATACTGTTTTTTAACAACCTCATTTTGTTTAATGATATTCCTGATAGATTGTTCTACTGTGGGTGTTAAATTAATTGAATAGGTTACTTCTTCTTTACTTAAAATATTATTTTCTAGTGTGTAAACTGGCACTACTAATGAATTACCAACTCTTTTTACCAGTGTTAATATACCAAGAGAATCTATTACTTCATCAGTAATACTGTCTTTTGGAGGAAATAACATATTAGCAAAGTCCTCAATACTTGTAGCTTTGTTGCTTAGTACTACTGCTTGTGTAAATTTTGTACGGAAGGGGGCCCAAAACATAGAATCATCAACAAATACTGATAACTGATTGACTGTTTCTAATGCTTTTTCTAAATCTTTATTTAGTATTATAGATTTATTAAAAACTAAATCAGTTATACCATCCTCTATTTTGTTCCAATATGTAACTTCTAACCTATCTTTCTTATTTTTTCTAGCTACTATTATAGTTCCTTCTGAGCGGTATATATAATCATCGGGTTGTGAGTTCGGATAGACTTCTGATAGATAAGGGATTTCTTGAATTTTAACAAAAGTTGCAAAATTGCCAGTTGGGTGTGTGTATATTTTTTTAGAGTGTTTCAGAATCCTTAAAATGTCATATAAACTAGCATCAAGTCCTAATGTGCCTATATTAGTATTTTCACTGATAAATAAACTTCTTATATATTCTACAAATTCTGCAATAGCGTTTAAGAATTTATTAGAATATTTATCTCGTTTACTTAATTCACCTAATATTCTAACTAAAACTTCTTGCTCTTGTGAAGGCTTTGTTTGATTGGTGTAATAAGAGTCTTCTTTAACTTCTTGCTCTATCTTTCTACCCCAAGTGGTTTTGGTTGCTTCTTTGTATAAAGTGGTAAATAATTCGTTTTTATGCTTATAAATTGCTGCAACTAGTGGGTGTGAAAACTCATGGAATAAAATACTAGCATTAAGTTTGTTCTTATTTAAAAATACTGTATTGCCTAAAAACCAACCTGCTTCCTTTTTAGGGTCATCAATAATTTTTACATCTACGCCTAATTTAGAGCTAAATTGCTTAACTAAAAGGTCTAATTCTGGTTGCCCAATACTCTCAAATTCTTCTACTAGGTCACTGATAATATAAGGAGTTTCAAAAGAATTAAACTTTCCTTCTTGTCCGTTTCTTGTTTTGAATTTAATTTCTAAGGCGTTATCTAAGTTTGCTTCAAGTTGAATTAAAGCGTCAGTAGAGATGGCCCAATCAGTAAATTTCTTTGAACTTATAGTATCAAAGTAATGTAGTGCTTGGTTTAAAGGGAATAAGGTTTTTAATTCCTCAAACATATCAAATGACCCATATCTTTTATAGCCTGATTCTTCAGATGGTGCGGTAAAGTTTTTTTGTGTTAAACAGTTCATTTTTTTTAATTAGGTTTAGCGCAAGAATTGTCTAGCTTATCTTCATCAGTAAGTTTCTCAACGAGCATTATAACTGGAGTGCTGTTCATTTCTACGTGGGTTGGTATAGAATTTGATAATGAGTGTATTATTTCAATAAGTGTTGATAACCTAATTTCTGGGGCTAATAAGCTTAATCCTGTCAGTTTATTATTTTTTTCTTTTATACTTTTAAATAACAGTTTTTGTAATGAGTTCATCAACTTTATTTGGTTATCTCCTTTAAATATACTTTCCAAAAGCTGTTCTTTTGTCATATAGAAAGAATTAAATATTTCTGAATCTTTAGAAATTAACTCAATCACAAGTGGGGCATATTCAGTAATAGGTGTATTAATAGTTGCCGACGCAGTATTTATTACAAGCCTTCCACTACTAAAAGATGAGAAGGATTTGTTAGCTTCATTTAAAGTATAATCTATTGTGCCGATTAAATCCTCTATTTTTTTGATGGTATCAATAATTTCAGAGTTTGTTAAATTATTTCTTCTATTAATTAAATTCGAGTCTGAACCAAAATCAAGTGGATGTGCATATGACTTGACTAGCGGTTTAAATATATAATCACCTTTTTTGTTATACCCTATAAATTTAAATGGTATAGCTGCATAGTCCTTATCAGAACTAACAACTTTAAAGTATTTACTTATAGTAATCTTTGGCCCATCAACCTCAACATCTTCTGAATAGACAGTTTCTGCTAAGGAATTAAACTCAGTTTGATTAATTAGTTTGTTCTCAAGTAGGTAAATTAAAGCTTCATTAGTGTATGTTCCAGACATTACTTTAGTACTAATACTTCTTAGGGTAATCTTAGCTTTATCATAATTACTAATATCTATGAACTCTTTACGTGTACTTAAATCTAATAATCTTTTATTAGCGTTTTCATAAGCATTTTTTAATGTTGTTTCTTTAATATCATATTCTCTGGTTTTTCTGATTATTGTTGCCTCCTTCGCCTTAGAAGCTGCTAATTTTTCCTTTTTAGTGGTTAATTTCTCCAATTCTTTTATACTAGACTCTATAACCCTTTCCAGACCTTCCTCTCTAATTAATTTATCAATTGCTCTATTATTTTGCTTAATTCTCTTAATAGTAAGTTCATCGTCTTTTAGTTTATTTCTAATACGGGTTATAATAACACTAAACTTATTTACAGGTTCAAACTCATGTAGGATAACAGGTTTCTTTTTTTCTGATTTTCCTTTGCCGCTTGTTACAACTCTACTTACAGTATAAGTATCAAAGTATTCAGTTACGCCACCAAACATATCAGAATACATAGACCTGCTTTTCCTTTCAGAAAGTTCAGAGGTTATAGGTATTTTTTCGGTTAGCTTTTTATTAATTGTAGATAAGTAACTAGCTTGTGTATAAGCCAACTTGTCCATTAGTTGCTCAATACGTTCTAAAGTAAATGGTAAATTACCATCATCTGTAAGATTATTTAGTTTAGTGATAAAGGCTGAAAACTCTTGTGTAAATCTAGGACCTATAAATTTAATAAAGCTACCCTCCTTAAATGTTGGTCCGTACTCTAGTAGAGTATAATAAAACAATAATTCAGCTAGATTATGAGAGTCTTTTGATGATATTCTAAAATTGGCCAAGTTATTGAACTCTTGCATTATAAACATATCAACATCTATTTCTGAAACATTCAAGAATTTTATGTTATCAGCTACAATCAAATGCTCTAAGAAAGCAAGATTAGTATTTTTTAGATTTCTTATCTTAACCAGTTCAATAAGTAATTGTTTTTTAAAACTATCTACATCTGCTGCTTTACTTAAATTATAAGACTTACCAAGTAAATTTATAGTTATAGGACTATCATCAATTCCTCCTTTGTTCAAATATTCGGAAGCTAAAAATGCTTCTAATATAGAATCAACATTTTTATATTTAAATATTTTGTCACCGTACTTAGAGAATACCTTATGCAACAAGAAATCTTTAATAGCTAGAATTGGTGAAGAATAAAGTAATATAGCATCGCGATAATTATCAAATATTAAATGTGTCAATGCTGTTTCAATTAAATGTGGGCTATGTATAGCAACTAAAAACCCATCAAATCCCTTATCGTTTTGTAATAAAATATCGGATATAGAGCTGATAGACAACGGACTAACAATTGGGACTTCCACATCTCTTTTGCTTATTAAATCGTTTATATATTGATTGGCTATTTGTTGTAGCTCTTCATTAAAACGGCTAAATGATTTTTTATAATCTTCTTTTTTATTTATACTAAGATTTTTTAATCTTCTTAATTTAGTATTAAATCTATGTACTTCAGAAACTTGAGTTAGCACATCATAAAGTTTTGCTTTATCACTAAAGCCGTAACCCATCATTATTGTGTTTAGTTGAAAAGGCTGCATAGTAATGTCTCCAGTAATACCATAAGTAGACTTTCTTACATTTAATATTGACCTGTAGTTAGCTCTTTGTTTTACCATTGTTAAAATAATAGCGCTAATTAACTTTAATTTATCTTGTTTAGGGACATCACTTTCTAAGTATGTACCTGGGTCGATATTAGATTCTCTAAGTTTTGATATTATTGCACTATAATATTCAGTGGCTTCTGTATCTAATTCAGCGTTAGTAGATATATTCATACCGTTAATAACTTTACTTGCGCCAAATCCAGCATTAATTAAGGAATCTCTTCTTAAATAAGCCATTAAACCGAAGTTACTTCTTTTTTCTATTCCTGATTTTTTTGAGTATTTACTGAATATTTCTTTAACAAGTGGATTTGTGAAGAAATCCATAATATCGTTCTCTGAAATACCGTTGAAAGACATGATAGCTTCAATATCTACGTTTTCGATATTGATGCCTAATGCCCCAAGCGCCAAGATTTTTGGATTATCAATAGAAGAGTTTAGGAAAGTTTCTATCCATTTATGGTTAGGTTTTCCTACTCTATCATATTTAGGAGCTATATTTCCAGTTTCTTCATTTCTAAGTAAAGTTAAGGTTGAATGTAGAATGCTAGTTAATTGTGAAGATAATTCAATATCTTCTTTTGAAGGATTACTAAGAGAATCCAACTCTTTTATATGCTTCTCAATTAAAACACGAGTTTGATAGGCACTACTAAAAGCCGCTAATTGGAGAGCTACTGCACCAGTAGTTAAAGTACCAGTACCGTTGTTTATTGAGGCAGAAACTCTACTGAAAATATCCGATAAGAACAAAGTAGAAGTTTTGAAAAAGTTATTACTAATTTTACTAGCTTCAAGTTTAGCCCGTTTTTCAGTAGACTCAGTTGAAATAGATGAATAAAATTCTATTGCATTTACTCCCTTACTTAGAATTTTATAAACAAAGTTAAATACACTATTCTCTAAGTTATTGACATCTTTATTAACATCATACTGCCACATCTGTAACGAGTCACCATCGCTATCTGAGCCTGATATACCTAACCATAATGCGGGAACATAAACTCCGTTGGCATTACTGTCAATATATCCGACTATCTGGAATATTTCCGATGAGTTCTTACCTGTACCAGGAATACGAGAGAATATACCCTTTGAAGCTTTTGCTAAATCAGACATTACTTCTAATATTGCATCTTCTAATTCAGGAGTCATTGTACTATTATCTGCTGCACCCGTATATAAAGCTGTTGCTAGCATTCCTATATCTGAAAATTTGCCAAGCAAAGCTCTTTCTAAATTATCAATTTCTCTAATAAGTCTATTGACTTTATTATTATCATTATCCTTAATAGCATTATCTAATTTTTTCTTAGCTTTATGCAATTGATTAGAAAGTTCTTCTTGAGTATGCTGTTTTAAGTTTTCAACTTCTACTTGTATTAATGCTTTTAGTATTGGAGATTTTTCCCAGTTTATACTTTCCGCAAAAGTAGTCAAGAACACCATCATATGTTCTTCTGAAAATTTTGCATATTCAAATCCAGACAATTGACCATTAATATTAACATTAATAGTATAAATATCTCTAAAAGATTCCTTATTTAATTTATAATGCCCTGAGACTAAATATGGTCTTGGTGTTAATACTTCAGTAGGCACTTTAACTCCATCTTTAATATAAGAGTATTTAAGATTTCGTGCTTTAACAACGCCAAAATCAAAACTTTTTCCAACTTTCTCTAGTCTTTTTTGTGCTCTTATCAAATCTAGTCCGGTGTATATCAGACCGTTAGCATCTTCGTACACTGGTATTAAATTGTGTCCAGATAATTGAATACCTTTAAATCCTTTTACTCTAAGACGGATGCCTGAATTTATTGCAGTTGTTAGATTATTCAATAAATCCCTAGATAATAAAGGTAAACTTGCTGAAGAGTTTTTGTCTGAAGCAGTTGCATAACTTTGTGTTAGTTCCCCTCTATGCTCCAAGCTCTCGCTTAAAGTGGCTTTAAGGAAAGAGCGTAACCCTTCTTTTTCATTCAAACCGTGTTCAACAGCATAATCATCTATATCTTTAATTACCTTTTCTCTTGTAGTTCTAGCAATTTCAGCGATAAGCTCATAAACTTCTAGTGTATCAAAGACATTGGATTCATCCATCAAACCTACCACCTGTAATAATTGGGTGGAAAGAGCAATATCTGTTTCATGTTCTGATAAATCTTTTGTTAAATCTAATATATAACCCCCACTACTCATCTTATACACAAAAGTATTTAAACTATCATGTTTTGTTGGGTCAGCGAGTTGGTCATAATCATTTCTTATTATATTACCTAGTTTAACACTACTTAATGGGTCTATTGTATGTATAGGTTGTGAATAACCATAAGGACTTTTTTCATCTGGCAGTAAATATCCATTTAAATCAAGCGGTATAGTTCCATTGTTTGCTAGTATAGCAACAGTTTTCCTTCTTATATCAATATAAACTTCAGTAACGTAATCTTCTATTTTCTTCAAGTCATCTACTGCTATGTCTGGGTTATTATTTAATGCTTCAGTAAGCCTTAACATAAAGACATCAAACATTGTTTTATTTCTTGGGGCTACTTTAGTTTGGCTTAGCGTAGTTAAATTCCAGTCATAGTCTACAATATCAGTTAATTTACCTGCACCTATTGATAGCTTATACCAGTTTCTCAGTGTTTCAGAACCATTCAAGAACTGTTGTACACCTAAAATTTGTGTCAATGCTTTTAGATAAAAAACAGTGTTCTTTTTACGGTTTTGGTCATAATATGAATTTTTTTCGAACGGTCCTTGATTAATACCTTCTTGAGCCCCATAACTATTTCTACCTAAATTGGCTCCTAGAAATGTTTTAAAAACCATACCATCCCAAGGTTTGATTTTATGAAGTTCTTGAGCTATTAGTATTAGTCTAGCTTTTATATCAGCAGGTATAGTTTCCCAGTTATTAGCAAACCCCGATACAAGATATTGTGCTAGAACACCCATATCTGGATTCTTGTTCACAATTTCTAAGTAATCATCTAAATGCGCTTCTATTAAGAATGGTAAAGTGTCCAAAGCTTCCTTTTCAAAATCGAACAACGGGTCTGTGATTATAACAGTTTTATTTTCATCCTCAATTGCCCTATCATTTACTACCTCAACAACTTCAACACCTCTAACTTTATATCTATGTACTGCAAAATGCTGACCAGAGATAAATGGAGAAGTGTTACCATTTAAACGTTTGGTTAAATCTACCATTGTTTCATGCTCACTTATTGGCATTATTTTGGTTACTAACTCATTACCTACTTGTACATCAACTTCTGTATAACTACTTTGTTGTTTATAACCGTATTTTGAACCTATTTGTAAGAAATTTAAAGCATTATCATTAATTAGATAAGTGATATACATATCATATATTGCTGGATGTATTTCTTCCTTAACAAGTTTAGCTTTTTCTTCATTAGTGAGAACATTAAGGTAATTTTCTATATCTTCTTTTGCCTTTGTTAGAATATCATCTGAGAAAAATGTCTGCTCTACCACAGCTTTTTTAAATGGCTCTTTGACACTTTTACTAAACTTAGTGGTAAATTCGGCACTAGGGTAATTTGCTAATACAGACACTCTTTTATCATATAATGGTATAAAACCCATTGTATTATGCATATCTACAACAAATCGCAAAATTTTATCATTAATGCTATTGTTAAATTCTTCTTCTGTCAAGTTTAAATCGTACTTGAGCAGAGGGCTTACACCTAATCTTTTTGTTGTTATACCGTTCTTAGTTACAGATACGTTAGTAATAATTCTTGGTGTTTCTACTCTATTGAGTACATCTCTAGAATTTGTTGAAGCTTTGAGTAGGCCATCTAATTCTGAATCTATGTTATTAAACAGTCTTTGAATCATTAATCTAAGATTATTTCTTCTGAGCTCTCTGTTATTTTTTGCTACATTAGTATTTCTTGAGTATAGTTGTTTATCTAGATTTTCTAATATTTTGAACTTTCTTTGAATTTGTTCAAAGGCTTTATTAAAGTTATCTATTTTTATTTCCCCTTGAGTCCGTTTTTTAGCTCCTTCTTTCTTAATTAATTCTAATGAATTAAGGGCTTTTAATAGTTCTTGTACTACATAATAGCCTTCAAAACTAGATTGATGAAAAATCTGACTAATCATTTGTGTAGCTTCTAAGTTTTCATTAATCAAACCTTTTCCACTAGCCCGTAAGTATTTCTTATTAATACTGACTCCGTAAAACTCTTCCCTATCTGCTTGAACTTCAACTATATGAGTATAATTTTCATGTAATTGTGATATAGCACCTTGACTAGATTCAAAGAAAGTTCTTAGGAAGTTATAATATTTATCTTGTTTGGTCATTTCGTGTACTGACCTTGATGCTCTAGTAATAGGGTTTTCAATAAATTTAATAGATACTTTATTATGAATATCTAGCTTATCAAGATAAAAAGGACTTCTAAAGAAAGGATTAAATTCAAAAGGTCTTTCTGTGTGTGCAATATTATATATATTATCTTTTCTCGAAGCTATTTTTTTTGTTTTAGTTAGTTCTGCTAATTCTTCAGAGCTTAACTTAATTTCATCTTGCAGTTCATCGGCAGTAACTTCTGTTAAACTAACTCCAGCTTCACTAGAAGCTTCATCAATTTTTTGAATGAAGTTTTCTCCTGCATTGATGTTTTTACTGAAGTTGGTGTGTAGCCCTGCGCTAGGGTGTTTACTACCGTCATAAGCTCGTAGAACAGAATTCCTCTTTGCAGTTGATTTATCAAACTCCATTGATGTTATAGTATCATAGAATGTACCAAAAGAACGTCCACTTGGGCTTGGTAATTCTTCTGAAATAAGATTATCTATTCCAGGATAAAATTCAGAAGTAATATCTAAATTAGCCTCTGCGATAGCTTTAACCATAGGAAAGTTTCTAAATTTAGAAACATCTTTATCCTTTGATTGCTGATAATAAGCTGCTAGAAATATTGAAGCATTTATAGGGCCCATTAATGTCGATTCAGCATTAGTCATTAAATATCTATTGACAGTATTGTTGGTCAATGAAAGACCTAAAAAGTTATTTAATATATAAGTAGTTATTGGTACAAATAAACTATGGCTTTTAGTTAATCTTATGCTTGTATCTGCTTTAGTGTTTATAGTTTCTTTAAACACTAATCTTTCCGACACCTCTTTACCGTTTGAATCTACCCCTTTAGCAAATACAAATACTGAAGGTACCATTGAACGAGCATCTTCTTTCAAATCAGCTTCATAAGAAATAACCATTTTTAGACTAATAAGGTTACTTACTAACTTTAACGGTTCTACATGGTTAGCGAATGAAATACCAAAAAAAGAAGGCGCTGTGAATGATAGATTTAGCGATGAATTGTTAGGTCCGATGGTAAGTTTAGAAAACTCATTATCATGTAGTTCGGTAATTTTTGGATTAGGTACTACTTTTTGTGTTTCATCGGGAAGCTTAATAACAGAGAAGAATCTTTTTATTACCGTTGCCCTAGAAATCCTATAATTATTTATATTAGTTTCTCTACTAGTATTTTTACTTGTTTGTGATTTTTCTACAACTCTTTGTACATTATAAACCTTATTATCCATAGAACTTAATTGGTTTACAATTGCTGTCAAAGCATCTTGTTTTTTAATTCTATCTGCTACTTCGGCACTAGTAGTAAGTGCTGAAGCTTCTTTGGTAAAGGCGTAAGCCCATGACTTTTTATTAGTAATATCCGCAAACTTTGTATATAAACTAAGTAATTGTTTATCTTTATTTGAAGACTTCGATTTTAATATCAGTATAGCATCTTTTAAACTAACCTCTTGATTACTTTTTGTCCTATATCTTTCAGCATGTTTGATTATTAGTGCTTCAAAGGCTTTAATGAATGTATCATTAGTTAGTTTAGTATCCTTATTATTAACGTATTTAGATACTTTGTTAGACATAGATAATAGTTCCGACATTATTTCTAAACCAGCCTCAAGACTAACATTAACAGTCATTCCAAGATGATTAATATAAGTTGTTGTCGTAATATGGTCTTTATACTTCTTAGTAAGTGTCCCCTTGAAGCTTATTTTATCCCTATTATAACTTACTAATCTTGGTGATTCTCCTAGTAATAAAGTTTCATCAATATTTTCTTCGATGGTTTCTATATCCTCTTCAGATAAGTCTTCTGTATCAGTTAATACTTCTTTGGTGGACTTTCTATCAAAATCATAATATGGAATAGCTATTCTTTTTAAAACTTCTCCAGCCCTAGCCAGCAAATATTTAGAAAACAATTTAGTATCGTTTACTAAATTTGTTTGTTCTGCTGTAGTTAAATTTATCTTTACATTTGACAATAAATAATCCGAAATAGATTTACCGAGTTCAGAATTTATTTCTTCTCTAGCCTGCTCTATAATAACATTAAAAGCTTCATTCCAGTTTATGCTTTTACCCAATTCTGCACCATACACCAATTCATAGGCAGTTGTTCTTAGATTTTGTATTGTATTAGTAACCAAAGCTATTTTATAGCTTGGCTGCAATATATCCAAATCAGGCAACCCTAATCTGCTCAATATATCATCTTGAATATTAAGTTCACTATGCTTAAATAAGTCTTCTTGGTATCTATTGAAGGACATATCTTGATTGGCAAAGAAGCCTCTATTAGCTCTTTCCATAATAAGTGTTAAACCAGCTTCATTATTGAAAAACGATTTAACTCTTAAAAATAATTCATATAAATACTGTACAAATGACTTTAATGAGTCAGGCACACTCTTAAATATTCTTGGACTGGTATAATCTTCAAAATATTCAGCAAGCATTTCGTTTAGTTGTGTAAAACTACCATGTTTATTAAATTTTGTCAGGTAATGCGCTTTTAAATCATTCATCAATTTTTGATATGACCTTTCATCTAGTATTTCCATCACTATTTTGTGCATAGCTTCATGTCTAGCTATTTTTATGGAAGATTTGCCATCTACAGATGCAAGTTCGAAAATACCTTTAGCTACTCTGCCGAATGTGTTAAAGCCGGTATATCTATCTTTTATAGATTCACTAAAGGTGAAGCCTTCAGGAAGAGTTCCGAGAATATCTTTAACTACATTTTCTACTTCTTCAACCGAATCATCTAGACCGACTATATCAATTATAGGTACTTGTTTCCAAAGAGATTCATCATTTAATATGTCTGAAATATCATTTTCTTCCTCTATTTTAACGTCTGCTGCCTTATTAAAACCAATACCAATTTGTGGTGACATAGGTAGATGTAATACAGTTAATTTATTCTCTATATCAAGATATGTTTTATCTGCGATTTTTATATTATCACCGAATATTGTTGATTGGACTTTTTGAGAAATTGCAACTATGTTTGGAGTAACCTTTACCTTACTTAAAGCCCAAGGCTCTACTATTCTTGAATCAATTTGATATATTTTACCTAAATAATGGAACATTTCAAGAATCTGTCTTGAAAAAATACCACCATCAGTTGCGAAGAACTGATAAAATTTATTAAAAGAAGCTTCTAGCACACCAGCACTTAACACTTTAAGTGTTTTACCATCTTCGTCTTTAAATAGTTTTGCATGATTAAGTTTATTATTTAAACGAACAATCTCATTTTTTTCTTTATAATCTACAGAACCTAGATAACCATACAACCTATGAGCAATCTCTTTAGCATATTCAAGAGATGAGTATTGATATAAAGTGTTAAATTTTTCTAGTTCTTTCCTAATATGGTCTTTAAAACCAGTAGTGTATTTGGAATAAACAACCAGTTCAGTATCGGATGGTACGTCCATAGTAACCCATTCTTTACTAACACCATCCTCTGTATTTGTCCTACCTATAAATATAGTTAAATTTGGTTCAGTATTAAGTCTGTTATTTATAACATTTAAAACATGTTTATCAGACACTCTTCTTAAAAAGCTTTTATCTTTTAGACTAACAAGTCCTGCTGTAGAGTAAGATAAATTTGGCCGCTTTAATTGAATTTCATAACCAGGGGCGTCTTTTTGAAATAGTTTTACATATAAATAAGGTATAATCTGGTTAAAGATACCTGCATTTGCTGTTTCTCGTTCAGCTAAAATATAATTCCCAGCTCCGTACATTTCTTTGGCTGCTGCTATAATTTTATTTTTTCCATCTATAGTTATTGCATTAGCAGTATACCCAGGTTCTAAGCTAAGTAATGTTGGTAAATAGATATTATCCTTTTTAAATTCATATACCTTCTTATTAAAAAATGATAAGTTAGATGGGTCGTATTTTACAAAGGTTTCTAATAGGTTATGTACTATATAAGCTGATTGTGCATGATTGAATAATGTCCTTTTTCGTAATCCGTGGTCAGTTGCTTCAGCATCATCAGAAGCAAAAATACTAGTAATTCCTTTAGTAACTTCAAAATAGTCGGTGAGCTGAATCTTGCTAAGTTCAGTACTTCTATTTAAAAATATTATTCCTATGCCATAAGAAGACATTCTACGATAGAATGTGTCGACTGGTGGTTCATACCCTGGTATTTTTTCAAATTTATCAGAGCGCACACCTTCTATCACTAGTGACACCTTATTGTCCGTAATAGATTCCAATTTCCCTGGAACTGTCATCATTTCATCTATTTGGGCAGAGGTAAAGAAAGGGGAGTATAGTATAAATTCATTACCAGACACTGATGATTCTGGGTTAGTATCTACATACACTTGTGAAATGCCATAACTTTTACCAAAACTTTTCCTAAATTCAGTAAGAGTTGGTGTCCAAGTCATACCACCTGTATTAGTGTCTTCTGTATCTATTAAAAAATTTGTATTATATCGTTCATAATCAGTAATGAAAAATGGACTTGAGTATGAACTAAGTCTTGGTAAGAATATAGTATCCATATACCTTTTACGAAACTCATCTTCAGACATTATATAGTTTTGAGGATAATCACGTACAGCGTTATATAAATCTATAAAATTCTGTCTATATTCTGCTCGTTCAGTGTCTGGGTAATATCTTAATGCTTCTTCATATATTGGTAAGAAGTTTGCAAGTGTTAGTTTTTCGTTACCGTCTGTATAAGTAAGGACAAGCGGGCTGTAATGCAGATAGCCACGCCCAGGCACATAAGCATCATAAGACAGAGTACTGTCCTCTATAATTTCAAAAGCAAATTTTCCAGGTAAGTGTTGTTTTCTCCACAATGCAGTATAAACACTATTTTTCCTACTATTGTAGTCTTGATATTCATCTGAAGCGAACTCTACATTCCTAAGTTCTGGTGGTAAATAGTTACCAAAGATATTTGTGTATTTTCCAACCTTATTAAATCTTATTTGTCTAGCTTTTCTAATATTTTGTGCTAACCCATAAATAAAATTAAGATATTTATGTTTAATTGTAACTGTTGCATCCCAAGGAATAAATTTTATTGCTTCGCTCAACCCCTCTTTCATCAGTTTTTTGGCAATAGTATTTAAAACAGATGAAGTTGCTTCATCAAAAGAGTCTGCTACTTTATGTTTATAAGTAGGCACTTCATCAACAGGTACTAAATGTACTGATACAGCTTGGAAAGAATATTCTTGTTTTTCATTATAAGGAGTTATGTCGAATAGTTCATAAATCTTGTCCATAGTGAACTCATCTTCTTTTAGTAGTAGAAGACGGTATAAATCACTACCATCATTATCTTTTATATATCTTGAGAAATTATTAAATAAATGTTTTAAATATAACTCCTCATCGCTAGTAAAAACAGATATTTCAATACCATCTTCTGCTCTATGTACTACATCATAAGTTATTGGTATATATAAACCATAATAAACAGCTGTAATAATATCACTTCTAAACTTATCAACAAGAGTTTCTTTTCCAGTAATTTGTCCAAAACTTGTTTCAAGAAATTTTCTTAATTCAATATATTTACTTGTTTCATAAGTATAGAAAAAATTAACCATATCTTTTACATAATTTAATAAATATGATGCCACCATATCCCTAACTAGCTTATGTTCAGTTAATTCGGCTTTTTTATGAGCGTTAGCAATTTTTTCCCTATAAGCCTTCATAATCTCTATGTCGTCTTTATAGCTATAGTTAATCTCACAAGGAGTTAAAAACTTTTCTTCAAGGGCTTTGTATTTTAGTAAGCTATTTTTTGTCATATTTTAAGTATTATTAACACAGTTTATTTTCGGTACTCTTACCGTCATCCGCTAATTTTGTTTTTTTAGGGACTATCGCCACCCCAGTTTCTACTGGAGTTAAAGATAGAACATTACTCTTTAATAGGTTGTTCAGCTCATTGGTAGCAAGCATAACTTGATTCTTTAAATTAGGATATTTTTTCTGCATATCTTTATTTGCTAGCATACCAGTAATGATTGGTTCAGTTTCTTTTTGTAAATCATTCATTTCCTGTTCCGTACTAAGCTTACCAATTTTGGTTTTAAATGTTGAAAGTATATTTTCTAGTTCAGGTACTGTTGAGTCATTAAGATTATTGAGCACACTTTGCATTTTGCTATTGTGTTTCTTTTGCTTATCATTCAATACACCTTCTTTAGTTTTAATTTGAGTGAAATTAGCGATTGCTGGGACAGCGTTACTTACAAAGTTATCATTAATTCCTAACATTACCAATGATTTTGTTTTTCTTCCAGAAACCATCATATAAGTTTTCATAAATTCAATAAGTGTTCCAACAATACTTGATTCGTGAATTATATCCTTAGTAGCTAATAGTTCTAAAACTGGGTAAAAATCGCCTGCACTCATCTGCACTAAGCTATCCGAAATAGAGATAAGTGAAAAAACATGAGTAAAAGATTTACCTTGAACTTGCTCTGAACTCTTTACATAGCTTTGTAAACTAGTTGGTATATCTTTATCGTAATCCGATACTACCACCATTGTTTCATCAGGTTTAAGATTTCTAGCTCTGATTTCTGCTAATTTAATTATATCAGCTTTATTTGTGAATTTAACGCCTTCTTCTATTAGACCATCTTTTTCTACATACTGTGTATTCACTAAAAGACCATCTATTAAGTTTTTAGCTATAGATTTCATCTGTTTACTGACGATTTGAGCTTTTTGTGCTTCAACAGTGGTTGTTCTGATTTGATTTACAAAATTATAGTGACTAATATCTCCAGACCTATAAGCCATATTAAGCGGAGCAGTTCTTTCTTGTATAAAGTTTAAAAAAGGATAAGTATTTAATAGTTGTACGTTCAAGTTATCAGTGTTTGAAACTGAGTCTACATTAGTTTTTTGTAAATGGTCGCCTATAAATACTCTTCTTACCTTATCTACATTTTTTTGTAAAGAATTAACAAAAGAAGCATCATCGCGGTTATCTTCACTAACTTTGAATATATAATCAGCAACTTCATTAACTAATGTAAATTCATCAGTTAATATTAAAATATTATCAAAACTATCTAATGATATATTATCCGTAGATTTAATAAACGTAAAATCTAACCCATTATTTTGCAACGTTTCGTGCAGAGTACTAAGTATATCCTCATTCTCGCCTTGAGTAAATATTGCTATTTTTTTTCCTTTATAGTACTCCGTAAAGAAGGTTGTCAAGTATGTAACTATGAAAGTAGTCTTACCAGCACTTGGCATACCAGGTATGTATAATGATTGCGGCACAATACCTAAGTGACCAGCTGGAGCAAATTCTTCTAAGTTATTTAATGTTTGGTGTGCGCCTACCTTAAAGTTTGAAGTTATATCTGTATTAGTGTAAAATTTAGTTTTTAAAGCTTCTGTATTACGAAGCTCTGTAGCATCCATTGTCAAAAAGCTCATACCTTGTCTTACCACTAAGAATTGTTCTATACTAGTAATAGGACTGTTCAAATCATTAAGACTTTTTGCATTTGTTTTATTTATTTTATTTACTATATCTAAGAAATGATTTGGTAAATTTCTATTACCACCTCTTAATAGGTGTAAATAAAAGTTAAATCTTTCTTCATTAGTTCTAGGGTCTGTTGGCCCTGCTAGGCCTTTTGAAGTTACAGAATCCTGCATATATAAATAGGAATCATCCACTCCCGCGGTTAGACCAATATTTTTATTTAAGTTGAAAGAGAAATAACCCTTGAAATTATCGCTACCAAAGAAAGTATCAAAATCTGCTGAATTACTAGTTTTAGTTTTTAATTCATCGGCTAATAATGTTTCTAGCTTTAAGACAATGGCTAACGCTTTGTAAATTCTATCCGAGAATGTTGGACCGCCTTTATCATAGCGAGGGTCTGCTATTAAATCTGCTACGTTTAATTTATCACTACTTATTAATTCTTCAATCAATATATCTCTTTCTTTATTCTCACCAAGTATTTCCTGTAGTTCTAGTATAAATTTGGTTCTACTTTGTATAAACCTGGCTCCTACACGTATATCGTGAGTTTCTCTTTTAGTTCTTTCTCCAGCCATTGCTGTCATTTTACCTTCCAAGTACAGTTTTAATTTTGTTAGATTGATTATTACTCCAGATATATCTGTTTCTTTACTAGGGCTGAAAGGGGTGTATTGACTATCATTAGCTACAATATCTTTTTGGTATCTACTATCAATTGCCAAAGCGTGTGCCATTGCTAGCTTTGTATTTATTTTATGTAAAAGAATATCAGCTTCGTCTAATTTATCTACATTTTCTTTAGGTACTAGTGTCGTAGTCCCATCAGCATTTATTATTTCATTAAAGGTGGAATCAATTAATTTAGTAACTTCATTAAATAACGAAGTTGTGTATAATCCATCCTCATTAATATTATACAGAGCTAAACCTAAACTTACATTAGGCTTTTGTTGTTCATACTCACTATATAGTACAAAGCTTGGTAATAAGTTACCTTTATCATCTTTTTGATTAAGATTAGCAATAGTTTTATCAATACTTCTATTATAAGTAGAAACTGGTAATTTATCTATTAAATATTTAATGAATATTATATCAAGCTCTGGACCATTGCCATAATCAACAGTTAATTGTGTAAAGAAATCAGATAGTTTATATTCTAGGCTATTATAAAATTCTTTTAATGCTTCGAATTCATCCTTATTGATACCGTCTAAGTTTTTGTTGTTCCTATAAGTTTGAAACTTATTCAATAAGTCCACCATTCTACTTGTATCATCATCAAATAGTAGAGTTAATGTAGAAAAATCAGAATTTTGCAGAATTTGTTTCTTTAATAATTCCTCAAGCTGTATATAAACAGAATCTAATAGTAACATCCTTTCATATTGAAATTCTTTTGTACTCTTTTTACGGTTTTTATTTAATTTTTTTCGTTCGGTGTTAAAAGTTTCAGTTAATTTTAAAGCACTCTCTAGTATAGACTTATTATTATAATCAGCATCTGGTATAATTTGCTTAGAAGCTTCTAATTTCATTTTAAGAGCTTCAAATAAAGAGGTAAACTCAGCCTCTAGTTCTTTATTAATTGATTGATTTAATTTCAACAATGAAAATGTATCAAAGAATTGTTTTATTGTAGATAAATTAAGGTCACCCTTTAGCAGCTTTTCAAATTCTAATTTCTTTTCTTTAGTCAAATCTAAGTTTTTTTGGTTAAGTTCCTCTATCAATTTGTTATGTACTTCCAGTTCTAATTGTTTATCTCTTCTGTATGAAGATACTACAAATGGATTAGTAGGAATATTTAAGTCTTTATTGTCATTTTTAAATAGCAATAATTTGGTTAAATTATCATAGAATCTAACTCTACCGTTTTCAACATCTTTTAACTCAGATTCTAGTTTTGTAGCAGTATTGTAATCAATAGCTTTATTTAGAATTGACTCAGAGCCAAATATTTGTATTAGTTCATCTCTGTTAGTGTCTATATCTTTATTTATATTATTTAATTCAGCTATTAATTCTTTTCTTAATTTACTATCTCCTTGTAATAAATCAAGTTTCTTCTTGACCTCATTCCTTAAAACTAATTTATCTGTATAAGCTGTGATAGCATGGCTATTAGAATCAACAAGTTTCTGATAGTTTTGATATGAATTGTTAAAAGCTTGTTCCAACCTAAGTCTTTCTTCATCTTTTAGATTTACTACTACGTCATTCTTTTTTACACCATAAAATTTACCATTAAAAGCCACTATATCGTCAACATCTATCATCATAGATGGCGCAGCTTTTAATAGATTTTCGGTAACCATTTCTTTTACTAAGCTATCTTTTTTTACAGCTGCCATCATAGCTTCACCAAATAAATAGTTTGCATTAGCTTCAATAGATGTACTCAAACCGTCAGAGCCTATTAAGTTAGCAATTTTACTGCTGGTTTCTTTCCCCAGCATATTACTAACAGTCTTTACTAATTCTTGCTTAGAAAATTGTGGAAACTTAGATTTTGATATTTCGTAAATACCCTTTATATGATATATTTCCTGAATAAGCATTTCTTCTACGAACTTATTATGACTTTCTGTTTCTTTGGACGCAGAAGAGCTTAATGTAGAATCAAAATGCTCGTATCCAAATGCACCTTCTTGACCCAACTCACGAACTACATCAATCATTGTATTAAATCTTTCATGTTCTGTATTATCAAAAACAATAAGATTAATAAGTTCTTTTTTTCTAATATCGTCTGGAAGTTTCTCTAAAGATTCTTTAATATCTCTTCTAGAATATCCATATCTAAATCCACCAGCAATATTACCAACTAAACCACCGCCAACCATACCAGGAAATACTGAATCTGTTATATCTCCTAAATGAAATTTAGCATCGTCCTGTACCTGATTAATTAAATGTTTCGACCAGTAGTTTAGGGCTCCTTCAGAACCATCTTGAATTGACTCGGCAACTCCTGGTTTGGTGATAGCTACCATCCAAGATTCTGGTCTTCTTCCCATCCATTTACTAGTTTTATAAATAGTAGAAGCTAAACCAGTAACTAGCCCCATAAACTTACCATTCGTATTATTAGCAAATCTAGCTTCAGCTTGTTTAAGTGATATGCCTAGAACATCTGCCTCATTCTTTACTGCATTTATAACATATTTTGCAGTCTGTTCTCTGAAGTTTTTATTACCTATTTTTTGTATCCATTGGCTACCAGTAAATCTCTCAGTTGCAAACAGAGCAGCACCATATAATGCTGCTAGCCCTAGTGAACTTGCTTCGTTCATTCCCTGACTTCTTGCTTCTTTATATCCTGTGCTTGACGCTAACGCCATGTTAAGACCATAACCTGCCCTTCTTGCATTTAGTTCTGCTAATGTTTTACCAGCGAATTCAGTACTAAAATGCTTAGATGCTTGTTTTCCTAAAGTATCAGTACCGAACTTAGGTAAAGCTTTTGTTCCAAACCATCTTGTACCTTGTACAAATTTTGTTCCACCGCCTGCAAGACCTCCTGTAAGTATTGTAGCAGCTATTTGACCAGTACCATCTACAACCATTTTAGTGATGTTGGTAGGGGTAGCCCAATCACCTTCATCTTCTTTTGAAGACGCCGACTTTAGTGCTTGACTGTAATTAAAATATGCATTAAATGTACCATCTATGATGTTTTTTGGTTTAGTTTGTGTCATAGACGCAATAAAATCAGAATAGCCGCCTGTTAAAATGTCTGGAAATTTAGTTACTGTGTGAAGCGCCTTGGCGGTTAACATCCCCGCATCAGCAAAATTTAATGCCAAATCCCATAAAGATTGCCCCATTTCAGATAGAACATTATCTTGTTGTATTGTCCTATCACCCCAAATACCTCTTATTTGTCCTTTAATTGCTTCTGTGCTGCCTACAGGGTATATTTTCCAAATAAACTTATCATCTTTATCAGTATAGATTGTATTCTTATCTACTTCTTTTTGTTTAATTGCCTTTTTTAATGTGTTACCAATTTCATCATCTATCAATGACCTATCTTCATAAGTAGCTAAAGCAGCTAGACCTTCATTGTGATTTAGCGCAGTGCTAGCTACATCATTTATTGTCCTAGTACCAAAATCGACAAGAGAATTGCCTTTTATATACTGAGTATTATGCAATGAAGCAATCTTTTCTGGGTGCTCAATATAAATAGGATTAGTAGTGCCGTTCCAAGACATATAAATAGGCACATCATTTGTCTTGTATGGTATATTACTTTCAGGTCTAAAGTGTTTAGATATTCTATTATCCAAATAGCCATAAGTTGCAAATACTTGTTTATGTTTCAAAGCGTCGGCATTAGCTATATAATTATTATAGCTTTCTTGAACAGTCTTTAGGTACTCTTCCCCATGTTTTTTTCTAACATTCTCTTTACTTTCCTCATCAAAGACAATTTTTAAAGCATTATTCTTATCTTTCTCTTTTTGGAAATTAAGCATACCAACCACATTAAGCGGAGATGGCTCAAGTCCTGCTTGAGCCATATTCGTATATAGTAACCCGAAATCTAAATCTTCATTCATTGTTTACACTTTTTTAATTTTTAATATACATGCAATACTTATTCTTGTTCTTTATCCGCACCTTTTCTCGAAGAATTACCAATACTACCTAACTTATCCTCAGCTTGTTTACTTTTCTCAACTGTTTCTTTTTGATTTTTATAATCAGCTTCCATAATATTTTGAGTGGCTGTTACGCTAGATTTGTTTATGTCTGCAACAGTTGTTGGGTCTATTTTATAATAGTATTTTACTAGATAAACAGCATCACCCCACGCCTTATTAATTGCTTGTACCATTTTTTCTCTTTCAACGGCTTCTGTCTGGCTAGTGGTAAGCATACTTAAGTTTGAAAAATTGTTACTAAAAGACCACCAATCATCTCTATCCACAACATTATCTTTACTGACAGTATCTATTTTTTTACCATTCTTATCAAAGAAGCCAGAGGCAGATAGTAAGCTTGCATTCTCTTCGCCGACAAGCATATAACCTTCTTGGTAAACTTCACGTTTCATCTTCACTACCTTATTACCGTCCTTGTCTAATTCGTACCCATCAGGTACGCCTACTTCATAAAAGACAGGATTTGTTTGATAATGTATAGCACCTAACTGTGTAAAAAAATCACCTGTCTTACTGGCGTCAGATTTGAACTCTACACCGTTGATTATAATTGGTTTATTAATAGGGGTGAATGGTGTTTTCATATATGGTTTATATTGCTCCTCTATTGTTGGAGTATATTTTACTGCACTTTTATCCTCTGTTCCTGTAACTCCAGGTATTTTCAAGGATGTTTTTTCCATATCAACTCCAGTAACATCTACTAATTCACCATCACTCTCTCTATATATACCTCCAGGTTGAAGACCAGCTATAAACGAATCCGTTTTATTTAAAGCAGTAATCTCATCTTTATTTCCAAAATATCCTTTAAAATCATTATAGTTCATTATACTTTCTGATGTGCTGTGTTCAGCCATATTCATATAGTCTTGTCTTGCTATTTTATAAGCTGTATAATCAATAAGACTGTCTAAGGAGTCATTCTTTATAAAAAATGTAGAATTTCCTTTTTTGAATAGTAAGGAGTTTTTTAGTATATTCTTATCAGTTTCGTCTGAAACTTCTGCAACTCCATATCTTTGTAATTCTTTATCACTAAGGAAATCAGTTAATTGGCCACTAGATAATATTTCAGTAGCTTTAGTTCTTAAATAATGCACTACTGGTACTGGTAAATGAGTCATTAAAGTCTTCGAACTTTCTATAAATTTATTTAAATTTGACGTTACTTGCTCATCGCGGGGTAATCCCAAAGCATAAGTACCGCCTATTAAATTGTTATCTATATAGGGTAGGAAGAATCTTTTAGTTACATTTGCCTTATTCCTTTCGCCCATACTCTTTATTACTTCTGTATATTCTTTCTCACCAACAGTATTATACATACCATCAAATAACTCATTTCCTAAATGAATCTCCCTATCTCTTATCGGATAAAGCTGATTAGCCGTTAAACCAACATATTTTAATTTGCCCTCTGTGGTCAATAGTTCCTTTTTAGATATTAATCTAACGCCTAGTTCTTTTGTAATTTTACCTTCTGTATCTCTTTCTACCTCTTTAACATAGACATTACCACTAGCATCATTTGCTAATTCAGAGCCTCCAGAAGTATTTTTAAGGAACTCCATAGCCTTATCTCCTTCCTGCTGATAATTTCCTAACACAATAGCTTCAGATAGTATATTGTTCATTTCAGTAACATAATAAGGTTTAACTGCTGCAAGCTGGTCTGCTGGCATAAGAGATAACTCTTTGTATAGCTTGAAATACCTATCTTGTAATTTTTGGACATCAATAGAGAAGCCTTTTACATCCTTAAACGGATTTTGAAAGTCAGAAGGTTTTATACCATCATCATCCTTCTTACTACCTTTCTTTTCTTCTTTTTCTTCTGGTAAGAGAAGTGGTTCTTTTGGTAATTGTGCAGGAGCTGTGACTGGAGTATAAAATCTAAAGCCAGATTGACCTAATCTTATTTTACCTTTTTTTAGTGCTGGAAAAAGCATAGTCATTTATTCGTTTAGCTGTTTCTTGCTGTGTTTTTAGCATAGCTTTATACTCATCCATTTCAATTTTGCTTTATAGTCTGCAATAGATGCTTTATTTTTTGCTGCTATTGAACCGCCTGTTTTATATTTTGGTTGCAATAAATTAGTTAAATAATCGCGTAAGGCGTTCATATCATAAATTGTTTGCTGATTATTATTATCTACACTATCTGCATTATTAAAAATAGTATTTAAGTTATAAACAGGGCGTTGATTAAATGCTGTTCGACCTGTAGCCCAGGGCCGCGTGGTGAGGTCTGTTAAACCTATATTAATTTGTTGTCCTGTGTTAGGCTGTTCTTCACTACCTGTTTCATTTGCCTGCCCAGACTTAAATCGTACTCTTGGGTCATAGTGTTTAAGTTTCGCTTTCTCTGCTAATATTTCTCCTCTTTTTATCCTTATTTGTTCTTCTATTACTTTATTTTGTTCTGGTGTTGCACTTAATTGAGAGTTAAATAGGTTATTTAATTCAGCAGTTTTAAGTTCAATATTATTAAGAACAGCTCTATTATTTTCGTCTAACGCTGCTTGTTCGTACTGGTCTCTGTATTTACCAGTAGTTGTCATAAGATTAGAAGCTGTTTGTAAATAACCACTAATTGCAGCAGCATCAGCCTGTTGTCTAGCTAATGTTTCTTGTTTCTCAGCTTCTACAGCATTAATAATATTTTGATTAGCAATACCTGTTCTTTCTCTGGCTTGTTGATTCATAATATTAGTTTGCTGTGCTAAATTTTGTGCGTAGTTTGCAGCTAACTGCGCTCCAGTAGTTGAATGCTGCTCATTTACTTTATCTTGAATGGCTAAAGCTTGAGCAGTATTAATAGCAGCGTTAGCAGTTTTAGGAGTGGCTAATCTTAGCTGTCCCATTAATCTGTTATCCGCTCTTAGTAAGTCTGCACCATAATTGGTTACAGTAGGATTATAATATTGTGTAGCTTGTAATCTTGCTGCAGGAACAACATTCTTATCTGTTAACCTCTTTGTTGCATAACCAGCAATAGCAGGTAAAGTGGCCTGTCCTATATCTAGTAGGACTGCACCTCTATTATGCTTTGGTACGCTTTTAATATTTTTTAACCAAGTTTCTTTAGTCATTTTTAGTTCTTGTTAAAGTTTAAAAAGTAGATAAAAGGGGCTAAAAGGGTTGCCCCCTTTAATTATTACTTTTTGTAATTTTTTGCTTTTTTGGCATCTATTTCTGGCATATCTTCTTTTTTTGCAGATTTGCCACCCTTCATATAGCCTTTTAGTTTACCACCTTTTTTGAACACGGGTTGTCCTTCAGGGGCAGCTGGAGCTCCAGCTGGTTGTCCAGCTAAACCCATTTGTTGTGCAAGTACCATAACAAACTCTAAAGAAGCTTGAGCAGCAGCTTGTGGGTCTTGTTGTGCCATTTGTACAATTTGCATTACTACCTCTTCGATTCCGCCGCCTTGGCCACCTTCTTGCGGAGCTGGTGAAGGAGCTGGTGTAGCTTCAACAGGCATAGTTTCAGTTGTAGTATCAATAGGGCCGCCCTCTTGTAAAAATTTAGATTTGAATAATTGTTTCATTGTTGTTTAAAATTAAATAGTTGTAAATTCTGGTTCTCTTTCGTCTTGATTTTTAATCATTAATAATGCAGCCTCAGCCAACTTGATGTAGTCACTATCAGCTTTAGATGCTTTCGCTTTTTGAGCAAGTTTGATTAAATATTTAGTATCCTTAATAGAAAATATTCTCTCACCACCTTCCAATTCCATCTGTGGTTTTCCTTTCTCATCAAGTATTGTCATAGCAGTTTCTGTCACAACACCGCCTTCTTGTTTCTTCTCAACTTCTGCTTCTTTAGCAGCTTCAGTCTTAATTCCATAAGTCCAAAGATTTTTACCTACTTGAGTTTCTGCTAGTTCTTCAAATTTCTCAGTAAGTGTTATAAGCTTACCTTTAACAGAGTCTGATTTGTTCTCTACTAGGAAATTGTTTTCATCAAGAGAATACCCGTCTAATGTATGGGTTACTCCTGGAATTTCAGCCCTACCTAAGTAATCAAATATCTTTTTTTCTTCTAATTCTGTTGATAGATGTTTTCCTTCTGGACTAGATGTAATCTTGCCTTCTTCTGATTGAATAGTAACAGTTGTTTCTTGTTTTTCTAATTTTGGATTAGTAAGTAGTTTTTTTACTTCTTCAAGTAATTCACTACTTATATTATAATTCATTGTTGGTTCAGTACCAGCAGTAAGCTTAATTATAATGCCACCTTCTTGTTTCTTTTCTGCCATTTGCAATATATCTCCTGGTTTAACGTTTAGACCTAATTCAGGTCTTATTTCTAATACTTTATTAACTGGTTCAGATGGGTATAAACACTGAGTATTATTTGGAACTCCTTCTATCACATCTGTAACTATATTTTTATTATTTACAAATATAATAAATAATTTAATAGGAGTTTCTTTCATCCAAATACAATAATAATCTTCTTTATCCCAAACTAGAAGTTTTGAATAATCATTTGCTAGTTTAGTAGTATCAATATTAGCAAAGGTTTCTACTCTACCTTCTTCTGTATTTTTAATTACTGGTGATAACTCAACACCGTTCAGTATTACTTTCATTTGAATTATGTAATATGTCTAAGACTACTCTATACTTGTCTTTTACCTTCTTTCTAGCTTCTGATATATCAGTTTCTTTCTTAATTGGTTTTACCACGAAGATGCTCCAGAATAACTTTAGTACGCTCATCTATTAAAACTTTTAAACTGTCTATACTACTTACTACGGAAGAATCTCTAACTGCTAACTTGTCAAGAACCTTAGACATATCATTTAATGATTCTAAATTTGCTTTATCCTGTGCCCTATTATACTCTAATTCACTTCTATACGCTTTCCAAAGAGTATAAGTTATAAATCCAAGTATACTAGTTGGTCCAAGACTTGTTATCCCGTGTATTAATGTTAATTCTTCCACTTATTTAACTGAGTTTATGTATGTTTGTGCTTTATTGGATAATTGTCCAGGGTTAGAAGAAGTTTGCTGTTTAGCTGCAAAATTAATTATTTCCATAGCAATCTCGTTATTAGTAATATCAGCCCATTGATTTGGATTTGTTCTGCGAGCAGTTAGGGCTTGAACATCATCACCATCTTGTACTACTTTATAAATCCAAGTTTTATCACCTGGAAGCTCTATAAGCGCTTCTTTCTTTTCTGGTTTAGTCGGAGCTTGAAAACCTATCTCTTCTGGACTCACTGGAAGTTCTTCTGCTTTTTTAGTTTCAGCTTTCTTTTCCGCTTTCTTTTCTACTGCTGCCATCATTGCTTCTAGTTTTTTACCTAATCTTTCTTGACCTAGATAAAAAGCAGTTCTTTCTACTACCGCCGGGTCACCAAGACCTGAGTCTTTATAGTAATCTGTTTCAATCATTTTAGAAGTTTCGGCATCAGCGCGTTTACCTTCTGAATCAATAGCTACTGTTTGATAATTTCCATCTATACCTAATTCTTCCATAACTTTATATGATTTACCATTATAAGTATGTTCAAAGAAATTATCTTTGTTAGCCTTCTTAGGCGCTTTCTGCATAGTATTACCTCTTACTTTTCCGCCTTTTTGCAATTTAGCTATTTTTAAAGCTTCTAACCTCACTAGTTCTCTTTTACTTAATTCCATATTAACTAACTGCTTTTAAATTTTCAGTATTTTTAAGTAGCTGCACTACTAACCATTTACCAAATCTAAGAAGCATTTCATCTTCTTTTTCCTCTGGTAACTCTTCAATGAGTTCTGCTGTTTTCTCGATTGTTTCACTAGCTTCTTTATTAAGAACTAATTCATTTTTTTCAACTTCAGCATGTTGAGTGACTTCTCCACCATCTTCAAAACTGACTACTGGAATACCTTTTTTGGTAACTTCTAAGTCAAGATTGTTTTTTTGTGAATGGTATACACCTGTAAGTACTCTATGGTCTTTTATCTTACCACCTGATTTAAAAATAGGTTGTATGTTACCACCTTCTTTGGCAACTTTAATTACTATTTCTTGATTCTTTGGATAGTCTTTTAGTAATTTTTGTAGAAAATCATATATTCCTTTTTCAGAACCAGCATCCTTTAGAATAGTATCTGCAAATCGTTTAGTCACTGGACCTTCACCCATACCTATTGTCTTTCTGATAAGATTAATAGTTCCGCCATCTAATTTTTCTAACATATCACCGTGACTGCCGCAACCACAAGATTTATGTTCAAGTTTAGTTCCATGTTTAGCAAGTGTTGCACCTGGTTTCCAGGACTTAGTCATATAACCAATGTTATGAATTTTTATCCCAGGATTGACTATTCTTAATTCTGGTTCTTTATCTTTAGTTTTCTTAAGTTTTATACCTTTCTTTGCATACATAGCAGCGGTTTGAGCATTTATGTCATCTAATCTGGTTTGTTTTGCTCTATCTACGCCTGCTGAATAAGTATCTTTAAGTTTCTGATTAGCTCTTTTTCCTGAATACCAGGCCCCAAATTTACTATTATCTACTTTCTCTACGCCGAAAGCTCCTGTTGACTTTTTTTGAGTAAACTTAGTTATTTTATCAGCAATTGGGCCTCCAAACAGTGTTCTGTAAGCTACATCACTTTTTTCTTTTTGTGTTGTTGCTTCATCCAGTTCATTTTTACGACCCTCAAGACTTTTTACAGAACTAGCTATCATAGCACCCCATATTCCGCCGCCAAAATTACTTGCAGCTTTACTTTGTTGTTTACCAGCATCAGTTGTCATTGCGCCTCGTGATGAGGCTGCTGAGTCTGCTGAACTTGCTATTGGTGCTCCTCCTTGTAGTTTTGTTATTTCTCTTAATTTATTATATTTATCCATTAGTAACTTGGTGTATAGTCTGTAATAGCAGCAAGAAGTGTTGGTTTCTCACCACGTTTATAAATAACACGAATTTTAGTATATTTATCACGAATTCTCTTAATAAATTGCTTTGTAAAAGGTTGATTAGCATAAGTATCTATAATTCGTAGGTTTCCTTCTTTCTGAAGTACTATGTATGTACTTCCTTCTTTTCTATGTGTATTTCCATAAAGTCTTCCATTAGTTTTCATATCGCTTATAGTCTGAAGTAAGACTGTTGGTTCTTCATCATTATGAAAAACTATAAATTCTGGCAACTTATCATTGCCAACAAGTATTAGATTGTTGAATATCTTATGAAGAGTAGGATTATCGGCAGCCACAAACTCTATTTCAAAGGCTGCTGGTTGTTCATAGTATTCAAAAAGTGCTTGTTTATTATGTTCATAGATAGAAGTTCCATCTACAGGGAAAGTATAAGTTTTACCATTAAGATAAAACAATGCAGCTGCTATAAACTCGTGAGCTGTGCCCCATTGTTCTGTAGATTCATTATAACTTATAGATAATTGGTCAGGACTATTCGGTAAAAATGCAGTTGTGAAAGTTTGACCATCTATGATGGTGCTATATTGTTGAGTACCCACTGTTTTGTCAGTAAATATAAAATAAACTCTATTATTAACATTATCAAAGAATGATAATACTTCTTTGTTATTAGTATCATTACTATACTTAGATGACATTTCAGTAATATACTTAGCAACTTTGAAATCACTAAGAACTTGAACACCTTGAGAAGAGAATCTTACTACCTTACTAGTAATAGTATCTACAAAATAGATATAATTCCTTGATGGTATCACTGAACCTATCCATTTAGAGCCTAGATGTCTTGATAAATAACTAAAGTTTTGTCCAAGTATATCAGGTGAACCAATATAAACAGAACCTCCAGAGTTATTACTAATAGCACTTTGTTCATTTACACCTGTCATAATAATGCCGCTAGTACAAACAATAGCTAAATAACCATTTATATTTCTTATAGCTGTAATTGGGCCAATATCCGATGGATAATCAAAGAAATTTAATGTATTAAATACTCTATAACCGTTATTAAACTGTCCTGGAACATTTAATTCTGAAAAATGTACTCTATTTCTGTAGTTATCGCTAAGGGCTGGAATAGTAGAATCGTATCCTGTTTGAAATTTAACCGATTTAGGGTTAGTTGCACCGTCATTATAAGCCTCTGATTGAGCTAATAGTAATGACCTTTGTTGTGGATTTTCAGTTGTAGCTGGAAACACAGGTCTTTTATTACCGTAAATTATAGTTTCTTCAATAAACCTTTCCTCTTCGTACATAAATCCTGGGTGTCTATCTGATTCACATAGCATATAAACTAATGCTGCATTATTAGGATAGTAACCAAGGGCTGTATTGTTAGATGGCACTGTTAAAGTAGCTGTGCTATCTTCTGGGTGTGATTGAGTTCCTGCAAATACTCTACTTGCACTAATCATTTTATAGCAATCTCCACCATAATGTCTTAACATATTAGATAAAGCAGGTGCTTTTGCTTTCCATTTAGCTACAGAAATTCTAGGTGTTATAGCTGTAAAAGCAAGATTACTTAAATTTAAGTGAATACTTTTGACAATTGCTGTTGACCAATGACCACCTTCTGGATATAAATTAACTGTTGTAGAGAAATTATGTAATTTTGCTGCAAAAGGAAATAAAAAATCTGTCAGATTAGTTGTACTTGTTAATCCAATATAGTTATCAAAACTAGCTCTAGCCACTGATTTCCAAGTTGAGTTGACTACTAGTAAAGAGCCCTCATTATCTGGTCTGTACATACTAGAACTAAATCTTCCCAGGTTAGGTGCAGTTGCTTCTCTTGTAACGTAAGCAGCTTTAGCAGTAAAACTAGTATTTTGTAAACTTGTAGATGTTGATTGAGAATTAGAACTAATTGAATTCGCTCTATTCCCTAATACTAAAGGAGTTGTAAAACTTTCTACTATTCCTAACATAGTATCATAGAAGTAATATCCAGCTAACACTCCATAGTTAGTACTTGAGTTAAGTTTAGAAAAGAAAGCATGACGTTCATTTGTCGGTCCAGGCACAGTACCATTACCATCAGGAGTTTGTCCATATAGTTTATCACCGTTAATATTTATACCTAAATCGTTATAGTAATGTAATCTTTTTGCTACTATTTCTGTATTTTTTAATAAATCACTAAAATAACCTGGGTTACAAACTAAATCTGGTGAATATAGGGCTAGCTTCTTAAATGATGTCCATTCAGTACTTCTAGGAAGAAGAGCTTCATCATAACCTAAAAATATTCCTTGCGCTGTTTCAACCACAGTTGAGCCACCATTTTGTTGTTTAATACTATCTCCAGTACTATCAGAACCTTCTGTCGGAATATATAAATTGACAAGCGGATAAAAAGAAGCCTGCGAATCAGCATCAGCTATACCAGCAAGAGGTGATATAGCCATTTCATTTGGATTATCTGTAAGAAAGTAATCTGTTGGTGAAACTGTCGGTATTCGTAATGTTGGAAATGTTCTTCCTTGTAGAATTTTATTAGGAATTCTATCTGCCATAACGAAAAAGAAACCTTCTATATCAGACGGTAATTTATCTACTGTTGTTGTTGGAATGTTAAATTTCACAGTATACAACTCATCATCGTTTAGCCCTGTAACTAACGGCGGTCTATATATACCGTGATAATTGTATCCCCCTGTTGTATTAAAATAATCATTAGCCTCTGTCGGCAACGGTAATGCTGAGTATAATTGTCCAAAATATAATGGGTCAGCATCATCTCTACCAGATATTGGAAAAGCAGGAGTAAGTTCTTTATTGGTCTTTATAAAAACAATTTCAAATCTGTAAGTTTCTCCGCCATGAAGTCCTGTTTTGTAATAGAGACCGTTAACACTTCTGTGCAATTCATATGCATTTGGATTAGCTTTTATATTTCCTTCCCAATCTGTGACATTTGGTGCTTGTCCAATTCTTGTTGTTTCTAAGTTAATTGTAATCTCTCTAGCTAAAAGAGCTAAAGTTTCATTATTATTAAACGAGTTATTAATATTAGCTTCAAATAATCTATTCTTTACTTGAGTAATAGTCTTTGGTACTAATGAATAAGACTCTATATTAACCAATGAGTTATCAGCCACTAAAGTAGGTTCAAACCCATTAATTGTGATTGTAGAAGTTGTACCAGAGAAACTAAATAGATTTGTTAATTCAAAAAGTTGCGGTGTTGCCACTGCCCCAGTTGCAGCTGCGTTATAGCTATAAAAAACTTTTAAAAATCTGTAATTAGTATCTAAGTTTGCTAAAGAAACAGTAATACTTTTTCCAGCACTTTTAGGTTCACCTGTCATTGTGTAACCTGAACCTTTAAATACAGCTATTTGAGAAGTAACTTCTATAACATTAGTTGTATCTAAGTCTTGAGTTGCATACTTGAAGTAAACTGTATAAAATCCTGAAGGTAATTGACCACCATCTATGACACTAAAATCTGTTATTTCAGGAATTCCTGAATATGTTTTAGTAAGTTCAATTTGTTTGTCAAGATTTAATGGTTGATAAATATTTGAATCACTAGTTCCTGTTCTATCAGCAACTTCAATTAAATTATTTTTTACTTTAAATCTAGAATTAACTAATCTAGTTGGATTAACCCCATCTGCCCAAATAACATTTATAGAATTATCGAAAGACTCTTGCAATTCAATATCCCATGAGCGTTTAACATTAGAACCGCTTGGTGCTAAGTTTTCGCCAATAAAAGGAACTAAATTAGTATAACCGCCAGATAATAGGTGTAATTTATTCGGGTTAAATGTCTTTGTAGATGGGTTATAATCTATATCAGCTAAAACTAAACCAACTGTTGTACTTGATAAATTGATTGTATCTGTAAGTGGGAATGTAGTTCTTGTGCCGAATTTAGAAGTTCCAAATTGTATTATACTTCCAGGGGCATATCCAATATTATCAGGACCAAGTCCAGCATGCCGTTTAAGATATAATACAGTACTTAAATTACTATACCCACCAAGTAGATTAACTGTTATTTGGTCACCTATACTTAATGTGCCAGTTGCTACCCCTAAATAATTATAAAAAGTGAATGACCCAGATGGGTCTAATATTGAAAAATTATCTTGAACAAATGTTGTTGGGTAAACTGGTACAAATTCCGTTAAGTTCAAGAAGGGTCTATAAATATTCTGCAACGGTTGAGGCTCAAAAGAAATAATACTAGTCGTTATATCAATAGAAGGTCCTGTATAGAATTCAACTATTATATATAAATTAGACATTTCTGTACTATCTGGTGTATATTTAACAGAGATTCCAGAACCTAGTACAGTTGCTGTTCCAGGTGATTGGCCTTTTAAATAAGTAACTGAAATAAGTTCTTCAAACGCTGGTATAAAGTTTGATTGAATATTGGCTACAAATATTTCTATAGGTCTTCCTATTATAAAATTATAAGATGTTACTAAAGTTATGGTGTTATTTAAATAAGTACCAGCACTAGAACTTGTTACACCGCCTAAGTCAGCACTTGGAAAAGAACCTACAGCTACTTGCCCATCACCAGTTGATATTATATATGCAATATCATTATAAACTTTAACAGCACATGGATAATGCTCAGCTGGAAGCCCTGTACCAGTACTAACATTACCATCCTCTGCTTGCATAATAAATTCATTTCCAGCATAGGTTATTTGTTTACCATTTGCAGCAAATGTATAAACATCTTTTTGTGTTAGTGATTCAAATGAATCAGCAACCATGCCTTTTGAAAATGAATTATTTATTTTTTGCATCTCTTAGTCTTTGAATTCGTTTTACTCTTCTATTATGGTAATCTAAGTATCTGTACCTAAAGCATCTAAAAATATAAGGTGTCTTACCTTTAGAGTTGTCAATAAAAACATCTTGACTTTTTCTTAAAAGTTGACACATATTTTTTAGTCCTATATACACTGTATCTAGTACAGCTTTCTTATCCACTTCTGGAAACTCTTTTTGGACTTTTTCTATTAAGTCCTGTACACGTATTTGCTGCAATATCTTTTACCTTTATTAACTTTATCACAAAGATACTTATATCTGTTGTAATCTATCCTAATTACTCTAGTACTTGTTCTTGAACTTGAGGCAAATCTAAGCACAAAGTAATATATTTTAAAATCAGATTGTATTATATCTACAAATTGGTAAGTTCCTATCTGCATTCTGTGTCTTACTTCTGCATCTGGCATCTCTTCAATCTGAATATAATTATGTCCTGGTATTGGAAGAATAAAAATATCGCCTGTTTCAATTAAATGGTCTAAGAGATTTGCCATAAACATATGAAAAATCTTCTTTGCTAAATCTCGTTTAGTTCTAGCCTTATAAATCTTATTGATATTTCCTTTACCTTTTAACCAACTTAGTTTTAAAGTCTTAGGAAAAATATGTTCAATATTCTTATTTAGCGAAGTATCGTAGTGCTTAGCGGAAAGTTTTATAGGCTTTTCCGTACATTTTTCTGTCCCAGCTGAATTTGACATCTAGTATTCTATCTATTTCATTTTGAGTAAACTCTTCAGGCACTCTAGCATCAGCACATAGCCTATCCCATTGACTATATTGAAATTGCATCATTTCTCCAGCACCTGCCATATTATTCTTAGCGCTTTTATAACTTTCTATATATGCTATATAATAAGAAATAGCTTCTACTTCTTTCTCTGTTAGTAGTGGTAAACCATCATCATCACAGATAACACCTCTATATATTATTTGAATGTCTAAACTATCAACATCAAATTGAAGGTATTCTCCAAAATGTCTAAATTTCAAAAATCTATTATCAGGTAATATTAAATCATGTCTAAATGGTTTTTGAAAATCTTCATCTTGTAAGAAGTTTTCATATAGTCTGTCAACAGTTGCATTTGCTGGTGTTTCAATACCAGTAGTTACACATTCAATAAATTCAGCATTACAAGGCAATGTTGCTTTACAGTCTACTATTGTTGTAGCTAATCTGTAAATGTCAGTTTCTTTATTGCCGATTTTGTCCCAAGCAATCATCCCTAGATTTATTGCATAATTTTCATTTACATGTATTCCATGAATTAAATCTAGTCTTTCAAGGACTGCTTTAAATGAAACCTTATTCATCCTAGGACGGTCTATTCTCATGCTGTTTGTGTATTAGTTGTTGGGCCAAAGTTTAATTGTCTGTAATGTCTAATGTATTTTTCAGTTACTGCTGTTTTTATTTCTGAAGATATAAAACCTGTTGGGTCAAATTCAGGATTAGCACAGCAAGAGTATTCAGATAACTCTTCTGGATTGAAAGGAATAATTTCTACTGTAAGTACTTTTGGTGTAGCGTTGAATAGGAAGCAATCAAACTTACCATTGCCGTTTAAAGTTGTATCTACAAAAACAAATGGTAAATTGTTACCATATCTACGATAATTAGAGTATCTGAATGTAGTGTCCAAATATACTTTATATTCTATACTATAATCCGCCGCTCCAATAAATTTAACGGTTTTTTCTCCAAGGGCCAAGACTAATTTAGGAATTTCAAAATGCACTGTTGGTGCTATTCCTTTTGGTCCTTTACAGCATTTTGCCAAATCTTGGCAATCTGTTGTTATACAAGGTATTTTTTGATAAATCTCAAACTCCTTTAGGGCTCCCTTCTTGTATAGATTTACAAGAAAAGAAGCCCTTTGTAAGAGTAGGTCATCCTTTAACTGGTCTAAGGAGTAAGGGATATTCCCTACTCCTTGTAATCCAGTATGGATGTCATTTTGAACAGCTGAAGCCAGTTGGTCAAGCGTCATATATTAAGCTGCCCAAAGGTCTGTTGTTGTATCATAAGTACCAGCATCTACAGTAGCGACATCGTTTGTATCTAACAAGTAATCACCAAAGTCGGTAGCATCATAAGCTATCCCTGTAGCAGGGTCAATACCGTTACCAAACAGGAATTGAGCAATTTCAGATAAATAAACGTCAGGTCCTGCCAAAGTTTCATTTATATAAAGAACATAATTTGTTTTTGAAGTCAAATTAGTGCTGCCAGCAATACTTTGAGTACCAATATTCATGTCTGTTCTAACAGCTAGGGTATCAAATGATAACTCAGCATATAGAGCGCTTTTAATAGGTAATTCTTGTTGACCATCTCCGAAAGGACGAACTGAAACATCAGTAAGTAATCTTTCATTTTCTTGTAACAATGCTCCAGTGTTACGACCTTCTTTACGAGCAGTAGTTTCTAGTGCAGAGCCGGGAATTGCTGTAACAGATGGTACTAATGTTTCTGAAGTTTCTTGATTATCATTTACAATGTTTAATGTTTTGATAAATAGATGCTCATTACGTAGTGTAAGAACAATACTTGCAGTAGTCGAACCATCAGAAGGTACAATACCTGTCGCTCCTGTAACCGGGCTTGTGCCGCCAGTTGTAGTCAATGTACTTGTAAAAGGTCCTTCAGTAAGTTCATTATGTTGAACTATACCATTATGCAAGTCTATAATAGATTTTGACCTAATTTGTGCGTTGGTGCCAATAGTTCCTATTAGTACTTGAAAAGCAACTTCACTACCCGCACGTAGACGGTCACGACCCCATTGTACTTCATTATTAGTAGTAAAAGTATCGAACACAAAGGTAGCCTCTGTAGTCACAGACGGTATAACTAAGGTTAAATCACTATGAGCAATTGTAACAACCTGTTTAACAGGTGCAGTTGCTCTTGCGCCACGAACATTAGTAATGGTTACTTTTCTTTTGTCTATTAGCCCGACACCTATTAGGTTCATTGACACAGTGCCGGCAACAGATGGTCCGACACTTGCATTATTAGCATTAAAGAAGTCCACTGGGAAATCAGTAGAACTATTTATTATGTGAATTTTATTTAAACTAAACATATTTTATTTTGGTTAAAGTTTGATTATTTTGTTTTATTTTGTTGTTGATTAGTTGGGGCTATACTTTGGTTTATTTGATAAACCTGCCCAGCCCGTGGGTCTGATTGATTCTCTAAAGCTAGAAGAACCAATTCATTAATTATCTCCAAACATATATATTCAGGGAATTCCATAGGTATTCCTGGATGGTTTGGGTCATTTAAAACAGAGTCTAAGAGTTCCACTTTTGATGGAGTTCTTAAACAGTCTACTGTTATTGCTTTAATTTTTACACTATCTGGTAATACGCCTGTTTCTATTTCTAGGTCTGGTACTACGTTACCAAGTCTGTTTTTAACAGAGAAATAAGGCCTGTTAATTGCAGGTTTTAGGTAATAATTATTTTTTATAAATGCTTTCGCATCTGTTGTAAGTCTTTTGACAGTTTCTTCGAATACTTCGCCTTTATCATAACACTTATAGTCTTTGGTTGCTTCATAACTAATTGTACATCCAGTTAAGTGGTAGTAATTATTAGGTAAAGGTATTGTTACTGATTTAGCAGTTTTAACAGGTTTAAACTTAGAATAGGGTAAGCTATTAGCTGAGCTAGTTTCAGTTGTTGGACCATCATACTTAAATATTACTCCATTATTTTCTAAGAAACTACTTGGAATATTTATAGTGTTAAAAGTTCCCTCTATTTGAATAGTCACTTCGTCAATTATTCTGGCTACTTTATAAATACCATCTGGTATATAGTTTCCAGTAATATTTCCTACATAAACCATAACATCTTTAGTAAGATGTTCTTTTGCGATATGGTAGTAAATATTACGCGGCTCAGTTACTTTTTCAGCAGTTACTATAGTGACAAGATTAGGTGTAACATTAATAGAGTCAATATGAAAACCAGTAAAGGTAGAAACAGTGTGCCCTACTCCTATGTAAGTACCTGCGGGCACGGCGCTAAAACCATTGCCTTGAATATCAAATGTTGTACCAGTAGCATTTAAAGCTGTAAAATACCCTTTATATAAATTAGAACCAAGTGTAATATCAATATAAACAACATCTCCATTTAAAATAGTAACAGGTAAAGCTGGTAGCCCTACACAGGTTAAAGTTATAGGTGAATTTGCTAGAATACCAGCAGTAATTAATTCTATTGTAAAACTTCTATTATTTACTGTAATAGGGATAACAGGTTGTAATGTAAACTTATTGTCTGATAAAGGGCTACTAGTTTTCATTCTGTTAGCTACTAAATCATATTCAATTGTTTGTGTTAACACAGCAGTATTATCATCAATTTGCTGAGTTAAAGCGTATTGATTATACTGCTTATTAGCAAAATTATTAATAGCCTTAGTTAGAAAATAGTTAAAATCTTCTAATAAGATTGTTGGTGATTCTACTTTATTTGCTTCAATTAAATATGATTGGTAAGCTTGTTTATCTGTCATTTAGATTTTTTTGCATAGTTTGGATAAACTTCTGCCTTTATTAAATCGGTTATTTTTTTATTTTCAACAGCATTCAAATACTCGATTACTGCATTTTCTGAAATACCTAGTATTTGAATTGTTTCTCCACCTTCATAGGTATAAACTCCATTCTTATAACTAATTACTTTTTTCTCTATTGCGTCCAGCAAGAATAACTTAGTTTTCATAGCCGGGTTCTTGAAAGCATTGATAATAACTTCTGGTGTTTCATGCGCTATACTTAATAAGTATTCCTGCACTTCTGAAAAACCTGCACTAGTCATATCGTGACCAAGAATTCTACATATCTTATAAAGACCTTCAGGCGATTCTGCAAATATGAATGATTCTGCTTCGTGTTTAGTCTTTGCAGTACTAACTCTTTTCTTAGCTTCGAAACCAGGTTTGAATACAAAGAATTCTTTAAATTCTGACCTGTCCGCCTCTTCTCTTGAGCTAGCTATAACTGGACTATGTTGAATCATTTCCCAAATTGTTTTATCTCTTTGGTCTGAAAGGTTAAGTTCCATACCATCATAAACTTCAATGATGTCATCTATACTTAAATAAAAGAGTGACTTGTCATCTTTATCACTTAGTATCATATCACCATTTGAGTCTACATTTTTAACTCCGCCAAGCCATCTGCCATTTCTATCTTGAGTAGCTTGAATTTTAAATTTCCTTACTTTGTGTAAAGATTTTAAGACAATAATATTGTCTGACAGCATTGAATCTGTAACTGTTGCTAATTCCATAATTTCATTTTAAATATTGAATCTTAAACTGACGTAAGTAGATATTATCTGTATCTACATACTTCTTCACTGACTTAGGATTCAATCCAAAAAACTTGGCTGCCCTTGTTAGTGATGTTGCTACTATTGTATCTTTAGTTGTTATATTTTCAATATGTGTTGGTTTCATGCTTATAAATATACTACTAAAATACTTTTAACAAATAAAAAGGGGAAAAATTTCACCTTTTTACTATAAATAAAGAAAGGTTCTGTATTTTTAGTCACAGAACCTTTCTTAAATGTTAATTTAAACCTGTTTATTGCTTACGCAATTACAGATTGTTGCAAAATAAATGAACGGTAAGGATTGAATACTGCAACTCCAGAGTAGCCCATTAAGTGGTAGCTTGAACCGGCTACAGGAGTAGCCACATCACCACTTTCAGTACCAGACAATCCACCCATACCTTTCAAGTTACCTGATAACATATCAGAACCTTTAAGTGAGAACATTGCGATACCTGGACGACCAGTAGAAGTATCAGGAGTAACGTCAACCATGATACCATATTCGAAGCTATCATACTCATGTGATAAACAACGGTCAACTGTGAAGCTAATAACGTTTCCGCCAATTTCATAGCTAGAGAAAGTAGCACCTACTTTAACTTCACCATTTTTCGCTTTAGAGAAGAAGTATGTACCATCTTGTGCATATCCTTTCAAGAAATCACGTAGAACACGGTTGATACGTGACCATAGTTTTTCGTTAACGATAAACACAAATTTGTTACCAGTTGCTTTAGCAGCTTTAGACACCATGGTATCAAGCATTTCGTCAAATACGTTGACAGAAAGACGAGAGTAAACCATTTTATCGCAATAGCGTTCTAGTTGATGAACAATACCATCACCCATTGGAATATCTCGGCCTTGAGCATCTTGGTCTAAGCATTTACCATTAATATCAAAGTTTGACTTACCAAACAAGATATGTTGGTTACGGGCATACATGAAAGAATCAGTACATTCTTTTTCTTTCTTGTTCATTTTCAAGTAAACAGCTTCACCTTTTTCAGCAGTAGCTAAGTATACATCCTCAAGAACAGCATATTGTTGAGAGAAAGTAGCAGAAGCTCTGTGTAATGAAAGATGATTACGGTGCATTTCAGTGTTTGACTGGAATTTAGAGTAACCCATTTCAGAAAGTTCTGGGTGGTAGTTTGAACGCAAACGGGTGTAGTTACCTTTCTTCATAAAGTTTTTATCTGCGCTCTTAGTTAGGTCATTACCTACTAAGCGAACAGTATATCTCCAAAGGTTGGTAGCTAAACGAGTTGGTGTTTGAACAACAAATAGTTGTTGGCGGTTCTCAAGAGTGAAAGTGTCGTATTTGTCATAATATTTACGTGTAAATGTGATGTCAAATTCTAACTTGTTAAGGCCTGGAGTAGTGCCTGTTACGTCTGTAGCAATGTAAATCTTCTCAATGAAGTTTTGGTCCAAGAACCATTCTACGACCGTAGAATCGACAGGTTGGAATTGGTTTGCACTACGTTCATTGTAGTAGATGTTCAAAAGGCTATCTGTAAGATATGTAGCAGCCAAATCTTCATACATTGAAGCTACTAGGCCTAGTTTGTGGGGTTTGTTACCAATCCACTTACCAAAGTCCTGAACGGTCTTGGTATCCCCCATAGTGGCTTTTACGGTTGTATAGTCTATAATTTTCATAATTACTCGTTATATAAGTCTTGAATTGTGGTTGATTGTTTTTTGTCTTTGTTAGTTATTAGATGGCTTTTTTTAGCAATAGGCGCTCCGGGGAAGTTATCGGTTGCTTCTGCTTTACCCCTATTGTAGGCTTCAGTAACTTGTTTCTTGTAATAAGTTGCAAGTTGATTGAAAGCTTCGTCTCCATACGATAAATACCATGCTATATTTACCATATTTTCAGGTTTACTGATTTCCTCAATGAAGAAAGAAGTACCTGTTTTATTATTAACGGTTGTTAATAATTCGTTAATTTGTTGTCTATGGCCGTCATTAACAGGAAAGCCATGTATATTTTTTAAATTGTTAGTTACGTTAGTTATTAGCAAACGTTCCTTTTCGTATTCTTCCTTGGCCTTTTGTTCCTCAGCTAATTCCTTTTGATAGTTATGTCTAGTTTCAATATCTTTATATGTAGCCCTAAGAGTTTCCATATTTTTTACAAAAAACTTACTATCTTTTGCGCTTTTATACTCAGCTTCTAAATCTTCATCAGTAATATCTGGAACTTTTTCTTTTAAGTCGAACTTAAATAAGTCCTCATCATTAAAATCATCTACTGTATATACTACAGCCTCTTGATTATTTGTTGAGAGATACTCTTGTAAACTAATTCCTTGCGTGTATAATTCGTTTAGTATCTTTAAATCGGCTGGTTCTATGTTTGGTATTTGACTTTGTGCTAATTCAGTTAAAATAGTAAATTGTTCTTCAACTGGTAATTCATCAAAGTTTTTATTTACGATTGTACCTGTTTCGTCTTCAAACGACAGCATCTTGTCTTTAACATGATAGCTTTCTAGGTATAAATCTAAAGCAGTTTTTGTTACTTCTTCTTTATCCCCTACTGGCTTTTCTACAGCTATTGCTGCCTCTTTCTCAATTTTTTCATCAACATCTGAATCAAATAAATCAGATACCGAAATATCGTTTTTCTCCATAATTTCATATTAATATTCCTAAAACAAACAATACTATAGCTCCAGCCTCTGTTAAGAATATTCTTTTCTTTAACTTTTTGTTCTCTCTAGCTGATAATCTTTTAGTTTGTTGTAATTCGAGTTCTTTACTCTCTATTAAACTATCCTGTGTGGACACTAATTTTTTACAATTTTTTATTGTAGAATCACTGATTACTATTCTTTTGTTTAACAGTTCTAATTGCTGTTCGTATGATATACTTAGTGATTTGTAGTAATCTTTAGCTATCAGTTCTTTTACTAATAGTTTAGTCTGTAATGTATCAAAAAGATAACCGTCCTTAGTAATCTTCGGTTTGATATTCTGAGAAAAACTGCAGAATGGCAGTAGAATCAAAACTATCAACAGTATTCTTTTCGTCATTATAATTATACTTTATTATATCAATCTTATTAGTTTCTATAATTATTAAACTATCTAAGCTGTCTGCTTTAACTATAAGCAGCTCTATTTCATTTTTTAATGAATCAGCAACTTCTTTATAATTATTGGTTTCAACAGGTTCAACAATAGGATAAAGGTATAGACCGCTAATGTTACCAATTATAAAGGTTAAAAAAGCTAAAACAAAATATTTCATAATAAATTAACTTAAAGAAGCAATAATTTCTGCTTTTTTATCTGCAAATAATGTAGTTGCCTTATCTACTAGTGCTTGTGTTAGTAATCCTACTATTGGAACTACAGTTGTATCGGGCATAGTATAATCTATAGTTTTAAATACTGAAGTCTTATCGTTTAAAACTACTTTTAAATTGCCATCCTGTAATTCAATATAAATTCTAGTTACAGTATTTATATCTGGAAATAATGTTAAAAGGCTATTAAATGTTGGTTCATCTGAAAGAATATCCCTAATTCTCTTAGCTTCTTGTTCTTTCTCTAATGCCGCCGCTGCTAATTGTTCATCGTTCATGTTAAGTCTGTGTTTGTTGGTGGTGTATTATGTTCTGTGTCGTCAGTATAACTGTTTGCGTCTATGTTTCTTAACTTTAATCTATCTGCTGGAGAGTTAGGTCTTCTTACCTTGGCGTCAATAGTATAAATATTATTAAAGCCGTAAGGTATATTGACTGCTACGCCCGGCACTAAAGATATTGAGGTGCTCTCAGCATCATTAACTAAATCTACAGTTCCAGGTACATCTAAGCCTGATTTAATATAATTAAGTGGTAATGTTGTATTTTCTGCAATAGGGTTATTACTGCTTGGTGATACTATAAAACTAGTATATCTTGACGCACTAGTAACTGATTGGTCGTCAGCTGCTGATATAGTTTTCAAATCAATATTTGTAATTGTATTTTGATGTGCCACTGCCGTGATACCTTTGAAAGTATGTATTAATGAGGGATAATATAGTTTGTAATCAATAGATAATACATTACCTATTTTCCATAATGGTATAAGATTTTCAGTATTTACTCCATTTGTAAGTAAATTTCCATCTTTATCAATCCATTGTGAACCAATAACAATAGGATTCAAAAGGTCAGTTAAATCAAGTTGTAGATAAACATCAGAGTTTGTCTCTACAAAAATCCAATCTGGAAACGAAACACTATCGTAAATACTAGTATCAAAAGTCAGTTTAATATAAAATCCAACTCTACCTGTTTTTAAATTTTCATCAGTAGGTGCGTTGTAAGCACCGTCTGGAGTGAAAACACCAGAACTATTTATTCCTGCACTTGCTTGGGCAATGCTGCATTCTAGTTCATCTTTTCCGATATAATGAAATTGTCTTAATTGATGTCCTAAAATATATAATGTTGCAGAGTCTGATATTGTATCAGGATTTGCACCTGACGGTGACCAAGTTACAGGGAGACCTAACTTGCTAGATATTATATTAGAAGTAGATGTACCAGACCTAAATAAAAAACTAGTATTATCAACTGTAAAATCTTCTTCTACAAGGTCGTTGAATGTTGGTATCGTACTATAATTATTAGCTACCAAAGGTGCTACACGACCTCCAAAAGCTGTTAAAAGTGTTGGGTCTGTCAATGATGTGAACAGCGTTGTCGTTGCCCCGTAATGTATCTCCACCGCTCCCAAAATAACATTTTTTTGTATGGTTGTAGTCAACAAAGTAGTTATTTGACCGTCGGTTAAAGGAGTAGGTGTTGGGGTAGAGCCTGCACTTGTAGTGTTAAGTGTCAACCTGAACGTACCATATACCACGTTGTTAACAAGACTGCCTATGATACCAATTACTTTCAAATCTGACAAAAACACGCAATTTGAACAAATAGCCGTGGAAGCATTGAGGTTGTGAGGGAAGTTTCTAGTGATGAACACGTTTAGTTTTTCCCTAGTGGAGTTGCTTAAAGAAATTACCCCAGAGGCTGTATTGGTGAAACCAACATATCCCCTAAAAGTACCTCCGACTAAAGGAAGTAAGTTAAAACATGGATTGGTATTGATAGGCGTTAAATCAATATTAGTTAACCCCAAACTATTCCACGCACTAGCACCTGTTGCTGTTTGTTGTAATAGTACAATACCGTCCCCCCTATAATCTATTGTTATGTTTAAATTTATAGTAGTTACTGGGACTTTCCCAGTAAAAATAACTTTTGGGTTTATTTCATAAGGAATTGTTTTCTTTGGAAAAAAATCATTCCTTGGACTTCCATCTTGGTTATAAGGTAATAAAGTTTGCCATGCTCCCGATACTCCACCAGCTATAAACTCTCCTGCCGCTGTCCCTCCAGATGCACCGTAACCACCATCGTTTGCTAATTCAAAATAATCAGTATCGTCTGAAAAAGGTATTACGCAATCGTTAACAATAAACGTTCCCCCAGACAGCGAACTGATTAAAGGAACTTTGTTTTTGAATATTTTGGAATCTATTAATGATTTAAAATAGGAATCCCTAAAATGTGTTCCAGTAGTTCCGCTTGGATGGGTGAATTGTTGTAATGACGATAATTCTACTCTACTAAAAAAGAAAAAATTATACCAATGAGCAGTCGTTACGGGACTACTGGTTGGATATGTTAATACGACCTCACCCAAACCGCCCCCCGTAAGAACAACAGCACTCCCTAGTGTTTGAAAAATATTGGCACCTGTCGCACCTGGTGAAGAACCAGCAACTCCATTTATTGATATTGTTGGTGTATTAGATAAACCACCACCATTTGAACCAGCCCAAATATATACGTTTACAGTGCCGTTATATGCAGCTAACTCAGGTATTGTTTTTCTAGCTTGACAACCACCTGTTAAATTAAAAGTGATTTTGTTAGTACCTGTGGTTACTACTTTTGGTGTTACGAAATCAGATGTTCTAATATCCCAACCATCTATCCCAGAGAACGAACTACCAAAATTGTTTTTTACGATTAATGTTGGTTTTTTTTCTATAACTCTTGAACTAGATAAATCATTTCCAAAAGGAGCAGCAGCTAAAGTATTACTTGTTGTAGGTAATCCATTATGGTATGGGATTGTATATGTACCATGAACTACTTTCCAATCAGTATTGTTAGTTGGGTCAAAACCTATAACAGTCGCTGTTTGTTTCCTATATATAAGAGTGGTAAATGCTGTTTGTGAAGTTACAGTACCCCCAGTTTCTGATAAAATTCCAGCACCTATTGTTGTAATTGGGGTATAAGCAACTAATCCTCCCACACCCAAACTAGAAATAGACGACGCAACACCAGTAACACTATCAGCTGTAATTGGAAAAGTATTTCCAGTTGCTGTTCTAATTGTAGCTGCAATTGCAGGTATAAGCAAACCAAACCCTTTATCGTAAACTATACCTGATGCAAATGGAGCTACGCCACAAATTACTTTCCAAGTAGCTGAAACTTGACAATCAAAAGTTACTGTTCCCGAACCTGTTCCTTGCCTTCTATATGTGAGTATTTGACCAGGAAGATGCGCTGTAATGGCACCCGTTGCCTCGCTTGCAACAATGAAAGTTGTATTGGAGTCATTCTTGAACGTAACCAAAATATTAGCGCCAGACCTACTCACACCGTCATTATTTCTGGTAACTAGATTGGTTTGTTGTTGGAACAAATCCCTATTGAACTTTTTTGAAAATTCTACGCTCATATAAATATTGGTTGTGTATTAAGTAATATTGCATCAGTTTTCCAGTTAGCAGTTTCAACTAATGAAACTACCCTTTCTAATGTATTTGGCTCTAAGTTTTTGTAGTCGTTCAAATTCATTACTGGATAATCAAGGTGAACTTCGTTTAATCCATGTACTCCAGAAGTTAATGTAATAGCAGAGAAGTTTTCTAAAGTATCTTGAATACTTAATGGGTCTGAATTAAAAGCATTTTCTAAATTAATAACCCATTTCTTTAACGATGTCGAAGTTCTTAAACTTACAGTATTCCAACCTATTGATGGTCCTAAAGGTGTTTCAATTTCATTATTCTTCAAACTAATATATTTGAAAGTCGGTACTCCAGAAAAATCGCCTAGTATAGTATCTGTTGCTATTCTAATATATTTTAAATAACAATCATTAAATAAAAATTGAGTTACTGTATCATAATCGGAGTGATAGATTCTAAATGTTGAAGCTGGACTAGTATTAGTTACAAAGTTTTGTCCATCTCCTCTATTAAAATACTCTCCAGCTATTTCTTCTACAATTAACGGACTACCGCCAGCTCCACCAACAAAACTAAAATCCACTGTTTGAGCATTTGTACTAAACTTAACTTCAAATAAGTAGAATGAGGAGGTTGTAATAATAACATTCTTAGCTGCTAAAGCAGTTATAGATGTAAACACTGAGTCTAAAACACCAACATCTACTAAAACTGTATCTATTTTAACTGTTCTTGCGGCACTAGTATCGACCCCATTAACTTCTTCAATATGGAAAATAAAACCATCACTATCTTGTCTTAGGAATAATGAATTAGCAACATCAATTGCAACGTTAGCATTCTTAATCCAGTTCCCTATAATAATAGGAGTGCTGAAAGAGCCTGAAAGAGTTAACTCTAAATCAGCCCCATTAGATTTTAAATTTAATGTTCTTAAATCTGGAAAATGAGTAAATGTGGGTGTTGAAGTTATCTGCGCATTATTTAATGTAAATGTTTTTACTACATCATTTGAACGGAATTGAACTCTAAATTGCCAACTGGTTGGGACGCTATGAGAAACATTAACAGTGGTTGTAGTAGTATCGAAAACCTCCTCAGAAGTTCCACCAAAATCTGTAACTGTTAATCTTTTATGCGGTATAGTAACATTTGAACCATCTTTTAAATCAAAAGTTACTGTATTTGAATCCTTAGTAGATATAAAATCATTACTAACAGTTCCTACTCTAGTTGAAGGCATTGTTGCCCACGTCGTCATACTAAGTGGTACATAATTACCTAGCGAATCTTTTTGGTCATAGAAGTTTATAGTAGACCCATCACCAATAGCAATTAATGCTAATTGTTGTGTTAAATTTAGTCTATTCTCATAAATGTCTAAATCTGTATTGGTAGGCTTATTACTTACACTTGTTATTAGATTAGATGATAAGTTTATGTATGTACAAGCACTTAGGTTTGCTAAATCTATCATGTTGGTATTGTGCCAGTTATATCGGCATTATTTAAAGTGTATGAAGTAATCTGATTATTTGAAGTATAAATTAACTTAAATATTGTTTCTGGTAACCCGTACAAATTATCTCCTGAGTAAACACCAACATCTATATCTCCGGTAGTGCCAGTATTTATAAGTTCATCTAACAAAGATACTGTATTTGAAAGTATAAAGTAGGTAAAAGTTGGGTCAGGGGTAGTTACATTCCATATAATATCAATACCATCACCAGCCCCTTTTTGTGATAATAGTTGATAGCTCACTGAGCCTATTATTAAGTTATCTTGACTTGCTGAAACTAATGAGTTATAAAGTGCGAATGAGAACCAATGGTAAGTATTATTACTAAATTGTCCTCTAATATCATATGTTATTGTATTTGCTCCAGATAATATTTCACCAATAAAATCTGCTTGATTAGCATTATTGATTTTATTTTTATTTAGATTGACGTTTGTCAAACTTACCCTTGGATTATTAATATCTATTGCTTGGTAATTATTTTCATTTCCTGTAAATGTATTTAACAGCGGCGGCAGTGTGTTTACATAAAATGTAAACGGAGTTGAGCTTCCAAGTCCAGCATTATTAGCAGTAATCGAAACAGGTGTGTTATTAGAAGGGTAGAATAATTTATAAGATACAGTTAGACCTGTTAATGGAGTTGATATAGAAGCTGCATCAGAGCTTATCAATGTCGATTGAATAACATGCCTATAATAATTATAGGTGGCAGCTTCTGAAACTATTGTAACATTAAATGTTCCATTTTTAGTTGTAACTAATGTATAACCAAGACTAACTAACACTGTTCCACCCGAGTCTACTTTAGATGTAAAATCATCGTAAACATCTATATTTGCTGGGATAAAGTTTGTCCCGTCTGTTTGAAGCAGTAAATTAAGATTTAAACCAACATAAGAAGCTTGCACCATAGTATATTGACTGCCCGCTGTAAACGCATTATTCTCTAAATTTATATCAGTAACAAATGTATCAGTAAAGTCTAAATTTGTTTGTGTTAATCTATTATCTGAATAATCATAAGTTGTAACTGCTGGGAATATCTTGGTAGCTCCATTATAATGAATATTAAGGATAGGTATTTTACCTAATAATTTTACTGAAGTTACAGTGGACGCACCTGTTAAATAAACAACTGTTGGTACTGTTCCTGAAGTAATAACTTGAGTTGTTAAACCTCCTGTGTAGCTTGCGTAAGATGTTATAGAACCTCCTACATTTGTTATTAGTTTGCCTGTATGACCAATAAAATTAAATTTAAAATTTGTCGCAGCCGAGCCAATATCGAAACTTAGAGATGTTACTGTTAAGCTTACTATATTAGAGTCAGGCGATAACTGTAAAGCTATATCTTTTGCAACTAAATAGTATTGATATTCAAGCCCTTGTGACATTGAGTAGTCATCAAAAGCAGTCGCAGTTGGTAATATAGATGGATTTATTGTAGTAAATGCTGCACCGTCTATACTTCTATATAATATAAAGTTTTGAATTGGTTGCTGCTCACCTGATATACTTTGAGTCCAAGATAATCTCCTAACTGGTTGAGTACCAACCATTTCTAGGCTAATAGAAAGAACTGGTGCATCTGGTAAAGGAATTGGTGGTGGGTTGATTACTAAATAGTCTTTAATATCTACCCATAATGTGCTTTCTTCAACACCTGTTATATTAATAGCACAATCTACAATCTTTATTAAATCTTCTCTGGTCAGCCCTGTATAGGTATTAAAACATCTTATAACACCTGTTAGATACGCAGCTTTATAAAAATAACTATCTGCTAGAGTAGTGTTGCCTATACTTTGATATAATGCAGCTTTCTCTGTAACTGAAACTAGGACAGCTCGTATTTTTAGTAGTAATAGATATGTGTATATTGGTGAATATGGATATGTACTAGCCATTAGCAATTACAGTTAGTTGTACCACATGAACAAATTCTTTCTGCAGACTCAATAAGTTTTTGGAATGCAGAAGTATTATTCTCTGCCCATCTTATTTGTGCTGCTTCATAATATTGAAATATTTGCATCCAGAAATCAATACCAGTTCTTACAGCTTTACTATCACATTTACAATCACATGGTACTGCAATAAACGCATCTCTTTCACAATCTAATGCATGGCAATCAATTTTTTCATCTACATAACCAAAATCAGGTATTTTAGTAAAGGCATAAACTGCTTCTACTGTAAATAATAAAGTATAAAAGTTAGCCCAATCTTCAGCAGTTGCAATAGCCCAATCCTCTTGCTCTGGAGTAAGAGGGTTTGTTCCAGCATCTTTTGTTAACGCTACATAGAAATTTCCTATTATCCCGCCAAAGTATACTATTTCTCCAACATTTATTGTTGCTGGTGAATCAACATCAGGTGTTGTATCTAGAATAAATAAATAAACTGAATACCAACTATCCTTTTCAACTGCTTGTGTCCATGTATTAGCAGCTAATTCAGTTAAATCTGATTCAAAGAACACCTCTCGTTGTAGTTCTTCTGATGCTCCGAAGAAGTTTCTAAATACTACTAGTTTTTTTACTGGGTTATCAAATACAGTTACATATCCTGCCGAAGCTACTGTATCATCTATTTCTACAGTACTGCATGTTTCAATTTCCCACTCTAACTCGCTTATATTAATTAATGCCATTTTCGTTTTTATATTTTAGTATGTAGGCTTCTAATTCTTCTTCGTTAGCGAAGTATTGAAGCCATTTATTTGTATATAGTTTGGATTCTCTTACAAAATACGTTGTTTTTTTGTCAATTTGTATAGGTATTAGCATATTATTTTCCCTTATAGTCTTAGGTTTTTCAGGGATTTCCTCTCCTTTTCTCAATTTAGATATTAACTTCTCAGCTTTTACCTTATCTTGATACCTTTTTGGTACTTTAACTTCTATATCACCTACTTTGACAACTCTCATATATCTAAATTTTCAACTTCAGTTGCAGTTTTACTATATAGAGCTTCAAGTTTTTCTATTTCTGTCCTCTTACTTATTTCATTTATTTTCTGATTCTCTATTCTTTCTTTTAATTCCAACTCCCTTGTTTTGGACTTATGCTCCATTTCGAGTCTTTGCCTGTCAAGGTCTAGTCTTGCCTTATCATTAGCTACTTTACTATTGTCAATTGAATTTAATTCAGATTGTGCTTTCTTAAGTTCAGCTTCTAATTGTTCCGCTTGTTGAATTAGTTGCTTAATGTTATTATTCTTGTCTTCTTTCAGTTTATCTGATAGTTTGTTTTTAACTTCTGTAAGTGATTTAGAGCCAAGAATTGTAAGAACTACATCTATATCAACAGATTGTGCTTTTACAAGTTCCATCGTAATAGCTTCTATTGTAGACATTTCTTTTAGTAACTCTCCAGATTCAACAATATGGACATCATAATCTGCAAGTTGGAAAGATGTTGGTTCAATTTGGAATATTTTTTGCATCCCGCCTAAAAGAATCGAGCCTTTCTTGCCTTTCTTATACGTAGTTTTACCAATATTAAGTAAATCTGTTAATAATTCTCTCTTTATCTCATCCATAAGGATAAATAAAGGTTTAGTAACAATATAAGATTGGTCAATACCCACTTTTACATTAGTGACTGCATCCTTTTGCTCTATACCACCTAGTCTTTCTCTGAAAACTCCTGTAATAGATGATGCTGTTTGTTCAATTAATTGTATTGTGCCGTTTATAGCAGCTAATGCTTCCGCATCCATTGTAGCCTGCATACCACCATATATTGTATTGATATGTGATTGGCCTTGTTGTGCCGAATTGATTAGGTATAGACCATTCTTGGCATATCCTTGCCATTTTAATAATCTCTCTGAAGCTGATTTACCTAAAAATGTCGGCATTGCCGCCACGTCTATGATTGGGCCTGGTATGTTAGCATTCGCTATCATGTTATCCCTATAAAAATGAAGTAAATTAAATTTATCTTGTAGATGCATTAACGATGTTACAAGAGAGAATGGAAAACCGTTTCTATCAGTAACTGATATACCATTATAGCTTAAGTATGCCATATATGGTTTATCAAGAGGCCTTGTGATATAATTTGATTTACCCATATTTACGTAGTAATATGCACCTATTTTAGTTACCTCATATCTGTCTAATCTATATCTTTCTTTATTATTTTTAGTTTTGGATTTAACTGTACCTTCATCTGGCGATTCAAGAATTACTTTATTGTTAGCCATGAATTCAACATGGTTAACTTCGATATATTCGTTATCACCTAAATACCCAGGTCTAAAATCGTCAACAGTAGTACCAAGATTTGATACTAAATAGCTCCCTTCTCTTGACGTTTTATTTACTGTAAATCTAGCTACGCCTGATGTTACTGCTATCTCATTACCAAAAAGCAATAGTTTTTCTTCCTCAGTCATTTGATGTCCATACCTATTAAGAATTTCTTGTCTAGTGAGGTAAGTTCTATGGACTACTGATGAGCATTCACGTAAAAAAGTCTTATTTGTGTTCTTAGAATAAAAAATATCGAGGGGGTTAACTACTTCAAGAATAGGGTCTTCGCCTAAATGTGCTACATATACCCTATAATAACAAGAGCCTGAAACAAGGAGGTCAAAGAACATAGTCTTTAGTTTATCTCTAAGACCTAAATCTCTGCTTTGTTTAAAATATTCTAGTAAGTATTGAGCTGAAATTTCTAAAGAAGACTTCCAGGTTGTCTCTATATCTTTACCTATTTTTGCCAGTTGTTCTACGGTAAGTAATTCTTTTGCTTTTTTTCCATGCTTCAAGCTCTCCATATTTTCCTTGAACTGCTTTGTAATTAGCTCAATATATTGGTCAAGAATTTGAATCTTTTTTTCGTTTTCTATGAAATCTAACGCCTCACGATTGCTACAAGTAATACGCGGGTCAATTGGTTCCCTCAGTAATTCACCTATTAAAGCGTCTACATGTTTTCGAATCAAAGGAACAAATTCTATTGAAGCGGGATTACCGATACCGTAGTTATTTTCTAAATACTTATAACGTTCTTTATCTAAAATTCCATTATAGTAATTATACGTAGTTTCTAAATCAGTTTTTTGCTCTCTATAATTATTAATATGATAATCTGCCACAGCCATTAAATAGTCTGGGTTCATTTTATCTTTTTCAGGCACTAAGTCTGATATTTCTAATTTTGGTATGGTTCGACGAATCATCTTAATTTTGTGGTATCACCAATTATATTGGTAGTAAGTTCATTTATTTTTTGAATTGGTAGTGTCCTTATGAATTGAAGAGCTCTTTCTTGCACATCTTCTAATAATCTTTCAATATAAATAGGTCTAGTAACTTCTAAATCTGTACCTTCTATTTGTTGTGCAGATGAAATTGGTCTATCAGTATACAATGTATAAAATAACTTTGTATTGAAATAAGAATAACCTTCGACTACATATTCTTTATGGTCAATCTTTATTTCAGGTACATACCCTAATGTTTTTAAATACAGTTCTGCTAAAGCTTCTTCAATTTCTACCATTCATATTCGATTTTATTTTCTAATAAGTCTACAAATTTAATCGGTGCTTCTGGACTTTTTGATAAATTATGAATATTAAGATTTTTTGGAATTGGTCCGTATCTTCTAATTCCACTAGAATCTGTATAGTACCCAACATCAACCCATTCATCATCAAGTTTAGTTGAAGGTATGGGTGTAACACCGGTAATGTCTTCATCATATATCTCAGCCATACCCATAGCTGCAACTATATCGAATTTTGACTTATTTTCAAAGGAATAGTTAAGTAATTGTTGTAACATTATCTCAAAATATATATTTTGAGAGAAATCTTCAACATAAGCCTTCGTTAAGTCATTCTGATGATGTATAATTTTAGTTGAGCCTGGTGTACCAATTAAATTAGAACGCTGCTTTGCTTCAGCGCTTGCGGTAGCAATAGTTGGTCTTTTAATCAATCTCCAATATTGCCCCCTATCTCTAAAATAGCCAATTATTGAGCGTTTTGTATCTTCTAGGTTAGCTAAACAAGAGTAATAATGTAGTATCTTTAATGATGTATCATAACAGTCCCTTTCGTCGTCAGGTCTATCTAAGTAAAGACAAACATACTTATCTCCACTTAACCCGTAGGTTCTTTTTTTAACTACTTGACAAAACTTAGAACCGTCATCACCTACAACAGTAGCTTCTGCACCCGCATCAATAGAGTCAATACCAGACACATATAGATTCTCAACTGACGCACCGTTTTCTTTGAGTGGGTGTTCTACAATGAGTACTTTTCCAGAAGGGTCTGGTATAAACTTAACGCCTTTTACCTTTTTAGTATTATCAATATATTCCCATTCGAGCCTACCAACTTCAGGAGCAGGTGTAGTTTTATTAATTTTTACTTCTACTTCTTGAGCTAGCAGCTTAGCTTTATTAAATATTGTATTTCCTCTTTGTGAAAGAGCTTCTTCCGCCGTATAACAATACTCAGCAACGTGCATAGCCAAGTCAAGTGGTTTATTTTTATATGTAATTCTCTTAGCATCATAATATTCTCTGGCTTTTATTTCATCTGTTATACCTCTATAATCCATGAACTCAGCCACCATTCTATAAGCTGGTATAAAGAATGAAGTGTAAACATATTCTTTAGTTGTAGTATGGTTATGTCTTAGAGGTAATATATTATAACTTTCGGGTGATAGATATATTTTCTCTAAACCTTCGATAAAAGCACCACCTTCACCACCAGTACCCCAAACAACTCTTAGCCCAAACTTATCGCCGAGTACTTCAACTAAAGCTTCTGCCTTAATAAAAGCATCAATTAAATTTCTATAAACACCTCCTTCTTCAAAGAATACGACTTCGCAACGAGCTCCTCTAAGCTTTCTAGGTTCATCCACAACTTGACCTATAATTTCTGATTTCCAAGAAGAGTTTAGTTCTTCACCAGATTTATCTACTTTAGATGCTCTTTTATGGAAATTAGAATTTATTTTTTGACGTAAATGTTTAAATGCGCCATCAGTTCCTTGGTTTAAGTAATCTAAAGCTTCCCAAGCTTTAGATAGCACGCCTTCCTTAATTAAGTAATCCTCATCAAAGGCAGTAAACATAGACCTTGAATCCCTTGTATGGTTATAAATATTTACACCAATAGCAGCTGCTATATGCGAGAAACCTAGACCACGGGCTTTTAATAGGCAAGCGTCCTTATTTAAATGAGTGCATAAATCTAAATAGTGGAAGTATTCGTACTGAACGTCAATAAATCTAGGAAATGTTACTTCTCTTCTTTTCTTGCCATTGACTTCAATAATAGAAGGTATTGGATAATAATTTAGAAAAAAGTAATGATGTCCAGTAATTCTATAACCATTAACCTCGTAACCGTCTATACATCTTCTTCTTTCTTCTATCCAAAACTTTCCCCAAGACACAGTATTCCGAATCAGTGGAGTGTACTTACCAGTCTTATCCTTTTCAATAGCAGCTTCTCTGAACCAATCCGGGTTGAACTTTTTATCTTGGGCAATAGGACGGTATCCGGTTATCTCATAAGACAACTCCGGGTCAAAGTACTTAATTTTCTTTCCAGTAACATCCCATTTAATCTTCTTCAATCAAAAAATCCTCCTTCTGCATCTGAACGCAAACTTGATTTAACAGATAAGTCTTGTTTAACTCTATCTTCAAGTTGTTGTAAACCATCAATAAGTTTACTAGAATTAGCAATGTTTGTTATAACATCTTTAGCATTGTATATAGGTTTATTAAAAGTATCTAATTTAGACAAATCTAATTTAGTAAAGTAGCCTATTACCTGGTCAACAGCGTAATAGGCAGCTTTAAGTAGTTGTAAAGACTTGGTATCCTGAAGTTCTACGAACTTCTTCCTCGCAGCTTCAACAGCCTCATCAAGTTCAAAAAATCCTGGTAAGTGCTCAATAGCAGCTAATGCACCTTCTTCTCTATCCTTTAACGGGCTTTTACTAAAAGGCGATTTATAATGCTCTAGCATATAAATATATGTTAGTTCTTTCAACATTCTATATCTCTTAGTACCAGTTTTATCATCTTTAGATTTATTACGTTCAACAGCGCCTAGAGCATTAAACTCAGCCACTAATAAATAATTAGAATCTTTTATGGTAATACCAGTATCAAGGCTATATTCTAAAAAATCCATATTATACGTGTACTAAATCTTTTGTAGAAAAAGAAGCTTCTTGCAGGACTAAATCAGCAGAAAACCATCTGCATCTAATGCCAATTAAATTCCCTTTTGTTTTTTCCATACTGGGCCCTAACACTAGTTTATCTACTCTATAAACATACATAATAGGTTTAAATTGTAGCTCTTGCCTAATTGTTACTATTTCACCTGGATTAAAATATCCGTCCATTATTCTGTTATTTTAAGTATTACATCTCCTTCGTGAATTATTACGAAATGCCCTTCATAAAAATCTACTGCAATTCCTGCATGTCTATTTATAATCACTTCGTCACCTATAGCAACTTGAGTAACTGAAGGGCCTATCTCCACAACTTCAGCAAATATTGTACTTGCCTCTATCTTAACTGTTTCGTTTGTTGATGAATTTCTAAAGGTTTCAACTTTATGAATACCACTCTTTGTCTTTTTCGGGATATAAGGGTTTGGTTTAGCAATAAGAACTATTCTATCGAATAGAGGAAACAAATTCTTTTGTTTGGACTCAGGTATAGTATCGTCTACTATCTTAATATCAACAATATCTTGTGCAGTATTATCCATTTTTTTTTACCATTTTTTAACTATACATTCTGCTTCTTGTAATCTGGTCTTGGCTTCTAATCTGCAACCACAGCCAAATACTTCTTCATTATTATACTTTATTGACTTTTCTGGGTCACATATTGGACCTATTTTTGTTTCCTTCCATAAAGGACAGCCTTTACAAATGCCTATTCTCTCTTTATGTAGTTGTTCTTCTTGATTTAATAATTCTAAGACATGACCTTTAGTAATTTGTCTTAGTTTCTCAAACTTGTCCATAGTAATCTTTGTACTCTTTTTCTGAATAAGGTTTATAGACAGTCTTACCACCGACAATCATAGCAATAAGAATTTGTTTCCTATTGTTACCTTCTCTGTAAGAAGCGTGTATCCAAGCAGGTTCAGAACCTTGTTTAAATTCAGCAATCAATTGGTCAAATTCCAATTTATCTTTAATATAGTTGAAAATTTGTGTATTAGTTAGTCCACCAAACATATCAGCATCTATATCAATAGCCTCTCCGTTACAGTGAGAAGAAGTAGCAGAACCACCTATTGCTTTGTTTAATTCAGGACATCTAAAGAATGAAGATACTCCTATTGGTCTGCCGAAGTAATCTCTAATTCTTTGAAATATCTTCGAAGCAGTAACAATCATCTTAGACAATTGTTCTTTATTTGGTTGATTATCAATGCCTAGTCTAACTGCTGTTTGACTTTTAGTTGCTTCGACAAGTGTTAAGTTCTTAGATAGCTGCATAATTTGTTCCTAATTTATAACTAATTTCATATAGTTTCTTGAGTCTTTCTTTGTCTACATCGTAGAGTGATTCTAATACTCTAGGCAAATATACTTGAAAAAGTTCAATTCCATACGCTTTACAAGTAAGATTTTCAATTATAGCATCAGAAATTGATAATTCTCCTTGTAAAATGTCTAATGTTCTCTTATGAACTGATAATAAGTTTCTATTCCAATTTGTTGATTTACAAAAAGGGTCTTCTGGTCTTGAGTAAATTGTCACACATTTATTTACTCCTGGTGACAATAAGTAGGAGCTAGCTGCATGTTCACGAAGCCCACCATCAAAGTAAGTATATCCATCTATTACTATCCCTTCTGTTGCAATAGGTATAGCAGCTGAAGCTGCAACTATATCTAAGTATCTTTGATAGCTCTGCTCTTTCAAATTCCAAACTACTAATTCTGCTGTTTCCATACAAACTGTTGCTGCCCAACAAGTTGGATAATCGCCTAAAACATAGTCTGAGAAAAGCTCTTCTGATATAACTTCTGAAACTAATTCTTGTATTCTTTGTTTACCTAAACTATTCTTACCTGTAATCAATCTATAAATAGCTTGCCATGTATATCCTCCATCTTCATTTACAGGAACTATTGAGAATATGTCATCTAAAGTTAAATGTAATCCCTTATTAGCTGCTTGTAGCCATAGCCCCATAGCTGCTGGTACAGAAGCAATAGCTCCTGATGATACACCTATTATATCAGTTGGTTTATATCCAGCTGATATTACTCCTTGTGCTGCACCTACTAGTCCTATGAACTTAGTAGCCCCTCCTGATAAACTTAGTATTTGTTTCATCTATTTTTTTGGTATTAAGCTTCCACCTTTTTTCCTAGCCATCGTGGGTTGATAATTTAATAAATTTCTATAAGTATAATCTTTAAATTCAGTTGGAATAGCTATTGCTCTAATTCTCTTTACATCGTAATCATCTAAAGTCAATTCCTTTAAAGTTCCGAAATCATAATAAACAGGATTACCTCTTTCTGAAAAACCCACTACTCTCATAGTATGAGAAACATTTGAAAAGCCTTCTTTTTGGTTTAATGTTTGTTTAGAAGAATCGCTATAAGAGCCACTATGTAATGTTGCGCCTATTGGTAAGTTTTTTAAAGCTTCTAAAAATTTAGTTTTATCAAAATCTTTAGAACCAATATCATGTATCTCCCAACCAAGTTGCTTTCCTTTACCAAGAATGTTCCAAGAATCTGTCTCTGCATCAAACTGTTCAGTATCAATTACTTGTCCTGTTTCCCAGTTAATTGTTGGCTTATTGCCTAATGAAATCTGTTTAGCATTCATTGATTTTTTAAAGGATTCATAACTATCTGGTGCATATAATCCTATAGCTCTTAGTTTATTCCATGCTTTTTCACAACCTAATCCTGAAGATTTGGAGCATTGTGAATCTGCTTTACCTAAAATTTCATAAGCTTCTAACTGTTCTGGTGTTGCTCCTTTTAGCATAGCATCAGTATAAATAAGACTTTCAACAGGCTTACCTGTATATTCAGCAATAGGTCTATTATATAGAATAGGTCTGCCCTGCTGATGTTTTGGAATTAGTTTCCCACCTAACTTTAAATATGAATCAAGAACAATAGGCTTATCTTTACCTTTAGGTTTCCCCTTTTTAAGCCATTCTTCATAATAAGTGAATAAATTAGCCTGTCCTAGATTATTAAATTGGGCAACCCAGGATTTAAAATCAGTGTTATTTAGTTTATCACTATTATTAAGAGCCCAGATTCCATTCTTTTCTCTAGTCTTTAACCCCATTTTACTTGCATTACTATTAGGTATTAACATTATTTTTTAATATTTCAGTTTTTGTATAATGGTCTATCCCTTTCTTTTCTATTAAAGAAACCCTCCTCTCTTGATTTACTTCCACCCTTCACTATTTTTTCAGGTTGTTCTTTAATCTCTTTAAGTTTATCTGAATAAGCTTTAAACTTTTTAAGTTCTTCTTTACTCATATCTTTCTCAGAAGCTTGTTCATTTCCAATAGTATAAATTCTATCTTCTTTATGTGTTAATCTATCTACTGGCTTTTTATCTTCTGAACCTTTAACTACTTTTTTAGCTTCTTCTGAAAGAACTTTAGGTTTATCCATTTTAAGGACTTTTCTATCATCATCGTTTATACTTGCAGCAATAATCTCTTGAGCTACTTTATTATTAGTTATATCTAACCATTTATTAGTGCCTGTTTTTGCAGCTTCTATCTTCTTTTTACCGTCTTTGTCAATAATAGCTCTGTACTCCCAAGTTTTATCACCAGCTAGTTTAAAGTTGTGAGTAGTAGGCTGTGCTACTTGCTTCTCTTCTACTTTAGTATTTTTTTTAGCTTCTTGCTCCAATAGAAGTTTAAGTGCTTCATCACTTTGTCTATCTAATTCTTTCTGCTCTTTTAAACGTTTTTCAGCTTCTACTATTTTTGCATTCTTTTTAGTTATTAATTCTGCTGAAGATTTTTCACTGGCAGCTGCCTGCTCTGTATTGTATTTTTGTTGCAGTTCTGTATAGTGTATAGATAAAGGCGCTGCGAACTCTCCTTTTAACAAATCCTTATTTGCAGCTTCTTTTAGAACTTTTAGTTTTTCAGTATCATTTAGTTTAACTTCTTTATTATCCGCAATAATATATAAGCTATTATCATTAGGTTCAAATCTGTATAAAGAGTCATTAAATTTGAATCTTCCTTCTTTTTTTAATTTACCACTATTCTGGAATTTAGGTATAAGAATACCTCCTTGTTTATATAGGTAAGCACCTGATAGATTGATGTCAAGATTAGTATTATCCCTATCACGCCCAAACTGGTCATAATTGTCTTTGGTATTTTCGTAAACTTTTAAAATATTTTTTAAGTCATTATCATTTAACTCGGTACCGTATAGTTTTTTCCACAATTTTTTGGCTGCTTCTTCTCGCATTCTATATGAATATTCAAGAGAACGATTTTTTGCATTACTACCATATAATTTTTCAGGGAAAGAAAATAAAGTATTTCCTATATTCAATGGGTTATTTATAGAACCTGCACTGTGAAAAGGGTATAAATCCCTATTAAATAACCCCTGCGCAATATATTCTATATTTTTATTGGTATAAGGGGTTACTGGTTGAGCATCTGCCATTTTTTCTAACTCAAGTTGTTTTTCCTTAAGAATAGATTGTTCTGTTTTTTCTTTAATTACACCTTGTAGTATAGGATTTCTTTTTAAATGCTCTAAATAAAGCGGATTTTGTAGAATCCCACCCTCTTGATTTTTAGGTATTAATAGGCTGTCTTGTTTTTTTATTAATATCATATTATTAATTTTTCCGTTTTGGTGATGTATAGGTATAAGTGTACCCCCCATTCTTTTTGTAACTATTTCTGGTCCAAGCATATAAGTAAATAAATTAGGGTCTAAGTAAGATGTTTTGACTACTCCAGGAGTATTATTCAAAAGCATAGAAACATATTCAGCAGTAAGATTAATACCATCTTTTTGTTCCTTCTTTGTAGTTGGTTTAGGAAGTGTTTTTATAAATCTATAACCATAAACATTAGCTCTAAAAGTCCTGAAGTCTTTAGTTGACAAATATGGCGAAGTTTCTCGTTTTACAAAAGAAGTTAATTCAGAATCTGTAAGATTAAATACTGGCGAGTATCTATTCTGAAGAACCTTAATGACTAGTTTGCTAAGGTCTTCTGGTATTTCAAAAGTATTCTGCACATGCTTCTTACCGACAAAGTCGAATTTAACTTTACCATTTTCCACTTGAATATGTTCTGGAAGAAGAGTTGTAAGACCATAAGTTTTTACGAATACAGGTTTAATCTTAGATTCTGGATGTGGTACTGTCATGTAACCTTCCGCTGAATCTTCATTGCCAACTCTTATACCTGTTTTAACTATTAGAAGAACTGCTACTGCTGAACAGTAATCTTTGTTAGATGGGAAGCTACTATTATCATTAATGATTTTATGCATTTTAGCAACTATCTCATCATAGTTACTAGCAATCTTAGCTACTCTATTGAATTTGACATCCATAGAGCTAGATGAGTTGCCAAAGAAAAGTATTTCCTCTCCGTCTATATTATATTTTTCTGGTATTTTCATTTATGTTTCGGTGTTAATATTCCTCCAAATTTTTGGATGGGTATATAATATGAAGGCCCTAATTGGATAGGTTTAAAAGATTCTTTCAATAACCAAGGTTGAATAATTTTATGTGCTTCGTATTCTCTTGTACCTGGAGTATCATATTCATAATCTTGAAATTCTTTTTGATTTTTATATTGTACTAGTCTCTTTTTGCCCTCCAAATTTAAGAGGTCTATAAATCTTTTGCCTTTTATCCCAGGAGCATTATATTGATACGCATGGCTTAACTCTGCTAAAAAATCAGCATCTTTAGGTCTTTGTATTCTTTTAAGTTGTAAAAGAGAATGAATTAATTCGCTCAATTTCTCACGTTCATTCCATACTATATCAGGTATTGTGTGACTATTGTCATAAGATTTATATATATAGTCGCCTAATTCTTTATATCTCTTTTCAGCCACATCTAATTTATCCTGCACTTCTCTTATTGGTAAATTATATAATGGTAACTTTAAAGTATTATCTTCTGGACTATATTGTGCAGCTATATATTCATAAGGATTGCTGGTATTTATTTGAAATGGTACTATAGTTGGCTTACCATATTTATACCATAACTCTCTATGTTTGGGCGACATTGTGGAAAGCTGCTGGCTAGTATAATCATCTTTGGAGTCATATATTATAATTTCAGGGAGTGTTTTCATGTACTCACCTAATTTAACAGCCTGCTCAGGATTTCTCTTTAACCAATCCTTTTTCATTTGTTCTTCAATATGGTTTTTCGGCTTAGTTACAAATGATGGAATTTTACCACTGTTCTGAAATTTAGGAATAAGCGAACCTCCATTTTTATGTTTATTAGTTGTTTTTAACATCTTTTGTTTGTAGCTTTTATCTAATTCAGACTCGTCTGAGTTCTTTAAATAATTCATAATTTGTACACCTAGTTGTTTACTTTCATCACTTAAACCATCGTATTCAATATAATATTCAGAATTTTTATTTATATATTCTGCGGGCAAATTTGGATATATTGAAGCTCTTAACAAACCATCATAATAATTATTCAGCCAGCGCTCTTTGCCATCTATAGCAAAGCCTTCTTTTAGGTCTTTTTTATAAAAGTACTCAGCATCATCCTGCCTAGTTTTTTCAGTTGCTTTTCTAAACTCTTTTTTTAATCTCATAAATTCTGAATCAGAACTCTTACCGTGAGATACTAAGTCTAAAAAAACAGCTGCGTATGGGTCTTTAACATTTTGGTTATATATTATCCCACTAAAACCTTTTTTAGGGTGTGCATAAGATTTTGTTTCTGAATACCAAACACTATCTTGTTCTGGGTCGAAATACTCTATATTACCATATCCCTCTAAATCAGGTCTAAAAGTAGTATCTTTCTTAACTACTGTTTTCCCAAATGATTTTAATTTTGGGAATTTATAATATAAAGAACTTAATATAATATCTCCCTCATTAGTGTTTGGTTCAGTATTACCATATTTACCCTTATAAAATATTTCATCAAGATTACCATTTTGTTGATACTTTGGAAATAATCTCTTTCCATTTTGTGCTTTAGGTATTAACATAGTTATTCTTCGTGATTATATATAGTTTTTAATTCGTCTTCTAATTCTTGTGACCAGTAAGAAGTTTGCTCGAACCCAAGCAATGCGTAAATACTGCCCGCCTCGTTGGTCAACCACTGGTAAAAGTCTGGACAAGCCGCCCTAATGTACCAATCTGTGAATGTATGTACGTCCCTATAAAATTGGTGAGCTTGCGCCACCGATAAACTCTCTGTCCTTACTTTGTGTGATAAGTGTTTCCGCATGTTCTCCACTACAAGCGCCCTTCCTAAAAAAGTTTCTTCGTGGTGACTGAGTCCTTGCGTCTTATCTACATATCTGTCCCACGCGTCAAAATCTTTAGCTTCGGACCAGTTGGTCGTGCTTAACCGTAAAGCATACGGGGCCATGAAATACTCGCACATTATAAGCTGTTTTTCATTGCTCATCGAAAAGTACCCTGAAAAATCTATTGTTGGGTAATTGGGGTTGGCTTCCAGTATCAATAACGCTTCCATTTTTCTAGTTATTGTCAATATGTCCACAACACCTTTCCCGTAATTTAACCAAGAAGGAGCATCTCCACTTTTATCATCCCAAGTATTCCCGTTTTCTGTGTGGTTTTCAGAATACTCTACCGCACCGTTGGTTATATTTTCTACCCAAAGTTTTTTCATAGATTAAATGTTTTTACCAGCGCAACTCCATCGTTGAACTGTTGGTCTGTAAATAATAACAAATCCCTCTTCGGGTTGCATGGTTATATCCCCACCATTAGAGAACCTATTTTGAGCCGTACTACTTGCGCTTTGATTTTTTATTATGATGTTATTAACTCCATTGTTGAATACTTTAAGCTCATAAGCTATTTCTGGGTCTGGGACAGCAATCCCTGTCAAATTAAAATTACCATCAGAAGTCATCTCCACTAATGAAAAAGAATCTAATCCAGGTATTACTAAATTATTTGTATTACCTGTAAGATTTATTTCTGTTATTGCTGTACTTGCATAAGATGTGCCTCCAGTAACAATTCCTATGACTGCTATTTTTCTACTCATAAACTTCTGTTATATAAGAATTTCCAGTGACCCCTGTTTCCCAAATTGCGTAAATAGCACCTTGCCATCTATCCTCTACCCAAATCTCATCTTTGTTTAAAAAGATTGGTGTAGCTGTTGTTGCTGGTGTGAAAAAACAAATGAACATTTTTTTGTTCGTATCGTTTCGTATTATAATTTCTTTTCTTGTTGTACTTGCTGCTTTTATTAATACACTTATGGCACTTCCCACAACAGTTGTTGTACTCTGAGTATTACCAAATTCAACAGATTGCCCTGTTTGATTTTGAGCTGTTGTGACAGGAATACTACTGACTTCATCTTTTTGACCAACTGTTGGTGTAGTCGAACCTAACCAAGAACCGATATTACTATCTAATCTACCACCCACCAAAGCAGCAGGTAGTTGCGGTGTATCTACTGTCAGACTTCCCCCATTATCTGTAACGGGTAAAGCTGTTTGGTTACTCGCAATGGTAACAGGTGTACTATTCGCCATTACTGTTTGACCAAGAGCAGGAGTTTTTGTATTTATTGCGCTTAATGTAGTCTCCGTTGCTGCATCTGGAGCTAAAGGTACGGAGTCTAATTGCACCTTTAATCTTCTTTCTGGAGTATAGTCTGTTGATAATCTGACATTAGCACCATCACCCTCTGCATATAGAACTGCCATAGTTAAAGGTACTGTTTGGTCAGCGCTTACTATACCGTCGTCATCATCAGTAATAATTTTATCATCTATACTAGTTATTGCTGTGTTATCTATTGTAATAGAGTCTCCATTATCTTGAATAGCTACAACGCCATTAGTATCAACTTTTATCGATTGTATACTAACACCATCATCACCCATAACTAACGTTCCTGTAGCTGTCCCCCTGGCGTCTCCATCATTGTACTGTGTACCACTACCTCCTCCTCCACCAAAACTATCTACAACTGCACCTGTGGAAGTTCTTATTTGAACATCCAAAGCTTGTCTGTCCGCTGATTGTGCCGTTGATGTAACATCTGCTGGTATAGTAATACCTTTAGCACCTCCACGAACTACAGATTTTTGTGTTCCATCAGTTAATCTAGTATCAATTGACGATAAAGAAGTATTACCAGTAGTCTGTAATACTGCTGTAGATGCCCCTGTAGGAAGAGGTAACGATGTAGCACTTACTGGCTGTGTTTCAGTAAGGTCAGCCTTTAATTTTAACTCCGCTAACAGGTCGGCTAAACCCCCTTCTCCTTTATTAGTGTATTCAAGCAGCGCACGTATATCTGATAATAATTGTTCTACTCTTGTCATTATGTTTTATCAGTAATCTTTATTTACTGTGCTTTAAAATCGTTTAACATTCTTATTACTGTGTCTTTCTTATATGGAACTTTATATTCTGTATAATTTCCTTTATGGTCGAAATGGTCTAGGTATAATCCTTCTATCTCATAATCTCCAAGTTGTTGAATCATCCAAGCATATGTTGACAATTGTACGACATAATGTTGGTAGTTACAATCTTGTACGTTAGAAAGTGGTCCTAACATCATATCATATTTATCTGTCTTCCTATTATAGTAAGACTTTAACTTCAATTCTTTGTTAGTCTTATAATCTCTAATGATTATCTTTCCTCCTTTCTTAAGAACTAAATCAGCTTGACCTGCAAGTTTATACTCATGGTTATATAGAAGTAATTCAGAATATATACCGTCTGCTGGGTCAATAATCAAATTAGTTTTTGCTGTATCATAAAAACCACCTTGAGTAAAGTGATAGTCTTTAGATTTCCAGAAATCTTCTTTTGCTTTATGAAAAGCAGTTCCTCTAACACAAGATTGGTCTCTAGTAAAATCCCATTGTTGTAGAAGAGCTGTTTTAATGGCGATAAATCTAAGATGGTCCTTAGAGCCTGGTTTAAGTTTAGACTTGAAATCTTTAATCATTAATTCAAAAGATGCAAATCCTCCTCTGTATTGTTTAAAGAATTCTTCTAGCAGTTCTTCAATTGCTTTATAATCAGACCAGAAATCGCCATCAAATGGTTTTTTATATCTACCTATTAATGTTGTTACTGAAGTGTATCTTTCATCTGTCATTAAATCCCAATAAACGTGAACTTCATCATTATACGCTATATTGCCTACTAATATATCGTAAGTCTCTGGATTTATTGGCATTGCTCTAACATTTTATAGTAAGTTTCTTTGGACATAATCACAAACTCTCCTTGTGAGGTGTGCTTAACTGCTTGTTTTTTAGTGTACTTATGAAAGATAACTAACGGTCTATCTTTTAGCTTGAACTCTTTAATAATCTTTTCGTAAGCTGGTTTAATACCTGTTGACTTACATTGTATATGATGAGGTATTTTCTTAACAGCTTCTGGATGGTCTATTACATCAACCTTATTATCATCCATAAACTTAGACATAAGTCTACTAGTTACAGTATGATACCCCTTCTCATTCAGTTCATTTACGATTTCTCTTTCGTAGTTGTGTCCCTTTGTCCTCTGGTTCATCGAATTCCTTTGCGTCTATTTTGAAAATATTTACTCCTGCATCTATAATACTCTCTACATAAATAGAAAACTCTTCAGTATTCATTCTTGTAGTTGTTTCTAACCCTCTAATGTGTTTGAACAGCTCGTGCAGTTTTTCAGCTGTAATATTAATATGCCTCTCAAGTATCCTTAATACTAACCAATAATAATCATTATGTGCTGATGACCTCATCTTAATGTCTTGGGCAGCTTATATACATTAATAAATATTACTTCTGGATATATATGAGCAAACATAAATAAATAACCTTGGTGTATCCTTGGATGAATATTCTCTAACCTCAAAGGAGTAAGTATTGTTCTGTATTTACCATAAGCTTTTTCTATTGAAATACCTTTATACCAAGCATTCTTTACATCATCCTCTAGGGTTACATTAGTTTTCCTTAATTTCTTATGTTGTGCAAGACCTGTAGAAGTAAGTACAAATTTCATAAAGCTTTCTTTAAATAAACTATAAAATCTAAACCGTTAGGAAGAATAGACACTATATCTTTAAAATTATCTTCAAACTCATCTTTAATATTCTTCTTTATCCTTTCCCAATCAGATGAACTTGCCTGGTTTTTAGCCCTAACTCTAATAGAGTATCCTGTTGTATCTTCATACACTACTTCTGACCAGTTGTCGGGAATTAATCCTCTTAAATAGCCACTAGTATTGAGTGGCGTTCCTAATTTTTTTATCATGGTTTCTTCTTATTATATATAAAATTCCATCATTAATCATATAATCTACAGGCACTCCGTTTATGTAGATTATCCCTAGAGAAGAGCCGTTAAAGCTAATAAATACCTTAGCATTCTCTATAATAATCAATCTACCGTCTTCTTTAGGTTTGAATGTTAACCTAGAGGGTGCATTACAACTCAAAAGTGCCATTACCACGCACAGTGAGATTCTTCTTATAAACTGTAACATAGGCTGTTTTTTTACAAATAATAGTATTCAAATGGTGGTATACAAAATCTGGCGGTGTGTTATCTTTTAAATACTTTGTAGATTCTCTAATCAATTCTGGGTCTTCAGAATATAATCTTTCTACGAGTTCTTCTCTATTAATAAGCACAGTTAGTATGTCTGGGTATTGTTTTAATTTGTCACTCATTTCACATTAAATCTTGAATCTAGTTTAATTTCAATGTAATCTTCATAAAGTTTATGATAATACAAAATATTTTTATCATTATGACCAAAAATCATACTATGAATTTCTCTAAGTTCATAATGTGTGCTGTACTCAAATAAAATCTTAATTCTAAGACTAGGGTCTAGTGGTCCTGGTTCTGCATCATCAAGGGCAATAATCCTTGCCTTTATCTTTGTAGCTAAGTCATAGATGTCGTCAAGAACTTCTATGAACACTCTTTCTATTTCTTTAGACATTTCAGTTTCTTTTCTCACAGTTTGTTATTAGATAAATCATATATTATTAAAGGAACCCTTTGCCCACTGTTTTTCTTTTTGCTTTGAATTTGTTTTATCTCTAGGTGTAAACTCAAACTTAATCTGTAAAGATTGAGTCTTTAATAGCTCGTCCCTCTTCTGTGCTTCCCCTTTCCAAAATATAGCTGGATTAATAATATAAGTCCCTTTCTCACCATCTATCATTTTTAACTTACTTAACCTACTAAGTGAGTTACTTAAATTCTGATTAGATGTTTGTAATTCGTTACACCACTTTTGTCTAAGGGATGTAGACACTCTAACCTCTCCAGTATTCCATTCTGTAATACTACATAATTTTGCTAATACTTTATAATCTATTGCTGCCTTAATATCAAAGAACTGCCCAACACTATCTATAAAGACCATATAGTTCGCTGAATCCGTTATACTAAAATATTCTTTAATTTCCTTAGTAAAATTAAACCATTCCCCAACTAAACTTAAACTTTTAAATTGCTCGTGTAACTCTCTTTCCAAATCTATAGAGCCGTCTATAGTACACTCTAAGGTTAATTTATATGGATTGCCGGTTTGTAATTGTAATAATCTTTTTTCTGGGTTATTGCTAAACCCAATCTTACAGATTCCTTTTTCTCTATTAGTTATTAAATAAATCATTTAGATTCAAAAGTTGTTACTATATCTCTACCCTTTTCTGTGTATACTATTTCCATTTTTATCTTTTCAACATCTGCCCAAGTACCTTTACAAATATAATTTGGGTTAACTACGTAAGTAGAACGCTCGGTTCTAAATAGAAATTCTTTTCTATAAAGCTCGTCCACACACTTTTCAACCAGTTTAATACTACATTTAAGTTTTGTTGCTATCTTATCCTTTATAGATTTTACTAATACAACCTCATTAGTTTTATAGTCCATTATTTCTGCTATCTGCCAAAATACTAAATGACATGATGAACTTAATAGCTGTAAATTACAAATATCTTTAAAGTAAAGCTTGGCAAATTCAGGCTCTTTTTTTAGTGTGTATGAAATTGTCTTATGGTGAACAGATAGTTCTCCTGTTTCTATATTAACTTTTTCTTCTGATATTATTTTATTTACATTCATAATGTTTGATTTATACTACAAATATATAGTATAAAAACCATATATCCTAATACTATTATTTAATAGTATAAATAAAGCTATACTACAGGGTGTGGTACGTTATACTACAGGGTGTAGTATGGGATACCCCATGGTGTAGTATAAGGACTATTATCAAAAACCTTAAAAATGTGCCTATGCTTGCAGGAAACACTGTTTTTTTACTTATTTTAGAAAGTGATTCCTTCTATGTGTTATTAGTAATCATTTCTTAATATAATCTAGTAGTGAGTAATTTTCCATCTGTCTATTCCTGCCATTAAAAAGATGTCAGTCTTTAGCCATAGAAAGACTTAGACTGAAAAAAATTTATAAAAAAATTTTTAGTTCTGTATTCTGAAGGAGAGAATATAACCTATTAAATTTTTTTTTTCCAAAAAAAAATTATATGTATATTTTGAGGGAGAGTGCATGATAACGTATACCCCCCCATAAACGGTACTATAAATACATAAAAAAACGTTTTTCGGTATCGAACAACCGAGCAAAAGTTATGGAAAAATGGACATTTCAGGGAACAACAATCCCTAATGACAAAGTTATTGAATCTAATGCGACCTTCGGACGCATTTCATCAGGGCAATACTGTTTCAAGCGGGCTATACAGCCCACTTGCACAAACGAGGGCATTTCGCAGCCAAACTACAATGACCCGACTAAGTTAGACCACGGGATTAAAATTACAGGGTTACTAACCCCTGTTTGGGTTGAAGGGAAGAAGGGGGGTCGCAAAATGACCCGACAAGTAAGGATTGTAGAGTATATTAGAGCCACTATCGAAACAAAAGACATTACAACTTTCTTGTCTGTTGTCCCAACCGAGGAAGAGTTTTGGGCAAGGTTCGGCAAGGAGTTGCCGAAAATTGCGAAAACTAAAGCTAAAGCTAAAAAAGACGTACCACCAAATCCATTGGTGGTGGATATTGAAGAAGCAGCACCGAAGGTGAAGCAAGCAAGGTAATAGGGCAAAAAAGGATTGATTCAGAGAGCTAACTCTCTGACCATCAATCCTTTCCCTTTTTTTTAAGGCGGACTAGCCGATAGCTTTAGAGCTACATGGCCGATACGCCTGCTTTTTCCCCAATTTTTTTCCCAAGTGAGTAAACACTTTAAAATCCGTATGGGTGTACCGCTCGAAAGAGTATAGGCTGACGTAATCAGCGCAAGGGTACTGTAAAACTCGCAAGAGCTATCCATTTTTCTCAGTTTGTCGTGGAAGGTCTAACCAACCCCAAAAACATGGATTTAAAACAAATACCGCCATGACAAACAAAAGAAAGAAAAACCCAAAGGGTTTTGTTCTAACCCGAAATTGAAGTGTGGATTTCTCCACACCAGAGAAGGAACAAAGACTGCGACCATTGTGGGGTTTCCCAATGGTAGAATCCAAACGCAGCGGGATGGAGGTTCTTAGAGCGCTTCTTACTCCATCCAAACCAATGGACGCATTGGTGATTCGTCATTGTCGTGAGTCGACATTAGTCAAGATAGAAATCCCTATCGAGATGAAAGAGAATGGTGCGCTTCCCTTTAACAAGGTACAGCACTGGGTATTAGGGTGAGAATCCCTGAAAGTTTTATGCGTTTTTATGTGGCTTATATCTCATCTTGAAATGAGTATTAGTGCGTTTAAAAACGTGAAAAACTAACAAATACTACCACCCGAAATGTAGTAAGGTGGTTTAACTTATAATTTATATATATGGAACAGAACATAGTTATTTTTAGAGCGTTGTTGAACGCTCTAAAACTTGAAAAAGCCCCAATACAATTGGGGCACGATACATACTTGAAAAAGTATGTATCTATTTTCGTTGGAATCGTCCCTGACAGGACGTTATCCAACATTAAAAAATTCGCAATAATGTACTACAAGTACAATTGCGGAAAGGTACCGCACACCATCACCCTTGAGCAATTAAACGCTCAAAGGGAGCGGGCTGGGTGCTAATCGAAATAATCACGTATCAGGAAGTCATATCCTTACGTGAACACTGCACTGCAAAGGTGCATGTATCATATCCTGAATGACGGGAAGCAACTATGCTTAAATAGTAGACCCTTCGGGGTTCCACAGCTCCCTTGAGAAAGGAGCAAATCGTTCTTGGAGTATCTCCAATCTCTCCTAGTAACCTCTAGTTAAAAGGTACTACCCATTCACTTCAAAAGAGTGGATGCGCCAACTAATGACAGACACCTTGAAATAGCAGGTTGAAAGAAGGTTGCACGTTAAAGCCGTGAAAGGAGGGGAAACCCACTAAAAACAAACGCCGAAAGGTGTCCCTACATGGTAGTAAAAAGCACAGCTTAGTTTATGCAGCACTCATATTGAATCTGCATACTGTGTTAGGGGTTGTCGTTAATAATCCTAAGCGACATAAAAGCATTCCTGTCTGGACGACAGATAAGTTCCCATACGGCAAAATCCGTAATCATGGGGAATACGATGTGGTGATTGAGATAGTCCACATAAAACAAATATATATGCTTATTAGTCTGGGATTGAACCAGACCAGCAAACAGGACCAAAAGCTGACTCGCACTCAGCAATTGGTTCTGGCTGCAGAGCAACGCCAAGAACTCCAACAAAAGTTGGACTTGGAAGCTCCCAAGCTGCTGGTCTGGTTCGCTGTCGAAGGGCGGAAGCGTATTGCTACAGGCTCCTATCAGGAGCTAGTGGACCAGTACGCTCCGCACTGGAACATAGTCCTACACGGTTGCCATGTTCACGTTCAAGGACGTGAGTTGACAACCAAAGACTGGTTAGAGATGTATGCTGCAGGATTCAATCCTGCGACATTGCTGACCTACCCAGTCAGTAGGATTATGCACCGAGTCAGGTTAGACTCGGTCAGCAAATAGGGCATAACTTTGCCCTACTCTCTTAGTCTGACTAAGAGAGAAAAGAGGTAGCACACCTTGCAAATGTGTAAAGTCTTCAAACGGAGCACCAACATCTTCCCTTAGCTCAACTGGATAGAGCGTCTGCTTTCTAAGCAGTAGGTTACAAGTTCGAATCTTGTAGGGAAGACAATGTTAGGGAGAGATGTGAGTTCGAATCTTGCTATTGCAATCGCAATATCTGATAACTGGACAACCGGCTTCCTAACATTAATCTATATGGCGAAAGGATTACGACGCCCAGAAGACCACTCAGTAGAGTGGGTCTATAGGGCAATCCGCGACCAGCAGACTCCTGCTGATGTTCAGTCTCGTCCAGAGGCTTGGACTCAAAAGAGTCTTGCTGAACTCGATAAAGGCCTTCGATTAGGCTATATTGAGTTAGTAGATGAGGTCGAAGAACCTCTATACTGAGCGGATGGAAAACCTCGTATGCACGACGAGGATAAATAAAAAGCCCAGCCTGTAATAAGGCAAGTGTACAATGGGGCTTATTTTTCGCATACTAAGTATGTCGTGTCCACAGCACGTAAAAATAAATAGTTTCTGATGACTGTGGTGCCCTGATGCTGGGCTTAATAGAAAGAGCACTAAAACTAAACGGGAAGGCTAACCCATTAAAATGCCAGAATGTGATGGAAACAAAATTTGTAGATATAGTAGTGTCACGCCATAGTGGACTCCTCGAATATCTTTCGCAAGAAGGATACACTTGGGGAATTGTATTGCAACACGTTGTAGACGCGACTGTACTTGACAATAAGCATGTGCTAGGCGTATTGCCAATGCACTTGGCCTGTCATTGCGCCAGTGTAACCGAGGTCCAGCTTGATATTCCCGCAGAGATGCGTGGTAAAGAGTTGTCTTGCGACCAAACACGTGAATTTGCCACTGGCATCTTCACTTATGAAGTAACCAAGCGCTAAGTTCTTCCCTTGCCACAAGGGTATCACAATAAAACAAGTGAAAGTGGTAAAAAGCTAAAAATTTTCATACCAACACATCAAATATTCGCTACAGTCTTGAAGAATAAATAAAAATCAACTCAAAATCAACTGAAAACAACAATGAAAGCATCACAAAGAAGAAGCAGGCGCACTCAAAAGCCAAACATGGACATTTTGAACGCAATGGGCTTGGCGCACAAGACACGACCAGATGGCAGCCACATTTGGAACAAAGAGGGCAATGGAATCTTACAAAAAGGCTTCCACAACGTACAGCCCGTGCGCAAACAACGACCAAAAGTTTAACTTTAAAACTACAATATAATGCTGGGTGTGAAAAACACAGTTGCATGAATGTAAAAACTAGAAATTTTACAGTATTGTAGTTTAATCTCTACATAATAGTACTAACATTAACCATTATATATGATACTAGTATTTTCAGGGTGGTTACATGCAACAGTAGTGTTTAACCACAACAATTTTCAGGAAGCTTGTTCCTGGGTTTCACAACAAGCATGGTGGTCACATGCAACAAATGAAATTGAAGCGTATGGTGCAACTTTGTCGGAATATAACATGAACCTATCTGGTGATAACGGGTATATCAATGTTGTAATTCTGGAACAAGATGAACCACTTGTAATCTTTACCTAAAATATCCTGGAGTAAAACCCCAGGATAACTCATAAACCCATATAGTCGGTGGCATGAGTATAAATAAAGCCTAAGCCGAGCATGCTGGAAAGCACGGGGAAAAACTCAAAAAAGCGGAGCCACATTATTTGGCACTCGCTACTGTCCCCATCGTGTGTAGGAGAGCACAAAAACCACAGGCCGCCGATGCTGTAATAAAATATTACGGGCCAGCCTGACTTTAAACAAAGGAGATTCTCTTACCTTTACGGTACTCCTTTTGTTCTACGCTAGTGCAGGGCAGCACATTCCTGGTCGAGCGGTTGACCTTAATAGGTCAACGCATAAGGACCTCATAAACAAGGAAGAGCTTCTACCTTCGGGTACTTCCTTGTTTTTTATTTTAGAACGGGCGAAAGCCCAAAAACCGGGTTGAAATATACCCACAACAAATGCCAGGGTTGGTTAGACCCATTTATCCAAAAGCAGGGGGTAGTTGTAATGTAGTCCCATTGAGTGGACTAGTCACCATTATAAGGCAGAATGTGGCTGGCGTGGACTGTACAACCATGCCAGCTTTTTTAATTTAACCAAACTAAAAAAAAATGATAAAGACAAAAGAAAAGCAGCTTGTCCATGTTGACGGGCAACACAGAACAAATCTCCTCATTGTAGGAGTTATCGTTAGTAAAAACGATAGTTGCGTAGTAGCCAATACGGGAAAAAATTACCCTGTAGAGGAATTTGAAAACGATTTTGAACTCGTACTTCAAGACGAGCTATTTATCGAATTCGATACAGAATCACGACTATTCCCACAGAAACATAACAAGTCCAAAGTAGTGTGTTTTATAAAAGACACAGATGGCTTTCATAGTTATGTTGAAGTGCCGGGGAAAAAGTATGTATACCCTGTAAGATATGATAATCTTTGTAGCTCTGGGACTGGGTAAGTCGGAGCTAGTGAAGTGGCAGCCTAACATTTTAAAGTACACAAACAAACCCGCAGCTACAAGATGCTACGAAAGTCTAAGAGTCTTGGGTTGGTTACTATGGGTTCGATTCCCTTAGCTGCGGCAAAATACCTGATGATGATTGTATACTTACATTGTTTTTACATAAATGGGTAAGTAATTAGAGTATACGGCTGACAAACAAAAAGAAACGAGGGTAACGCCCTCAAGCAACATTAGCTCAGTTGGTAGAGTATCTCACTCTTAATGAGAGGGTCACAGGTTCGAACCCTGTATGTTGCACGAAGGTAAATCAGAACCTTATGCCGTGACTTAACTTTGTTGAGCCTCGGTGAATCTGGTCTATGCGCATTGAATGAAAAAATCTGGCGTCGCATTAGTAATACAAGCCAGTAAAAAAGGTCCCGAAGTACAAGGGCCCAAAAACCTCCGCACGCAGTTTACACCTATGGCCTTAGAGCCCATGATGCATGTACCATGCTGCTGCCGAGAAACAATCCGTCATCGCTCGATTGAACCAGCTTATGCTTGGTTAGCGGTGGCGGATTTTGTTTTGAACTAATTACCCATTAGGGTTAAAGATATGTTAATTGGTTAATCAGATAACCGTGGTGTTATGCACTGCGGCTATTTCATTTACTAATACAAAGACTGTTTTTAATATCACAATTTAAATCATAGTAAAACTAGACAACTAAATTATGAATACTTTAGTAGCATTGCTACTAATCTCAATAGCAGAGATTAAAGGCATAGATATAGATGATACGATTGAAGTCATCTGGTACGCAATAGATAACAATTTAGACCCTATTGTGGAATTTCGTAAAGCTTTTTATAAAACATAACCACTAATTTCGGACATGAAGAAGATAATAAACTTTATCGCCTCTCTCTTCAGTAGATGGATACCCGTCACTAAGAAGATGCCGCCGATAGAAACACTTGTAATAGGGTACTTTCCAGATGGTGATGAAAACGGTGCTAAAATAGCACTAGCTATGTCTTACGACGGTAAACGTCTAATGAGTAGCCCCTCAAGCAGTGTATCACACCATTTCTTAGCCACACATTGGCAACCATTACCTAAACCCCTAATGAAAAATGACAAAGAGACTTAAGACATTTAAATTTGACCCTCGTTTAATAATTGGACTTGGGTACTGGAAGGTTATTTATTCCACAGATATACATGAAATTTCAGGAATAACACATAACCTTATACTTCCTTTTATTCATATACAGTGGGGTTATTTAGATATACCTGAAAAATATTTAAATTGATTCAACATGGCAACAAGAAAAGAACACCTTGAATGGTGCAAACAGAGAGCGTTGGAATATGTGGATGCTGGTAATACAAGCGAAGCATTCGCAAGTTTTCTAAGTGACATGAATAAACATCCTGAAACACAAGGGCATTCCGCTTTACAATTAGGTGCAATATTATTATTCAGCGGTTTTCTCTCAACTGAGCGCCAGATGAGAGATTGGATAACTGGTTTTAATTAAAAAATTAATATGGCAGAGAAAACAAAAAGAGCCAAGAGCTTTAGAGAGCTCGAAACTCCCATCAAACTAGACGGTTTTACCCTTATTGGGTACTACCCATATGAAACAGCACGCATACGGGGATTAAAAGTCCCTAGACAAGTCTACGATTATATCACCGATAATACGGAGATAATGCAAATCCTGGATAACAAAATTGTCCTCGTCTTTCAAGACGATGTGCGCTTTGGCACACATGATTTTGCATTATTCTTACATGATTGTGGCGGTATCATCGGAAGTCACGAAGACATAATAGACTACTAAATGATTAAACTACTAAAGTTGCTGCTTTGCAAAAGCGGCTCATATAGAGATGTCATTGTCTGTAAATTGTTTGTCATTAAAATAGACAAATTCTATGATGGTGCTAACAATAGAGCAGAACTTCTTAACTACAGAAGAGTACAGAGAGATGTTCCGCAGTATCTTGGTTGGTTTGCTAAACCATATTTAAGTCTATTTAATGATAGGATACTAGTATCAGAGTATATACCAAAAGTCGGTGTTTGTACAGTTAACCAACTGCAAGAATTTTATAACTTAAGTATTGTTCCAGATTGCCATGACCGCAACCTGGGTATTAAGAAGAATAAAATTGTTTGTGTAGATTATCAGCATATTACCATACCACATGTTAAAAAAATTTTATCACTCAGTTAACCAGAAGGGAATCTTGACGCACTTAGGAATAGCACCCCACTTCATTAATGGTATTGAGTACACCGAAATGGTCCCTTTAGACGAAGAGCCGTCTGATTCCGATAGCAGACTAGTATATGTAGGTAACAGTGATGATGTTGTTACCAACCCAAGCAATTCAAATATAAAACAAATTAATGGAAACAACTAAACTGCCCGGATTTCAACAGTATCTAGTAGACAAAGGGTTCAAGAGAACCTGTTTAGAGCACTGTGGTAAAAAGGAAATAGAGGATTATGAAAGCATATTTCTAAGCAGCTATAACCCAATTGACTACGTCTTTAGAAAAGATAATAAAGAATGTTCTTGGGGACTATCTGAGCATGGTAAACCGCCTGTAATGTATTTAGGTGTAGATAAGATGCGTGTTATTAATAGCATTAACCTTAAAACTTTTGAAGATGGGTATAGAATTCTATTTTCAAAATGGGGTGAAGATAAATATGATTTAATATACGACGTATTTATATCCGACAATAAATATTTTACAGTAGATTGTAAAGATGATAACAACATAATAATCACAATAAATGAGCAGGAAAGAAATTAGTGCGTTCATGCAATGGACCACAGGAAAGTATTACCAGAATAAGTTTAACCAAGACGAATGGTTTGACTTTGCTGGTGAATGTGCCGGTGTATCCACCGAAGACCTTTTAGAGATTTATTTTGAATCCTTAGTCAAAAAGGTTGAGCCGGTTAAATTAGATGGGTAACTACGTCCCACTAGAATTCCTGACTCTGCTAGAGTTCATCGAAGAGTGTAAAACAATGGAAAAAATATCTCTTCGTAAGCATCATTGGATTGGCCTAATCAACACTAACAGATTGACTTGTCCTATTACAGGATTAGTTGTCAATCATTGTAAATTCCTGAAAGGTAAACGCAAGCTTAACATTGAACTTGCGAAGAAGCTTTATTTAAAGTTAAATATAGACCCAAAAGTAATTCTATCATGGAACAGTTAATACGCTGGCAGGAAATGTTCCGATTTGTTCATGCAAAAATTAATTCTATAACGCTGCGGTTAATATCTAGTCCAATTACTGCATACAGAATAGAGCACAATCAGACAGGAATAGGTCCATTTAACTCTGTAGTAGACGGTGTTGATATATTGAGTACGCACCCAAATCAAGCTTCTATTAGATATAGGCATTCAAGCCCTGCATTTCCAAATAGGTTTGAAGACCCCAAGATACGTGAAATGAGTTATAAAGAAATCAGACCATATTACTTTGCTTACAAATCTTTAGACCAACTCCTTATGGCCTTTTCCAAAGAAGACATAAAGGAGTTCGAGAAAATAGGCTTCACTGCTTACGAGCTTGAAGCAACAGACTACATAGAAACAGAATTTCAAATTCTGTTTAAAAAAGATTCCGTCATTAAACTTAAAAAAATAAATCTATGAAACGTATCCTATTTCTATTGTCAATCCCTATCATAGCTGCAAGCTGTGAAAATATTCCAACACTGACCCAGTTAGGACCTGGATAGAAAACTGCAAATATAAATAAAGACCTTGGGTTAAACATTGATTCCCATACTTATCAAAGGAACATCCTTACAGATGGCCGCCTCTTGACAGGTATAAAAATACTAGCTTTGAATTGACAGGGCATATTCTATACCAAACTAGGAGTAATTAGCCTAGACTTGATAGTGCTGACCATCGACAGACCACCTTCCTAGGATTAAGGAGAACTGGCTTGGAGGAAAGCTATAAGCATTAAGCGTTAAAAGCGTAAGTGTGAAGAAGTTAGTACAGAACCTTTTGTATAAACAACCGTTTAGGTAAAGCAGGTAAAGAATATTCAGTAATGATAGAAGTGTTGTTCCCTTGAGAAAGGAATGCGGACCAAATAAAGAGCTTAACTTTGCAGCTACAATACTAATGAGTTCTCAGCAGAACGTAAGGAAGTGAAGCCTGATAATCACAAGACGAAGGACAGGACAAATTGGTTTAAAAACCTAAAAGCTCTTTAGTCGTACCTTACATGACCCTACTTACACTAAAAGAAGAGGGTGCTAAATTTTCAAAAAAGTAAAACCATAAACTAAAATATGGATATACAACAACTGAAGAAGGAAGAAAAAAGGTATTTCGATACCTATAAGATGTGTAGGACTAACGATGAGAAGGTTAAGCACTTAATTGAAATGTCAGAAATCATTAAACAAATCTCGCAATATGAAAAATCCAAGTCCAGACTCGAAAAGGAGTCAAAGAAGAATTAATCGTGGAGTAAGCATTTCGTCTCCATTCTTAAAGTCACGTAAACATAGACGTGCAGAAAGAAGAATGGGAGATGCCTGTACACATGCTGGCCCGCATGAACAAACACGTATCCTGGAACCAGGGGCCACATTCAAAAGAGCTTGGAACGACCACGAATGTCGTGGTGGTGGTTCAAGAAAAATGTGGTAACTTTTGGAAGTATAGCTTAAGCAAATTATATTTGCAAATAAATTAAGCTAAAATGAAAACAACTACTTATACTTATTCTAGTTCGTGGTACTTTCTTCGAGAAGGTTGCTAGAATATTGTATAAACAAAATCTAACACCTTCTTATGTAAATAGGAAGGTGTTTTTGTTTTATAAGGAGAATGAATTAGGCAGGTTGCTTAAACTCGTTTGCTAAACAATGTGTTCTGAAAGGAATTAGTTTCGAATGCTACTTTCTCCGCCAAAATAGAGGGTGTCTGGATGTCACGAAGAACTTATCTTGAAAATAAGCAATACGTTAATAGCGTATCAGGAGTTGGAATCTCCTACCCTCTACTAACACGGGTGTACGACAGCTGTTGATTAGGCTGCATTGGACTGTAAATTCAAAATTCGTAAAGAATCGTCGGAGGTTTGATTCCTTCTACACCCACAAATACACTGTTGTTGCAATGGTAGCATGTTAAGTTCCAACCTTAACGATAGGAGTTCGATTCTTCTACGGTGTGCTAATTACAAATATTTCATATTTGGAAGTTAAATTTTTATGTATTAAATTTACGGCATAATATACTAGCTGTGAATAAATGTCTTTGTTGTAAGAAGGAAGTTAAAAATAAATTCTGTGATGTATCATGTCAAAATAAGCACAAACTTATAGAGAATGAAACAAAATACAACAATAATCCAAAAAGATGTGAGTTATGTAATAAGAAAATAGATTACAAAAATAGAATTAATAAATTTTGTTCTCGTTCTTGCGCCGCTAAACTTAATAATAAAAACAGTCCAAAAAGGAAATCGAAACCAAAGCAATGTAAAAATTGTAGTACAGTTTTTGAGTCAACCGCAAGTTTGTTTTGCAATAAAAAATGCAAAAAGATAAAAAGAGTTGTAGGGGATAGAACAAAGGGATTTCAATTTGAAAATTCTAAAAATTGGCAAACAGCTAGAACTATGATAAGAAAAGATGCTTGTTTAAATTTTGAAGAATCTTTAAAAGAAAAGAAATGTAACATCTGTGGATACGATAAGCACGTTGAGATTGCTCATATAAAAGCAGTATCTGAGTTTTCAAATGATACCTTAATAAGTGTTATTAATCATATTGATAATTTGATAGCTCTTTGTCCTAATCATCACTGGGAATACGATAATAAATTAATATCTGTAAATATAGCAGGGTCGAATAGAGGCCTAGTTCACCAGTCTCATAAGCTGGCTATCCCAAAAGGATACGTTGGTTCAAATCCAACCCCTGCAACCAAATAAACTAAACAAAAACAAATGCAATTTATAAATTCTCTCTTACAACCGCAACATCTTAATAACCAATCAGATTGGGTGGGATGATATTGCAATTGTATTAGTAATTCATAACAGCCCAATCTTTAACTAGGTTGGGCTGTTTGTTTATATGCCTGTTCGAGAAGCTAGTATGGTACAGCGGTAGTTTGTTAAACTAAGGATAGTGGGCTCGATACCCACCTTGAACGCAATAGTTTTTGTTATATGGTGTCTATAGCTTAATGTAAAGCCCCTGTTTGTGGAACAGGTAGTTGTCAGTTCATCCCTGATTAGGCACACACAAGATATAGCGTATTATATCAGAGGAAGATTACCTGGTTTGGGGCCAGGAGGACGAGATTTCGAAATTCTCATACGCTACTAAAAATTACAATGAAAACTAAATACAAAAAAGAAGAACTCGAATTAATCGTAAAAAGTAGTTATAACTGGTCTGAGGTGTGTAGAAAATTAAATCTATCTACAAGAGGCGGTTCACAATCACATATTAAAAAAGTAAGTATGTTTTTTAATATAGACAACACACATTTTACTGGTAGCAAACCATTTAATTCAAAACCTAAAGGACTTAAATACCCAATTGATGATTATTTATCTGGAAAAAGGGGTATTGCTAGTAGCGGGTTAAGAAAAAGATTAATTAACGAGGGTTATAAAAAAGATGAATGTGAACTTTGTGGACTAAGTACATGGTGTAGTGAAAAAATACCATTAGAATTAGACCATATAAATTCTAACCATTTAGATAATTCCCTTAAAAATTTACAAATACTTTGTCCAAACTGTCATTCGCTGAAAACAAAAAAAGATAGGGAAAATAATAGAAAAGAAAAAGCTAAAAAGAAAACTACAAAAGAACTCACCGAACTAAGAAAAAGTTATTTAATATCTAGTAGAAAAACAATTAGACCTGCTTTAGAAATATTATTGGATGATGTATCACATTTAGGATATTGTGGAACTGGCAGAAAATATGGAGTATCAGACAATGCTATTAGGAAATGGATAAAATCAAAATTTTAAAAATATAGCATGTAAGTTCAACCTTTACTATACTGACTATTGATTTCTTAGTTACTAAATAAAATTGAGTTTAAATCTCAAAGACACTACACACCTTTATGGCGAAACTGCAAAACGCAACGGATTTAGACCCCGTTTTCCGAGAGGAATTGAGAGTTGGAATCTCTCTAAAGGTACAATATCTCGTTGTGATGAAATTGGTAGCACATGAGAGTCTTAAAAACCCTTGACGAAAGTCGTGAGGGTTCGAGTCCCTTCAACGGGACCCTTGGTATCGAACCATAGTTTTTGTATTTGTATTCACTATTTTTTTTTATTACTAAATAGAACTTCAGAATTAAAAACCTTAAACAGGAAAGACAATGAACTACGTATTTGTATTTACAGCAGGAATTATGATTTTGAATTTGTGGTTTGCCGTAAGCATATGGCTTGGTAATGCATTGACATTACCATATCAGTGGTACACCGTTAAAATATCACCACATGTATGGTGGATATTTTACCCAAGTTTTTTCTACCAAGTCTATTGGTGGTCTGTACGTTTAGAACTTATAACATTTTAAACATATCAAAATGGAAGCAAAAGTTGAATTAAAGGTTATTAATCTGTCGAAGCACATAATAGAACAAATGTGTTTCATAAGTCTACCTATAGACCAAGAAGTAGAAATACTTGGTTGGATTAATTTAGACAGAGTAATATATACAATTGTTAAGCTTAACGAATGTTATTATAAGACTTATTATATAACCAAAGTTGAAAAGCAAATAAAAGGATACTACGACGTTAGACCTTTAACTCCAATAATACAAAAAGTAAGTTATTGGGCACACGACTTTATGGACCCGTTCAACCACTTTCCAAAATCAGAAAGTATAGATACATCAAAGTCGTACCAACAATTTTATGAACGTATAGTGCTGTTTAAAGAAAAAACAGATTCAGCGGGACAGGTGTACTATAATTAAAACATTCGTTTATTTATACAACAAGATATGCAAATAATAGAAGACTCTTGGATAATTGTCGGGTGGAAGCCTGAACAATTTAAGAAATGGTGTAGTCCAAGTTCAATTAAAGTAAAAGGTTCAAACCTTGAGATTGAATTGAATGCACCCGTCACAGTTATTTCAGAAGCTTACGCAAAGTGGTTTCTTGAGAATAAGATTTGGGAAATACTGAATACTTACAGTGGCCCAAATAGAGTAGGTTTGTATGAGAAAGCTGTTAGAAGGCTTTGTAAACATCAGAATATCAAATTTGAAGGAATATGAGCACAACAACAAAACCAGAGAAAGTAACCGACAGCGAATTGCTTCAGTTATTAGCAGAGAAGAAGCAACTAAAGAAATCTTATAATAGTTGTAAGACGGAACAAGAAGAAGTCAAATGCTTACGAGCATTAGCTAATCTTGTACAAAGGATTATAAACAGAAGAATTCAAATCAAAGCGGATGCAGCAATCTGCAAAGCGTCCAGAGAACTTAAAAAAATCTATTAATGATGTACATATTTCATTCCCCGCATACGGTCAAAAACAGAGCTACAGTTGTGGCTAAAGAGTCAGTTGATGGTAAAACCATTAATTTTAGCGCTGCAAGATGTAGTGATAATGACCAATTTTGTAGAAGTAAAGGCGTAAAAATTGCTAGCAGCAGGCTAGCAGACAATGTCGTTACTCATACAGTATCTTCGGAAGACTTCTCAATCAAGAAGTTTGTAACGTTGGCTAAACTCATTGCCAACTATGTTAGTACAACAAACAAGTTTACAATATAAAAAGATTATGCACAGAATAACATTCAAATGCGACTCGTTAGAAGACGCTGAAAAATTAGTAGCAGTTGGAATAGGTTTGAATATTCCTGGAGTTGTTCAAACAGAGACACCTATTGACCACACTAAAGATTCTTTAAATGCTGCTTTAGGTATTAGCAAAGAAAGAAATGATGAGATTTTTGAAAAACTCTCAGAAATTTTAGTAGTATATGATGAAGTTAAAAATAGCGAAGTAATTGAAAAGTTATTACCACATTTAAACGGTGATAAAGAAATTGCTCTGACCTTTTTTAAAGTAGGAGTTAACACCAGACCAGAAATTCCCAAAATTGACCTTGATTTTAGCGAACTCTTAGCAATGCTCGCGGAAAAACCATGAAGTTAAAACCATATAAAGGCCTACCCTTAGCGGTAGGCTTTAATAGCCACGGTGAGTGGTTATACAGAGACAATTTCAACGGTGTTCAAGAAATATTAACTGTTGACGAATGTATAGTCTTTGCGGAAACATATACAGAGCAAGGATTAAGTTGGTATATATTCAATAATGGAACACTAACTCTTTCTGATTTTCGTCTAGTTGGTATTGAACTAAAGTTATTGAGAAATTTTACAGATGACTTAAACAAATGTAAGATAACTTTTGGCTTACCCAAATCTTTGCCAATAGAATCGGAGGATGAATATATTGAATATAGTAAATTGCTTGAACAATATCAGAATTTGTTGGAAGAAGAAGGTATATCACATGTAATCACCTTAACCATGAAGAAGATTAGCGCTAAGATTGAAATTTGGGAAGAGTATGAAGGTAGAGTTTAGTAATCTTAATCCACCGTGGAATGTAAATGTCACAGTCAAAGATTCAACACATCAATACAGAATAGAGCTTAATGCACGTTTTGCTATCTTGCAGAATAACAGTATTAAAATCTACTGTGATACAGCTGAACAATTGAAGACTTACTTTGAAAAAGAATGGGGAGAGAAGATTACAGAAATCACATACAAGAACATGCCAGCACTTTAGCCCTTCATAACTTTAAAGACATAAGAGAAGTAGATGAATTAATTCTCACTCTTTATAGTCAATATAAGTATGGAGTAATAACAGCTACTAAAAAGCTCGCAGAAGAATTTGCTAATTATGTTATAAGTATTATAACCACAGATGAAGAAATTGTTATAGTGGCTGGCAGTTCTGATAATCTAGCAAATCCAATCTTTGTGTTATCTGAATTTATCGTTCAAAGATTAGCTACTTTCTATAAGCAAAGGATACATCTAACTAAAGTACATAGAATAATTAGGCATAACGAGCCTTATTGTAGTATGGATTTAGATGAAAGAACCGAGCTTATTAAGAATGATGAACTATACATTGATACCAATTTATTAAGGGGAAGAACAGTAATTGTTCTTGACGACATAAGAATTACAGGCGCACATGAAAGAAAGATGCTTAGTGTTCTTAGACCAGACTTTTATATTTACTTGATAGAATATCAAGGCGTAGATTACAAAATTGAAGATGTGTTAAATCACTATTCAATCAAAGGGGTAGAAGACATCTACCATCATTGGAGGAAAAATAATATTATCCTGCAATCCAGAAATGTAAAGTATATTTTAAAACACTTTACTGAGATAAGGTTCGCAATTATTTTGTTAGAAGAAGTGCTTAACAAAGCATACCTGAATAACTACAATAAGATTGATAACCTGAAGAATCATGTTTTATCATTAAATAATTTTCTCAACTCTTAATTAAAAACAAATGAAAAATCTACAGAACTTATCATCAGCAGAATTGATTGCAATTTTAGCCGATTTCAACAGCGCCAACAAACAAATCACTGTGAAAGCAGGACTTATCACAGATGAGGAACGTGCCGAAGCAGGCAAAGTAAAACAGTATTCTGACAACATCCAAAGATTGGATACGTACAGAAAGAAGTATACTGCCAATCTTGCCGGTATAATTCTCAGAGGAAAGAATCACGAAGCGGGCGACAAAAAAATCTTAGAACAACAATTAGTTGAACTGTCCTTCGAAACTATTGCTTCGGTAGAAACTCAGCAGTATTTCGAATCTATTTGTGAAGGGTCGTTGGAATTTCATTTCGATAGAACTTCCTATAAAGATTTGCCAAAATCCGCTGGTTTTGCCGATTATTCTTTGCCACAACTTTACGAACGCTTCTTATACGAAAGCGCTAAATTGGAATTTGCCATCAAATCTTTTGACAAAAAAGAAGAGATTAGCAGAAAGTTAAGGGCGCAAGAAGCGGGTTATACTCTTACAGACATGGGTAGGGCGGCAGACAACAACCGCAGGAAAATTGAGTATGCGCTAAAAGAGGCTATCAAAGCAGAAACAGTTGCAACTGCAAAACATATAGTCGAAGTTGCAGCTAAAGCGAAAGCAGAGCCACACAAATTGGTAAAAGACATTATGGATTCTATCAAGGCGAAAACAATTGTCGAAGTTGTTCCTGAAGTTGTGCCTATAGTTACAGAGTCAACAGAACCTCAAGCTGAAGATGCTGAATTCGAAATTGTTGAATCTGTTACTGCTATCATTGTAACAGAGCCACGCGAAATTGAAAACCCTGTTGTTGCTGATGTGGTTGAACCACAAGCAAAGAAAACGAAAAAAGAAAAGAAATCGAAAGTCGCAGCTTAAAAACAAAACCTCCTCCTGATGTTACTCAGGAGGAGTTCTTTTAATTATGAAATTACTAAAAATATTTTGTTGTATATTCGGACCATCAGTATTAATGTCCTTATATACTTTAGACTTCAATTACTTCAAAGGAATTGATTTAGCTATTGTTTACATAATACTAGCAGTATCTGACTTTGGACTTGCGCTTTTAATTTATAAAGATGTACAAAATAACTGAAACTGTTAGCTCTTTAGCTGGCACAGTAACAAACAATTATAAGTTTGATGGTGCTATGGAACTGTTTAAGTTTGTCATATTTTATATGGACAGACATCTACAAGTTTGGGAGAAGAGATTATATGACAATGGGACATTACCAGAAGTTACAGTAAGCAATCTTTTAACAGAAGGATTAACTTTAGGACATTGTTTAGATAAAAGAGTGCTAAAAGTTGAAAAATGGTAACAATAATAATAGCTTTAATACTTGGTTTTATAATATACCTGCTTAGTATTTATTTTAGAACAACTAAAGAAAAGCAAGGTGATTACTTAATCGAGTACAACAGAACCATTTGGGGAGATTATGCACTTAAAGTGTATTATAAAGAAAAATTAATTCTTTTTTCCCACGATTCTAAATTAGAAAGCTTAAGAGCTTTAGGCAAAGATACAATCGTAACACATTGGAGATTACATAACTTAGAAAAGAAATGACATTTGATATAACAAAATATGGCCCATGTGAAGATGGATTAGAATGGTATAATGAGCAGCCTTCTTTTAAACATGCTTGGTGTAGTTGCCGCAGAGGCGACTGGATGCTGTGGTTTGCGAGCAAATTGTCGATAGACAAGCGGCTCATTGTCAAGACCGCGGGCAGGTGTGCCGCAACTGTTAAACACCAGATGGCGGATAACGCGTCCATACATGCGTTGATAGCTTGCGAAAGGTACGGGAACGGAGAAATAGGCGATGAAGAGCTGTCTAGTGCCGCCGCCTATGCCGCCCATGCCGCCGCCTATGCCGCTGATGCCGCCGCCTCCGCCGCCTATGCCACCTATGCCGCTGATGCCGACTATGCCACCTCCCAAAAGGAAACTGCGGACATTTGCAGAGAATTGTTAACAGATGTTGTTATGGAAAAAATAAAACTACAAGCATGAGTAAAGAAGAATTACTTGATTTAGCTGATACTAACGGTATAACTTTAAAATGTAATTGTTCTAACATATCAGCTGAACAATGGTTAGCTTACATGAAAGGCGCTAAGAAAATTAAGTACGCTAAAGTAGTGTTATTAATCAAGAATCATTTACCTTGGTTATACAACCAACTTTCGTTGAGCCTGCATAATCCTTACTATTCAAAAACATTTGTAAGGCAAGATTTAGGAATGTTCATATTGACACATTCCGCAATAGAGTATTTTATCTCAATTAATAACTTTAAATCAACTTAATAATGAACTTAGCAGAAGCATTCTTCTCCCTATCAATAGCGGGAGCCACATTACCACAAGGAACAACTTTAAAGAATTTATCTTCAGCTGTGACACCTTGGCAGCTGCTGGATTTGTCCGTAGAACACTTGGATACAATTTTGTCTCGCTTAAATGAGCATATTGCAAAGGAAAGCCGTTCAAGTTTCCTAGCCGGTCTACAAGAAAAACCAACAAGCCCAAATTCAACATCAGCGACCTGGAAAATATTGCTAGAAGGTCTGATTAAGTATAAGTATAACGAAGCGCTTGAAGTAGCTAATAAAGCGAAAGCAGCCAAAGCGAAAGCTGAAATGAAGGCTGAATTAGATACTTTGAAAACATTGGAGCTTACTACTAACACAGAAGCTCGCCAAACACGTATCAAAGAGTTGGAGAGCTATATCAACCAATAAAAAAAACTAGGACTTAGTTGGTATATTAGCAATAATTACTAACTTTGTCCTATCGTTAGGTTCTAAACATAAGTATAAGAATTATAAACTTCAAAAAATGAACTTAAAGTTAAACACTCTGTTAGCCAAAACAGACCACCTTTCGACAATATTTAAAGGAATGATTACAGATTATGTAAAGTTCTTTAAAAGTTCTCAAGGTGCTTTCAAGGGGGAACGCAAGAGTTACGAGCCAAAACCAGGAACTATGGATGTTCCAAGCGAGCGTTCTAACAAGTTGGTAGTAACAACTGTGGCAGAAAAGTTAGACTTCCTAGAAAGGACTTCTGCTGATTATATTAATGCTTTATTTGCACAAGAAGCAACTAATGCTAAAGGCATAGTAAGGGCAAAGTTAGAGGTAGATGGAGAATTGTTTGGTGAATTCTCATCATTAGAGTTACTTCGTTTGAAATCACTGTTGGAAAATGGCACTTTAAAGGAGTTGTACGAGAATATTCCAGTACGTAATGATGATGAGATTTGGGCCCCAACTACTAATGAGATGTATTCTTCAAGAGCAGTCTACGAAACTCCTTTACGTACTGGTACTACCAAGACTACTGTGAAAGAGCAATACATTTTACCAGACCCTAATATTGGTAAAATTGAGAATGCTAGCACTAAGTATACTCCAATGGTGGCTACAAAAGATAATACTTTGGAACTTGGTGATTACTCACATCAACGTTTTTCAGGAGAATACACACATACACAAAGAGCAGAAATCCTTGCTCGTCGTTCACGATTATTAACAGCAGTTATAGAAGCATTAAAAGTTGCTAATGATGTTGTAGCAGTTGAATCAGAAATGACAGCAAACAAAATATTTTCTTATCTCCATCGAGGTAAGATTTAAGACCGTTTAAGCTTCAGTCTAAACTTCACCCTAACGTTTAAATTGTCGTAGTTAGTGTTGAACGATAGCCTTAGCTTATTCTTTATCAGCAGTTGCATATAGAAAGTCAGACCTCCAAAAAATTAGGGGTTCGAGCCCCCTCTTGCCCTCAAAAACAATAACAACAAGGGTGAGTAGTTTAAATGGTAGAACGTTTGGATACATCAGCATTAAACTTTCTAAAAGATGCGCTGCACAAACCTGCCGTGTCGAAGGATATTGAAACACGGCAGGTCTTTTTAAAAATGTGGAAATATGCAAATTGGCAAAGCAGTATTTCAAAGGCTTTAGACCTCGACAAACTAAAGCGAAATATGTTCTACTGGTTCGACCCCAGTTTTCCGCACAAAACAGAATACTTACAACTCATTAATTATTAGCTCATCTGGTAGAGCAATTGACTTATAATCAATCAGTAACGGGTTCAACTCCTGTATAGACTGCGAAAGCAGGATAATAGTATTCTTTTCAAGACATATTGAAGTACTTACAATCATTAACAAAATGGTTAAAATTGGTTCGATTCCAATAATACTCTGCAGGAGAAATCCTTGGGTGTTTAAATTATAGTACTTCTTTCAGACATTCAGAACACTCACAACTAAAAACGCCTATTCGGGCATCAAATTTTGGTTTTTGACAACTATAGTGTTCTTATTCAAGACTTTCGATATGCTTACAACTAAAAATAAACACTGATAATGTTGCCAAACAAAAAGCATGTCTTACTTAGACTATTTCAAATAATAGATATTCAGCATACCTACAACTTAGAGCCTTCGGGCACCAATCTGCTAAATTGACCAATATGGTATGCTTACTTCTTTAGAATTCTTACAACTTTACCCGCTCGGTAGAGCATCAACCTTTTAAATTGACCAATATAGAATTCTTTTCCTAGACTAAAAAAAATTATAGATACTCAGCTTACTTACAACTATACAAAAAAATAACAGTCCGTTTAAAATAATAGTAAGCTTCAGCCTTTGACATACTCACAACTCATTAACAGCTGCTATTTTGGTATAGCGTCCGACTTGAAATCAGAAGAAAGCGGTTCGAATCCGCCTTATAGTATGTCTTCTTACATAGCCTGCTGAAGTAAAAACGGCAGGCTTATTTTTTTTTATCTAAAATAAAAATATGGACATTAAAACCAAGTATTCAATAGGTGATTTAGTACAAAAGAAACACCTTGTCTTTGAGGAAGATTCATTCCAATTATTAGAAGTAATGGATGTAGAAACTAATACCTGTTATGCAGGTACTCAAGTATTTTATCAATGTAGATTATATTTAATTGAGAAACCTTCTATATACGATATTAATGCAAAGTTCTGGAAGCTTGTCAATGTAAGCACAACTTTGCTAAAATTTAGAGAAGACGAACTTATAGATGCACTTGCTGAATCAGTTAAAATATTTCATAATCCAAAACTTGAAAAAAAATGATTTGTAAGGCTGCTGGATTTCAAGTAGACAATATTTATAATATATTAGAATGAAAAAAATTTTTATAGTAGCTCAAGTAAGAGATTGGTTTAACCAACTTCACAGAGAAAAAATATCTTTTAGTAAGTTTGTTGAACTCCTTAATGAGAAAGTGACTCAGCAGAGTACAGACTCTTCAGAAAAATCAAGTACATTTACATTTAACAATAGGAAAATATGGTAACACTAACTCAAAAAAAGACCCCTTTTGATAACAAACCAGCACTACTGGTATTATCAAACGCAATAGGTAAAGATTTGATTTCAGAATCAGATATTACTAATGCTTGGCATGAATGTACTACTAAAGAGCACAAACAATTGTTCTTTGTATTACTAGCAGAATGTATTGCAATTACAAATAGACAGCATTGGATTTATGCGAAAAGTCAAAGAACTATTGGTGGTTACGCTAATAGAAAGTCAGGACAAGTAATATTTAACTGGATATTTGTTAAATTTATAGACAAACCTGAATTCTTGGAAGCAATAGTACGTGTATTGATTGAGTTCACCTCATTATCAGAGCTATACTATGTAACCACAGATAGAAACAATATCTATGATTTAGCTACACAGGCAAAAATATTCGCTGCTTGGGTTAAGGGCAATCCTATGAGAAGAGTAATAGCTGCTAAACAGTTAGTACTTCCTCATTCAAAGCCTAAGAGGAAGTTAAAAGATAAGACTATCAAAGTAGCTAGGTCAAAGGCCTCTGTCACCGCTCAAAGACTAAAACATAAGTTCGCTATTGAGCTTAGTTCAGTAATGAATTGGGATATTAAATATTATCCTAAGAATACTAGGTATATCGGTGCCGAAGAGTTTAAGAAAGAACATAACAAGCAGTTAGAGTCAGTAATGTTTTCTACTAAGGAAATACTTAAGTTTACTAAACAAGACTTCTTGACTTGGCTTGACCACCTTACTGGTGGTGCTAGAAAACGAGTCTATAATAGAATAGTTAAACAGCCTGAATTATGGAAGATTGTAGATACTCCTATGATTGACATTTTCAAAGAATGGCAAGAATCGAAAGAGAAAAGCAATCAAACACTACGAGATTTTAAAGCTGATAACGAAGGCAAAGAGTTATCTTTGACCGACCAAATCAACTTAAAGCAATTAGAGAAAGAAGCTAAAGTTAGTCGTGGTGTATATAATACAAAAACAATACTAGAAGCTTTAAGAACTGAAACTGTGGACGCTCTTGCTGCTGAAGAGTATTTGAAGACTGTTAAGCTAGGTACTGATAAAGTAATGGTGTTTGTTGATGATAGTGGCTCTATGTATGGTGGTTCTAGTGGCTCCATTAAGCCTATTGATGTTGCTAAGTTTTTACTTACCATTGTTCTGCTAAAGACCGAAACTGATTCAGGATTCTGGACATTTTCTGATAAGGCTAGATATATTTCCTACGTTGACAAGAAAGCTACTAGATTTGGTGAAGCTGTGCAAGCAGCAAAACAGCCGTTGGTAGATAAAAGAAAGTCTTTGTTGGAGAACTATAAGCAGTTAAGTGGTTTCTTATCAGCTATTCAAACTGGGAATGGTACTAATTTAGCTTCTATTGGCGAAGCTATACACGGTATAATGAAAACAGCCAGTCTTGCTGAAAGGGATAGTATTAGAGAACTACTTAGTTCATATCCAATCTGGTTATTAATCAGTGATGGTAACTTTAATAATGAGCGTGACGTGGTTCGTTCATTTGACGCAGCCATGAAGATTATGGAGGTAGAAGTTGGCTACAGACCAGAACTTGTTGTCTTGATGGATGTTGGACAAAACAGGGATGTAAGAGATTTCAAAGAAGTTCCTGGACTTATTTTTGTTCCTGGTCAAGTGGAGAACATTACCAAACTAGTTATGAATGTAAAAGATTGGGATATTCTTAATCCTTATACAGCGTTAGATATTTCATATAGAAATAATGCCTACGACGAAGTAAAAGTTGTTGTAGAAAAATTCAATATATGATACAGGAACTGCTTATAGCTTGGGCTGTAATATGCCCAAGTTATGGCTGTCAATTACAGGTTGAATTTTCTAATCAGGTGTTGGTCTATAAAGTACCAGCACCTGATTTGTTTTATGTGGAGTATGAGAATTCAGTTCATTTCCATGATAAAGGGCATAGCCTGTCATTATGGTTAGAGTATAAAGCTGATACTATTATTAGTACAGGATATTCTATTGTAGGAAGAGATACAATTAACTATAACTTTAAAACATGTTACAAATAAACGGTGATATATTAAAAGCAAAAGAAGATTACATCATACATCAATGTAATTGCAGAAGTTATCATTCATCAGGTCTTGCTAATCAAATATTCAAAGTTTTTCCAGAAGCTAATACCTATATAGATTCCAACTTCAAACGTATTCCTGGAGAAATATCAGTTCATGGTAGAATAATTAATGCCTATGCACAGGATTATCCTGGAAAATCAGATAAAGAACCAAGATTAGAATGGTTTAAGAAGTGTATGTACGCTATTGTAGCGCTTAAGCCAAAGTCTATCGCCATGCCTGTATTTATAGGCTGTGGATTAGCTGGGGGAGATTGGGAACAATATTATAAAGTAATTTGTAATATATTTGAACCTACAGATATTGAATGCTGTCTGTATGCCTATTCAAACGAATCATAGTAGAATACTAAGAGAAGCACTAATACGAGATTTACTTCTGTATAAGTTCTCTTTTAGAAAGTTAGCGACAATACATAGTAAGACTTATAGTTATGTGGAGAACTTGGCTAGAGAATTAAGTAAAGAAAATAGACTAAACATTCAACGATATGAGTCAATTAACTCCCCATCAAATAATAGTAGAGGGTAGGGCATTATCAATTTTCGAACTTGATAGTATTTTAAGAGCTAATGGGTATACATTGGTTAAAACAGAATCTTGGTTAAAAAGAAATTCAAAGAAATTTAAAAAGATTACATTTGCAAAAGCTAGCTAATAGGGATTATACCGTTATGTCTATAGTAACAATATCATTACTATTGCAGGGTCTTGTAATAAGTTTAGATATAACTTATGTAACATCATTTATTTTAGTGGTGCCATGTGTTATGTTATTACAACAGATAAAAGTTTTTTTCTATAAATTTATATTTATAGCAGTAAGTATATTATTAAATTTAATTTATTGTTTGATATGGTTAATATATTTATTTACGGCGGTTTACTAGCTGCCACACTATACGCAATGATTTGGTTTATATTGGTTTATAAACCTAAGCCGGGAAAAATCCTAAAGAATGATAACACTAGGGCTAAGAAAGAATAGACAATATATCACTTTAAATGATATTGTTAGAGTATACTCAGGGGGAGAAAAGTATAAATCAACCGATGGAGATATACTTAGTTTCACAGGAAACAACATTGAAACAGGTAAAAGATTAATAAGAGATTTTAATCTAAAGCAGGGCATTGGTCCTAACGAGTATTTAATGTCTGAAGAGTCCATAACAATAGTCTTGGACAAACATGAAAGCGATGATGACATTCAACAAATGTTTGAGTTGTCAGATGAAGATGTAAAAGAGATGTTCAAAGAAATAGACGAAATTACTGGCAAAGGTATTTTAGAATACTTCAAGTATCTAAGACAAAATGATAGAAACGGAGAACATTATTGGTTTGCAGGTTATAGATTAGCTCAGATAACCTTTAATTCTTTCTTAAATAACATGTCTAGACTAAAGATAGCTGTAAATAAGGAGATGGACCTGAAAGCAAGAATGCATGAAGAATTAATGGAAAAGTTTAGGGACACCAAAACAACTCTAGTAATTTTTAAGATAATATCCGCAGTATTAACTATAATAACTATTTATTTATTAACAAAATGAGTATAGAGCAGTATTTAATCGACCCAATCAAAGCAATTAAAAGTCTTGAGGGTAAGAAAGAATTTCCAGAATGGTTGGAAACAGCAAGAAAAAAAGAGCAAGCCAGGCATACTGGTGATACTCCAAAAAGACTTCTGGAAAGATGGGCTTATGAAAATCAACTAATTCAAGGTTTTTAATATGAAAGTAGGAAACTTGATAATTATTCCAAGAGGTAATGAGGAAGGAGCAAAGAAGGTATATTACATTGTTACAAAACAGTTTAATAATACAGCAGGGTTACCTTATAATTGGTTAGTATTTCCTATAACGTCGCATACCACAGTGGGGCTACATAATCTTGTGAAAGTTACCCATCCTTCCTTAGTGCGGACTTCATACGCAAAACTAAATAATGTTACAACCATAGGTCATATTGATGTCATTATTGACCCAATTCTATTTGACCCTAGTATAATAAATGCAGTAAACGAAGCATATAAAAATACATTATGAGTAAAAAATCATTACACAACGCAATGAGAACAAGAAGAATCATTGTAGAAACAAAAGTATCCCATGCTAATAGTTCCAGTAAAGGCCCTATAACTCAAGAAGAGCGGGATTATTTAAAGTACTATAGTCTGGAATTATGGAATAAGATGTCAAAATCTATTCCTAGAGTTGCACCAAGAGACCCATTTGTGTACCAACCAAAAAGCTTCATTAGAACTGAGAAAGGAAATTATCTACCTAACCCAGCCAGTAAATACTTTGATAAAAGAACAGGCACTATATTAAGTGCATCAATTTTTGATAATGGAAGACTGGAAAAATGTTGAATGGAAAGTACCTACAGAGAGGGAAGTATTAGTAGTTGTAAACTCTAATGGTAAAAATAAAACCATAACTAAAAAAGAAAAGGTTTTCAAGAGTATAAAACTTGGTAATGCTAGTAAAGAGCAGTTAAAAACTTGGTTGGAATTATGTAATAATATGGTCCTTAATCATAATAGGCATATTGAAGAGTTGCTAGATTTAAGAAGAAGTATTGGCTTAGTAATTTTTGTTAAGCAGAATAAGTTTGAAGAGTTAAGCCATATAGAATTGCTTAATGAGATTCAATCTTTAAAAGAAGGCGCTAAGTACTTAAATACTAAGTCCCTTTCAGATTTGAATTATAATATGCTAGCAATAGAAGATATTAATGTAAATGATTTAGATGCATTTGATAATCCGAATTATTCACATGTTCCTAAGTATTTAGACATAAAGAAGATTCTGCAAAGAGAAGCTGTTTACTTTACTTATGATGAAATAAATGAGTTAAAGAAAGAATATGGAAACAATTTCTTCACTAAAACTTGTTTAGAGAAACTAAGATTTATAAAACCATTGACAGTTGATAAGTATGGGTACTCATTAGCATCTATAAAAAGTTTATTATCAATTGCTGGTAAAACAGATTTCAAGATGATGGATAACTTCCAACTTGTTGAATTATACACTAACCTTATTCCACACATGATGTCTTACGAACTTGAGTTAAAAGACAAATGGTTAAAGAATAAAAATAGATTAGAGCAAGCAATTAAAGGATGACAGCTTGGCAAATAATAGTTGGTATAGTAGTAATGGGTGGAGTAATAGTCGGAGCATACTACTCTTTTAAATATAAAGCAGACCCGATTGAATTTATACATTCACACTCTATACTATTGTTTTCTGTATTTCAACTAGTGCAGATTATAAGCGAGAACTACACAATAGCAGTTAGTATAGGAGGAGATACACTAGGTAATATGATGAGAATTCTACCATTTAGTTCTTTTGAAATGTTATTTAGTTCCTTCTTCATTATGGCATTTGTTGGTGTTCTTAGTGCAAATAATTATAAGCTTGTTACTGCTGGGATTATAGTTACCTTCTTTATGTTTATAGGTATTCTAGCTATATGTGCGGTAATATTTGCAATATGGATGGATTCTAAAGGTTATACAACTATATCACGAGAAGCTGTTGATTTTAAGATTTACTCACCGTTAAGTTGGTTTGGACTTAAAGTAACTCATTCAAATATAAAGTATGCTGCTGGAGATATGTTAGCTATATGTAACATCTGGTCAACACCTATCATTTCAATAATGGCTATTGGTATGGAGATTTACAAGAAAGTTAAAGGGGTTGCTAAAGTTATACCATTAGCTGTTGCTGGTAGTACTGCCGGCACAAGACCAAGACGAGGTACAACTGCTCCACCTGGTTCTGCTACTACTCAAACTATTGAAGATGTTAAAGGAGTCATAATTGCTGGCGAGCACGTACAGGTCCTAGATGCAGCTTTCTATAAGGATAAAGGAATATTGGCTGAAGTTGCTGATGCTAATAGATTAGTAGATTTAGGCCCAACAAGGGCAGCTTCAACTAGGTACAAATTACCAAATAATAGATTCATTCCTTGGAATAACTCCTTGAATTGGAGAGATTTTAGTAAACAGGAAATAGAAGAATTATTAGATATAATAACTAGTGCAGGTTCTTCAGGAGTAATACCTTACAAAGCTTTACAAGATAAAATGAAAGCTTCAGTACAAAATAGTTACCCTTTTTAAAAGGGGCTCTTATAATAATCCTATTAGAGGATACATTAATCACAGCATACCCAAATCAGTATGATAATGTTTATTATGATGCTGACCCTGAATGTGTAAGAGTCTTCAACGAACTTTTGAAAAGAACAGGAGCTAGTGTTGTGGTAGCTTCTAAGATTAAAGATACATTATCGCCTTTGATGCTTGACCAATGGTTTATAAGTGCAGGTATAGATTACTTACCTTCTGGTATTACACCTAATCTGGATGATACCTTTACTGATAGGTCTGGAGATATGATAACTGATAGGCATGAAATAATAGAAGCAGAAATTCATAGCTATATAGCAGAATTTAAGTACAAATATTATGTAATTATAACAAATCAAGAACTAGACCTACCTAAAAATAAGCAGTTTGTAGGCTGCTTAAAAGAACTTGGGTCGTTACAAAAATGTATTAGTGCTTTAAACTATGCTACATAAAGAAGAATTAGTTGGATTAGATTTTGAAACTTCAGGTTTAAATCCAAAAGTAGATAAAATATTATTAGTTTCTATTACTTATAAGGATGGAACTACGATAGTAAAGAAACCAGCTGAACACACAAGAGAAGAATGGATTGATTTTTATAATAGTTGTGAGCTTATTGCTCATAATGCTGTGTTTGAATTAGGTTTTATTTACCATGAGTATGGAATACTTCCTAAAGTATTCTGCACTATGTTAGGATTTCAAATCTTGACTAACGGTAAAAAAGAATTAAGAAAGAATAGTAAAGGTGAGTTAAAACTCCTAAAATTGTCTGCAAGCTTGCCAAGTGTGTTAGATAAACTTCTTGGAATAAAGATGGATAGCACACAGAAAGAACACTTACAGAAATCATTTATAGGCATGAAACCTACCGATGTTTTCTCTAAAGAGCAGTTGGACTATGCTGCTGCAGACACTATCTATATGTTTAAGTTACGAGAAGCTATTTTAGCTAAAGCTGAAAGGTTAGAGCTGATGCACATTATTAGGATGGAAAATACATTAGCACCTATTATAGCTCAAATGAATTATAGAGGTGTTAAGATAGATACAAATTCGTGGAATAAGTTAATTACTTTTTGGGACAAGAAACTTTTCGAAACAGAGAAGTTAATGGATAAAGAATTAGTTAGATTAAGTAGAATATATCCTACTATAAGGGGTGGTATCTATACTAGAGAAAGAGTTAAAGTAAAGATAGAGCAAACTTCTTTATTCGGTGATTCTAAAATTACTGAAAATAAGAATGTGGGCAATATCAATTATGCTTCTAGTGACCAGATACTTGATTTATTCACAAGGCTTGAGCTACCATTACCTATGGTGGAAGAAAGAAAGGACAATAAAGTAGTCCTTAAACCATCGAGTGGTGAAGATACACTTCAGCTTTACTTGAATGAGCATCCTGAATGTCCTTTAAAAGAGCTTCTAGAGCTGCTATTAGTTTATCGAGAGTATAGTAAATTAATAAGCACTTATGGTACAGAGTTCTTGAAGAGTTTGGATATGAATGGATTCTTATGTTCAAGATATTCCCAATGCTTTACTGAAACAGGTCGACTTTCTTCTGCTGATGTTAATCTGCAAAATATTCCTAAGAAACCTGAGATAAGAGCCTGTTTCATTCCTGATAATGAGGGTGAGGTGTTTGTGGCTGCAGATATGTCGGGTGCTGAGATTTATTTGTAACAATAATTGAATGTTTAATGATATAACGTATATTTGTGGATAACAAAAATATTATGTCATTAGTACAATTTAAAGATTTATTTATTGATTTGTATAATAGTGGAAAAAGTTATGGACATATTGCTAGTCTGTATAATACCTATCCCACTTCAATACGAAGAATAATCTCCAAGGATGTAAAACACAGAACTATTACTGAAAGTAATAGTGTGGTAAAATCAAATCCTTTTATAGATTTAAAATCGAGCTCAACAAATTATTGGTTGGGTATGTTAGCAACAGATGGCTATATTTCTTCAAATGCTTTTAGAATTGGATTAGCGTCCATACATAAAGAACATTTAGAGCAATATTGTGTCTTTATAGGCTATAATACTAAAATCACTCACTATTTATCTAAAAATTCTGATAAAAAGCAGTATAGAGTAGTTTTTACGCAAAAAGAAACACACTTATTTTTAGAGTCTCTTGGAATAACTAAGAGAAAATCTTTAACACTTAATCTAGGCATCCCAATGACATGGTCATTTATTAGAGGAGCTTTTGATGGTGACGGGTGTGTATATATGCAAAGAAGTAAATCTAATAAGTACTTACGGGTATCTATTGCTACATGTTCAGAGTTGTTTGCAAACCAAATTGTAAATTTTTTACTCTCCCAAAATATTCGTGCTAAATTAAATGGCTATAATAAAGAGGGTAGAAATAGGATTTATATAGTAACAGTTTCAGAGCAAAATTCAATAAAATCTTTTTATAATTCAATTTATTCGGAAGCCAAATTTTATCTTAAGAGCAAAAAGATGAAGTTTGATGGTCTCCTCGTAGAGCAATCTACGTGTAAAAATGTGTCAAAGTCGGTGAAGGATGCTTCTTTAATACCGAGCCAAGCTTCGCTTTAAAAAAAAGTGTTGAAGGTGTAGAGACTGGACGGCACAATCCCAGAGACAGGAATAAGGTACAGTCCAACGTGTTACCGTTGTAGAATCGCAGCCGACTACTCAGGAGATAAATTAATATCAGATTCTCTACTAAAAGGAACTGATATGCACAGCGAACTTGCCACAGTTAGTATGAATGTTATACTTGGTGATGAGACTTTTGAAATTAGTAAGAATAAAAAGACTGTTATAGTAAAGGGTAAAGATATAGTTCCACAAGACTTTAGGGATACTCATAAGTCAGTGACATTTTCAAAACTGTACAAGGGTGGATGGAAACGTATCTACGGTGTACTTGCTAAATATATCAATATGTTTAGACCTGCACATGAAAGGGAGCAAGTGTCGAAAGCTATATCAAGCGCCATTGACAAAGCAATTCCAGAACTATCAGCTTACTTAGATAGTTGTATTAAATTAGCCAACACGCCTAGACTTTTAGATGAAGAATGGTGTTGCTATCTTAGAACATCTAAACTTGGTAGAATAAGATTCTTTAAAGGGGATGACTATGGTGAAGCCGCTAATGCCCCTATTCAAGGAACTAATGCAGAGGCTTGTAAGCTAGCTATGATTTGGATGTTTCAATACTTTGAAAAGATGGGATGGGGAAGAATAGTTTTATCAGTACATGATGAGCTTGTTTGCTCAGTGCCTAGAATTCATGCAGAAGAAGCTAGAGCTAAGCTAGAAGAAGTTATGATTAAATCATTAGGTTACTTCTTAGATAAAATTCCTTCTGTTGCTGATGCAAAGATTTGCGAACACTGGGAGAAATGATACAAGTAAGAGATGCAATCAGAGCTTTTCTTAGAATTTACTATGATGAAGACTTCTTTAGTGTTGAAGTAAGTGCTACTGAATTACCTTATATTCAAGTCAAAGTGCAAGAGCAAGTAATCATGGATAACTTAGAGGAAGCAATAGTAGAGTTCTTAAAAGAACATCAATTACCAAAAGTCTATATAGATGTAGAACAATTGATATGACGAGAAATGAAAGACAAGAATTATGTATAGATAAGTGGAAAGCTAATAAAGGTATTGGAACTATTGAGGCTGTAACAGGATTTGGTAATTAAGATTGCCCTATTCAGCTGGAAAGTTGAATATGAAATGAGCAAAATCGGAGGAAGCCTGGAATGGTAGCACCGAGGTAAATTAATATGTAACAGTATTAGTCACCGTAACGCATAGAGAATGAAACTAGTGATAGAATATAATTTCTCCAAGAGTGCTCGTCGTCCAGAACGGATGAAAATATATGCTGAACAATATCTAAGAAAAAGGTATTGAAGCGTGGATAAAAAGCCACGCGATAACAAAATTGAAAACTCGTGTAGCAACCACTATATGTAAAAGAATGCTAGAGAAAAGACCTGATTCCAAAATTTTAGTCTTAGTGCCTACTACTCATTTGAAAGAACAATGGGAAAGTGAGGTTGATAGTTGTGTGGAAGTTGTTGTAATAAATACTGCTTTGAAGAAAAACTATGATGTACATTTGTTAATCATTGATGAAATTCATGCATTTGCCTCTACCACTAGAAAAGAGATATTCAATCAAATAACTTATAAATGGTTATTGGGATTAACTGCAACAGTAAATAGGCCAGACATGAAGGAAGAAGTCTTCCTAACAATTTGTCCTATTATTGATAAAATTACATTAGCAGAGGCTTTAAAGAATAAATGGGTATCAGATTTTGTTGAATATAATATTTTTATACCTGTTGATTTAACTGAATATAAAAAGAATCAAGCAACATTTAATAAGTGTTTTGCAATGTTCGATTACAATTTAGATGATATGTTCAAAGGATTAAAGGATACAACTTATGTTAATGATAAATCTTTAGAACTTAATATACCGCCCAACGAGATAAGAAGAAATGCCGCTATGGGTGTAAGGGCAATGAGAGCTAGGATAGGATTCTGTTATGACCATCCTGCAAAGATAGCTCTCACTAATTTTATATTGGCAAATACTGACCACACTACTACTAAGACCCTTACTTTTTCACAATCAAAAGAAACCGCTAAGAAAATAACTGGTGCAGTTTATCATGGTACTTTAGCTGAAAGTACGAAGAAGAAGCTTATAGCTAAACTAACTAGTGGCGAGATAACAGCATTAAATACTGTAAAAGCACTAGACCTTGGTGCAGATATAAAAGGAATTAATCAAGTGATTATATTAGCAGGAACTTCTTCCCACATTCAAAGAAAGCAGAGAAGAGGAAGAGGGATTAGATTAGAAGCTGATATTGAAAGTAAATTAGTTATTAATTTAGTCCTTGAAGGAACTCAAGATGAAACTTGGAATAGAGCAGCTACAAAAGGAGAATCAAAATACATAAAAAATGTCACACTCAGGCAATTTATTTCAGGATTTGACGTCGATGTTGATAAGACCGAACAGCATATTCTGGGATAACTACTTTGATTATAGATTCTATACTGGTAAGCTTGTTTTACAAACATTAAATTCAGAAGTTAAATACTATTCCCCACTTAGAGATTTTGAAGTATGGTTAATCACACAGAGATTTATTCTGGAAGCTTTCAATGAAGCAACTACACCATTAGTTCCAAGAATCTACGAAAGGAATGAAGATGTTATAGAATTTTTTATACATGAAAAATTTGGAGACACAATAAGATTACAAGGTTCAACTAAGCTATATTTGTTACCGACCAATAAGGAAGGTTTCATTAATACTATAAAAGGTGAGGGCTATATTATCCGCCTTTGAGTATTCTGTTTTCTTAAAGCTTAGAACTTATGACTATCGAAAAACAATTAGATATAATGTGCAAACTCGGCATACAAGCTGAGGATTATTTCCTTATTGAAATATTGCACATTTCACACGAATATAACCAAATGGCACTGGCCTACAAATACTTTGAGTTTAGTGATGGTAAAATTCATATTAATTATGGAAGGTTAAATAAACTCACAGAACTAGGTATTCTAGAACCATTTGACAGCTCTGGACCTTTCTTCTACGAAAGTCTACAACTAACAAAGAAGTTTAAATCAAAATTCTTTATTGAAGCTTTGATTCATGGTCAAGAATTATGGGATGCTTTCCCAATCGAAAGGTCTTATAGAATAGATGGTAGAGCATTGCTTACCAGAAAAATAGGTAAAGAATTCGCTTCCCTTGAAGATTTCTTTTTGTGGTACGGGAAACAAATTAGATTTTCACTACCAATACACAGAGAAGTCATGGCAGGATTAGAAATAGCAAAACAGCAAAAGCAAATCGACTTCACAATAGAAGATTTTATTAAGAACAAGATGTGGGAGAATTTCAAAGAGGAACAAAATGCTGTCAAATTTATATGAAGGCTACAGACATATATCAGAGGTAACGAAAGAAACCAACAAGTACATTGAGCAAATAAGAGCTGGTAACTTAAAACCTCTATTAACATCTTCCCCAAAAGAACAGGATAACATAGGCGGGTACTACCCGTCAATGCAGGTTGTGATTGCAGCAAGGTCAGGTCAGGGTAAGACAGCACGAATAATCCAAGATATTAAGGATTTTTGTGACCCAATACTTAATCCTTACTACAAAGATAAAGTCATTGTTCTGTTTGATACTTGGGAAATGCCTGGTTGGAGAAATGTTCTTAGAATGTATTCTAGTGGATTAGAAAAGACTGTAAATAGTATTCTTAACTTCAAAACTCCGTTAGAAGAAGAGTATTATGAAAGATTATTAAGTTTATCTAAGGAACTAGACCATTACCCAATTTATTTCAACCAAATAACTGAAAACGTTAATGTTTGGTCAGCTAGAAAACATAAGATAATTAAGGATAATCCTGATTATCAATTTGTAGTAGTTGTAGACCATACTAGGTTAGTTAGTAAATCGAAAGAAAGAACTGAAGAAGAACTTATAACTAGTTTTATGAAGGCTGGTATGGAGTTGAAGAACTCTACTGGTGCAATTACTATATTTCTATCACAGTTAAATAGAAATATTGAAACTGCTGCTAAAAGTAGAGAAGACATTGGTAAAAGTCTTGTAGTAGCTTCAGATATATTTGGTGCTGACTCTGTTATGCAATGTGCTGATATTGTGCTTACTATGCACAGACCTGGCTACTATGGCTTAGAGTTTTTTGAGAAGATACCAACAGGTAAGTCCAAGCTAGACCCAACAAAAGAAGATGATTTAATGCTACTTTCAGTGCTTAAACAGAGGGATGGGTGGACTGGGACTATAGTACAGAAACATGAACTCAAATACAATCGTATTTGGGATTATCCAACAACAGAATTACCTTCTAGGTAATAAGTAGCTTAACGTTTTTTCAATATGAAAACATGGCTAATCTCGTTGCTGTTCTTGCTCTTTCAGGTCAGGGTAAATCTTCCTCAATCGGTAAATCCGAAAAATTAGGAATAAAAGGCTTAGACCCTTCCACAACGTATTTAATTAATACTATAGATAAACCTTTACCATTTAAAGGTTGGAGAAAATTGTATAATGCAGAGTCAAAAAACTATGTTACAACTAGGGACCCAGCAGTAATAGCTAAATTACTTGTTGCTATTGATGGCAAACCAAGTATTAAGGCTGTTGTTATTGATGACTTTCAATACATCATGTCTGGTAAATTTATGGATGATGCTAAAGTTAAAGGTTACGATAAATTTACAGATTTAGCTAAACAGATTTGGGATTTACTTGAAACAGCTAGAAGTCTAAGACCTGATTTGACTATATTTATTCTAAGTCACGCAGAAGAGTATGCTGATGGTGGTCAAATGTGTATGAAATTCAAGACTATTGGTAAACTACTTGACGAAAAGGTAGTACTTGAAGGACTATTCACTACTGTTCTTTATGGCGAAGGCGCCATCGAAGGCAATGTAGTTAAGAAATGGTTTAGAACTCAATCATCAGGTACAGACACATGTAAGTCTCCTGCTGATATGTTCCCAGATATAAAAATACCTAACGATTTAGGATATGTTTTAGAATGCGTCCAAGCATATGATAATTAAATTAAAAAAATAAAGTATAACACATGTAGAAACTCTTACTTATATATCAAATTCTTATGAATCTTATTAATGAAATCCTAGCTAATACTAAAAAAGCTCAAAAACTTGCAGAAGAATCTTTTGATGCAAAAGTGTATAAAAACAGTATCAAGTTATCACAATCATTTGTGAATAGTGCAAAAATCGAAGAAACTAATAGATTCTTCGTAGGTGTAAGAGAAAACAATGATGTAGTTCTCGTTGTGAATAGGGGAACTTTAGGTGAAAAAGGTACTTTAGGTGCTAAGATAAATAAATCTAATTCATTCCAATATTCAGGAGAAAAGCGTAGTATTGTAACCAACTTAGGAACTGTATTCACTCTTGAATTAGTAGAAAACTCAGAAAATCCTGTTTACAAATTCGTTGCAAAACCTTTGGAAGCTTCAGTTAAAGAAACTGAATTAACTCAGGTAGTTGACGAAATACAAGCTTAGTTTATTTTTATTAAGAGTAAAACATACTAAGTATAAATTAAATTCTTAATAAGAAAAAAACTATGAAATTCGGAATCGACCCAGCAACCATCTCTAAATCAACATATTTAGGTTTAGGTCTACACAAAAATGTCGTTATCAGTGTCAACAAAGAAGAAAAAACTATAAAAGATACTGGTGAAGTAAAGAATATAGTAAATATTATATTCACAAATGCCAACGGCTCATTCAAACTTACAGAATGGGAACCAACTGATAAAGACACAATAAGAGGTGCTTTTGAAACTGGTGGGCAAAAACCATCAGCTGTTGAACAACTGATTCAAAGAATTAATGTTATTACATCAGGAGTTGGTTTACCTAACAAATATGAATTCTCATCTTTTGATGATATGTTTAATTACTTAAAAACAGCTGAAGGTAAAACAGGTGATTTGAAGATTACTAAACTTCGTTCAGGATATGTAGATATTAATAAATATGTTAGTGGCGTTGGTGACAACGGACTACTATATTTAAAAAAGGATGGTAAGTTCTTCGGGCAAAACTTAATTCTTACAGCCGACGAAGCTAAGAGTATTGAAGTGCTAGAAGCTTCCAAAGCTAAACCATCAGATATTGAAAAAGCTACTGTAGCCGCAGGAGTTGACATTGCAAACTTAGTATAAGAAAACATAAAGTAGGGGAGAGGTTAAGTCTTCTCCCCTTATTTTTTTTTATTATGAAAATAGAAAGTACACCAATAGTTACAAAGCAGTATTTAAAAGATTCGATTGGAGAAGCTGCTATTATAGAATATTATCTTAGAGTGCCGATTCAGTCAGGCTTATTTAAATCGCCATTGAGAACTGATAATAATCCAACTTGCAGTCTTTATTTAAATACTGCTGGTGAGATTCGAATGAAAGATTTCGGAAATGGATTTAATGGTAATTTCATCTCTATTGTAATGGAAAAGTTTGGTATTACATATAGTCAAGCTTTAAAGAAGATTTATCAAGATATGAAGGGTGGTAAGATTCCAGAAGTTTCTAGTATTCCTACACTACCAACTGAAAAAGAATACAAACAAATTTCGGTAACATTAGGTACTATGGAAACTAAAGACCTTAATTACTGGAAGCAATTTGGAATTACTCCAGATATTTTGGAACTATATAAAGTGTTTAAATGCGAACATGTCTGGATTAATTACCAAGAAGATATGTACCCACATTATTCAACTAGTCCAAGAATGCCTATCTATGGTTATTATTTTGGAACAAATAGATGGAAGATTTACTTTCCAACTAAACAATCTCTTAGATTTTTATGCAATACAGATACAATTCAAGGCTTAAAGCAATTACCTGACACAGGAGATTTAGTTATAGTTACTAAGTCTATGAAGGATGTTATGTCATTTCGTGCTTTAGGTTTATGGGCTATAGCCCCTCAAGGAGAGTCTAATAGATTATCTGCTGAGTTAGTCCATAACCTAAAATCTAGGTTTACTAATGTTATTATCAATTATGATTGGGATACTGCTGGTAAACTAAGTATGATTAAGGTAAGAAATGAATATCAACTTGCTTGTGTTGCAATATCAAGTTACCGAAAGAATCAAGGATATAAAGACATCAGTGATTTAATCAAAGGGCTTGGATTTGAAGACGCTAAGAAGGAAGTAAACAAAGTCTTGCAACTTTTAAAGGATAACAAGTTGAGGACTAAATCCTGTAAAGCTATTAGATATGAACGAGAATCCAGAAGTCAAATTAATTTATGATAGACAATGTGGTTGTGGCAATATAATAAATTATAGTTGTAAAGCATCTTGGAAGAAAGCTAATGATGCTGGTACTAAGTGCAAAAAATGCACTCATTCTAAACCTGATTATATTAAGTTATGGAATAGGTTTAAGAAATCTGCAGAAGATAGAGATAAAGAATTTACTATACCTATTGAATACCTACAAGGTTTACTCGATGGATGTGGGAGGAGGTGTAAATACACAGAACAAATATTAGATTATGATGACATGTCATTAGACAGAATAGATAGTTCAATAGGTTATATACAGGGAAATGTTGCTTTAGTGGCTAAGCCTGTCAACATGATGAAACACGTATATTCTGATGCTAAATTTCAGAGTTACTGTAAGCAAGTAGCTGTTAAACAGGACTTTCAAAAGTTAGTTGATGAAAATAAAAGATAAAGAGTACTTCTCAATTGATGCTATTAGCAATAGTAAACTAAAGCTATTCAATCCAGAAGAAGATGGTTCTCCAGAAAGATATGCACAAGGATATGATGAGTACGCGGGGTACTGTAAAGCACTAGTTACAGGTTCAGCATTGCATGCAGTGCTTGAAGAATTTAATAGGTTTGCAACTATACAGGCTACAAGACCTAGTGCAAAATTAGGAGAAGTTTGTGACAAAGTAAGGCTAGATAATTCGGAAAGAGAACTTGATGCAAAGATATTAAGTGCTTGTAAAATAGTTGATTACTATGCTAAAATGGCTGATGAAGATTTGTTAAAAAAGATTAAAGATAATGCAACTGCATGGACATATATTAATACACCAATTGTAGAAGATGCTATTATAGTTTCTCCAGATATATATGAACAAATAAAAGGTTGCTATGAATCAGTACTTAATAATAGGACCTGTATTCAAGCTATGAATCCTGGAATAGCAGTAGACATTTTTAAAGAAGATGCTTACTTCCACACTTTTGAAATACCTATTAATGGCGATAGTGGTAAGACTAAATTAGTAGAATTAAAAACTAAAGCTAAGTTAGATAACTGGTCCATTGACCATAGATACAAAAGGGTTATAATAAATGATTTTAAAACATTAGGCTATCCTCTTGAAACTTATGGTAATAAGATAGTTACTATTCCTGGTGGAGAAACAAGAATAAATCCAGGAATGTTTGTTACAAGAAAACATTACAGACAGATGGCATTCTACGCTTTTCATTTAGTAGAGTATCTTAGAAAAGAATTTAGAAATATCAATGATTATAGTTTAACACTAAATATGATAGTTGTTGAAACTAGAAAACCTTATAGGTCAGCACTTTTTGAAATACCTCAGAAATATATTGAATACGGTAATGCAGAATATCAAAGGCTACTAAAAGGTATCGCCTTTTGTGAAGTATATGGCTATACCAGCCCTGAAAAGTATATACTATGACAGATGAAGAATTATATAGTTCTCTAGCAAGGTCGTTAGGAGTTTGGGAATCTCTTGTACCTGAATTCAATAAAGAGTACATGAAGAAACTACTATCTTTTATAAAGAGTCGACGTAGTCAAATAAATGTATATCCAGGCGGTCCTGACATGTTTAGAGCTTTCAAAGAATGCCCAGAAGTATCAGTTAAAGTAGTTATTATAGGACAAGACCCGTACTCATCACCAGGAGTTGCTGATGGACTAGCATTTTCTACTAGAAAAAAATGTGATGAATACAGAGAAATTTTAAGAACTGTTCCATCTTTAGCAAAGATACTAGAACATATAGATTTTGATTTAAGATTATTTCCACCTTCAGAGTATACAGATTTATCTTGCTGGGCAAGACAGGGTGTACTACTTCTGAATTCTTCACTAACAGTTGAAGAGAATAGACCTTTATCTCACAAAGATTTAGGTTGGGAAATATTTATTAAGAATACAATTGAAGTACTTAACAAAAAAGAACATTTAGCCTGGTTATTGATAGGTTCAGAAGCTCAAACTTTAGAATCGTTAATCACCAATAAACATTTAAAGATTCTCAATGAACATCCTGCTTTTGCAATAAGGAATAATAGAGAGTGGAATGGTAATAAATGTTTTAGTACTATAAATAAGTTTCTTATTTCTAAGGAACTAAGACCAATAATTTGGAATGAAAGTTGATTATAAAGTAAATGAAATTCAAGCACAGAGTTCAATATTATGCACTATTGACCCAGCTAATGTAGCGCATGCCTTCAATCTCCTTATTAATACTTATGCTTCGCCATTACAATCATGTTTGAGAGAACTAATATGTAATGCACAGGATGCAGTAATAGAGAAAGCACAACACTTAGGCGAATCATTAGACGGCATATTAGAAAAAAGCCCTGTAGTAGTTACAAAAAGAGGAATAAAAGCAGCAGGGTACATAGACATAGAAGACTTTGGTTTAGGTCTATCTCCTGAAAGAATAGAGACTCTTTATAAAAGTCTAGGGGCTTCCAGTAAAAGAGGAAGTAATAGTACTGTTGGTGGTTTCGGTATTGGTAGATTTTCTGCCCTAGCTTATAATAACTTTATGGACATTGTATCTGTTTATGATGGTGTTGAATATAGATACCAACTAGTAAATAATACAGTTCCTGAAATTTTACCATTAGGTGCAATACCTACTGATAAGCGTAATGGAACTAAAGTTAGTATCCCTATTAAACCAGAACACTTTCAAAATATAGAAGATACTGTTGTCAGTATAGTACCTTTGTTTAAAGGAGTGATACTTAATAACTTCAAAGTAGTACTACCAAAAGTAATTGAGTTTGACAATTTTTATATAGTAGATTCTAGTTATGGAATAGCTCTTGGCCCTGTTTTATATCCAAACCCTTCTGTAATACCAAAAAGCTACAACCAGCTTAAAAATTATATTAAAGATATAGTATTAAAATTTGATATAGGAGAACTGGCTGTAACTCCAAACAGAGAAGAACTTATTTCTGATAAGAAACTGGAACAAGCTTTAGAGAATAAAGCTAAGCTGTGTATTAACGAACTAACACAAAAAGGAACAAAAGTATTAGAAACTGATGAAAATAGAGCACTATACATGTGTCTATTTAATAAGGCTATTAATTACTATAATTATCCTATTCAAGTTAAAATGGATAGTGTTGTTAACACTATTAGTCTTAAGTTTGATATGAGGTTAGCAGATGTTCAGAAAATTATAATTAATACATTTAGATTCTATAGTTTAGAATTTAAGAATTATAGAAATAGAGAGAAAGTGTGGAAGCGTATTGATGCTCTGAACTACGATGATTTAGATAAAGCAGCAGTTAAATCTTCTACAACTAAATTTTATAAAGCTAAAGATGCATTGATGAAATCTAAGTATATTCTGGAAATTGTAACAAATATGTCTTATAGTGATAAAGAAGTAAAAGTAGTTGAAGAGGTAGCAAATTTATTCTTTTTAAATAAAGAAGAGTATGATACTTTAAAAGGACCTAAAATATCAAAAGCTCCTGGTTATGTTAAACCAGTAGTTAAAACTGTTGACCCTATGATTACCTATAGTCCTGGAAATGGTTCTTTTAAACAAGAATTAGAGTCAGTTCTTATAGGGAGGAATCCATTTTGGTGTAAACATGCAGAAAAAGATTTGTATACACCAGTTCCTAAAGAATTAAATATAGAAATAATAGTTCTTGCTGATGCATCTACAACTCTAAAACTAAGAAATACTCTACAGCATATAGATTACTTTATCGGCAATAATAAGGCCAAGATACAAGAACTAAATGAGCACCACTATTGTTATAATAAGAAAGATTCTGTTCACCCGACAGCTGCAGAGCTCTACAAAAGAATGAGTGCTCGATTAGGTATTACAAAGGCAGAATATAGTTATGTAAGTCCCCGACCTAGCAAGTTTGTTGAAGTTGGTATGTCTTCAAACATTCTAGAAAAGATAAAGTTCTGCGCACTTACAGAAACAATATCAAAAGTATCGTACATTAGCCCGTTCGCTAACTGTTTTCAGGATGATGCAGAAGTACTAAAAGAAAAGAAAGACATGGAGGATGCCTTATTAGAACAATATAAATTAAATTTAAGTACAATGATAAAAGAAGTTACTACATTAATAAAATGACAACAACAGCATTCAGTGACGGAACTAACCATATAGTGACTGTATGGTTACAGTCTTCCGATACGTATCTTACAGGCACATTCAGTCTGGACGATTTTGTCACACTACAATTAAGTCTAGCGGATATAGACAAAACAAGTCCAACAGCTGATGAAGATAATGGGCCAAGACTTAAAAAGTTTTTCCAAGAACACACAATAGAAGGAAAAGAGCTTACTGCACATAAGCTTGAAATTGATGAAGCTACTAGAAAAATTAAAGATTGGAATAAGGTCTTGACTGATTTCTGTGTTAAATATCCAGTTTATTCAGTTCTTAATGATAATTTGATTTACAAAGGAATTAAGATAGCAGTTCCTGCTGACCTTACTGAACAATTATTAGAAGGTACAGAAGAAGAAGTATCAGCTTATACTAATTTCTGGGCTAATTTACTTCTTAATCCTACTCCAGCAGTAAGATTAAATATTTTTAAATGGTGTAAGAATAATGGTATTAAGATTACTCCAGATGGTTATTTAGTTGCATACCGTGCAGCTAATTTAACTAAGAAAGGAAGCTTTCCTTTCTTACGTAGAACTTTGTATGCTCTTAACAATAAACTATCAAAAGGTGCTAACTTAGAAGGTTTACGAGTAATGGAAGACGGTTCAATATTTGAAGGTCTAGAAGGTGGTGTTGGTCTGCTTGAAAACTATTACAAAATAGTGAGTTTACCACTTAATGACGAAACAGCAAGAACCTATACCGATGCTCATACAGGTACATTTACTTATCAAATAGGTAAAGTAGCTCAAGAAAGCAGTCTAGTAGTAGATAGAGTTCAATCAAATACCTGCTCAAAGGGCTTGCACCTTGGTAGCAAAGACTTTGCATTTAGCGGCTTTGGTAATACAATGCTTGGTTGCTTAGTTGACCCAAAAGATATTTGTGCTGTACCTATTGATGGTTATCACAAAATTAGGACTACCCAGTTTTATCCATTCACTGAATTTAAAAATATGGAAATGCTTAAAGCATTTAATGATGATGAAGTAGATGTATTTACTATACCATTTACAGACAAACTGTTTAATCAAGCTCAAGGCTTAAATATAGAAGAATTTGAGTATGTCAATATGTTTATGCAAGGTTTAGATTATAGTGTAAAACGCTATCAACAAGTTCTTGATGAACTTAATATTACTTTGCCTAATGAACAAGACACTACTGTGTCTTTTGAAGATAAGTTGCAATTAGTTACTGATAGGTTTAAAAAACTATGAGCGAATTAGGCTTAAGATATAACCAAGGTAAAACCAGACTTGACCTAGTCGAGCCTGGTTTTATTGAAGGCCTAGGAAAAGTAATGACTTATGGTGCTAATAAGTATACCGTTGTAGTTGATGGAAAAGAAATAAGTGGTGCTGACAATTGGAGAAAAGGGCTACCATTTAAAGATGTGTTGGCATCTGCTAAAAGGCATTTAACTGCAATTGAAAGTTATGAAGATTATGATGAAGAATCAGGTTTAATGCACATACATCATATTGCTGCGAATCTAATGATGCTTGGTGAATTCTATCATAGTCATCCTGAATTGGATAATAGAAAGAAACCTTGGGAAACTCAACGAAAAGTGGGATTAGATATTGATGAAGTTCTTGCAGACTTTGGCGAAGCTTACTGCGAAAGATATAACTTAGACCCAGAATTCTATCATTGGAACTTTGATTATAAGGTTATGGATAGGCTGACAGAATTAGCTAAGGATGATGAATTCTGGGCAAAGATTAAGCCGCTAAATAAAAATCTAAAGTTTGAACCTCATTGTTATATAACAGCGAGGCCTATTCCTGCACATCTAACCGAACTTTGGTTATTTAAAAACAAATTTCCATGTAAACCTGTTTACTCATTAGTTGTTGATAAAGCAGAACTATGCACAGAATTAGGTTTAGATATTTTTATTGATGACCACTACAAAAACTTTGTAGAAATTAATAAAACTAAAACAGTTTGTTATCTTTACACTCGTCCGCATAATATTAAATATGCTGTTGGTGCAAGGAGAATAAATAACTTAGAATCATGGAAACCATAATATTCTTTATAGGATTAGCACTCTTTATGGGTGCTATCCTTTTATCAAGCCGAAAATTTACGTATTACTATAACGGCTTTAAAGTTGAGATATATGAAAAATTCACTGGAGGCTGCACGATTTATATTGATAATGAGCTTTTACAGATTCGTGCAGATAATAAAGCAAAAGCTAAATCAATCGCAAACAATGTTATCGACAATAAACTTATTTGAATCAAAACTAAGCAATAAGGTTATTTTTGAATTGTCAAAAGAACCTTTAGACCATACTTGGGTTAAAGTAAAGAGTATGGAAGAATTTGACGAAGTAGTTTTAAAGAAGGGTATGCCCGGAATTATTTCCATAGGAAGCGGCTTTATTATAAATCAATTAATTGATGAAATGTATGTAGAGTTTACTGCTAAAAACTGCTTCCCGTTACGTTTATGGATACACAGCGAAAAACAATCAGATTTAGATACCGCTATTCATGCTATTAATCGCAATGAAGCTAAACTTAAAGAACAAGGACAAGGTCCTGCCATTAGAAATTACCAACTTAAAACTATACTTTCATTCAAATGATTATAAGAGTATCTGTTGAAGAAGAAATAGATGATGAAGATTGGATTGAACAAAATCAACCTTTTAAAATTCCTTTTTCAGTTCTTGAAGAGCAGCCAGAGCTTATACCAGTAATGATAAACGAAGAATATCATTTACATGACGGTTACTGGTACTCTGGTGATAGGAAACTAGAATTTGGTTCTACTGAATTCCTTTTTCTAGAAGAATATGTATGTGGCCAAAGCTGTTTAATTGCTACCACAACATTATATAATAAGATAAAACCTTATTGTAGCTTCGAAGAATTTTTTCAAATGTGTATATTTGAAAATCCAGAACTGCCTATTGTTCAAATAGGTGAAAATGAATTCCCTGATAACCACGAAAACTGATGTTAGAACTCGATAAATGTATAGTATTAGGCAAATACGACGGCATATTTTATAATCACTTAGGTAAAAATAAAGTAGTTTTTAACGGAGATTATGAAGAATTTAGTTTTGAAGATTTGGAGGCACTGTTTGAATATCAAATCGAGCATCAAGATAAATTAAGCTTTATTATTAATAAGGAATTACTAGAATTAATATACTCTAACACTAAAAGCGATTTAGCTAAGTTAGTAATCAAGCATCAGAATTGTTTTAAATACGTTGAGCATTGTGATGAATATTTAGTCACTTCATGTGGTATATCAAATCACTGGTATCAAAAGGTTTTCAGACCAGTAATCATAGGTTTTAAGAACGGACTATTTAAAAGTAAGTATGATATTATTCAACAACTAAATATTGCACTAAGTATTAATCTTGGAGAACTAAATCATAACAGTAGTCCAGTATCAATAAGTTTAACAGATTTAACTGCTGACCCGCTTAAAGGCTTTAAACAAATTATTTATGGTTCACCACATCAAACGATTAAAACGAAATATGAGCACATTATTATCATGGACTAATCTAGTTGTATTATTAACAATCTTAGTAGTTCCAGGTGGATTATTTTTAACATTACTATATGTATATAATAAAAGGAAAAATTCCAAAAGAGGAGTTTAGGTATCTGCTTTCATTTTTTAGTAGATTGCTAAAGAGGGCTATATCAGATAAGGATATGGTAGATTATAGAACAACTCCTTACGAAATTCATATATGGGATGAGAATAAGGAGTTTCTAATTAAAGCTGGTGATATTAGTCAAACCTACATTGAGTCGTCGCCACATTTGAATTTAATAGTAAAGACTCTTCTGCTTTACTGCGAAGATAGTTTTGGATTACAAGTAGAATCTAATGAAGAATGGTCAGATGCGCAAGCACTCTATAGTTCTTTATGATACAATTACATATTCCTGATTACATCATAAAGTTTGTCAACAGGCAAAAGTTTGATGGAGTAGATTATTATTTTGACCAAGCATTACAAACATGGTTTCCAGATGTAGAAGAAATATCAGAAGATGATTCTTTCTTTAATGATTTTTTGAATGGTTGCAGATGCAACTGTGGTAATATATTACTAACAAGTAATCAATTAGTAGAAGAAGGTATTTTATATGAGCGCATCACTGGCTCATTTGCATTTATAAGAACAAGCTTTGAAAAAGCATCACCGTATAGACAATATATTAATTATATTCATACTGATAATAATATTGTTAATATGCTTGAACTTCTTAAAACAAATACCTTACGTACAGAAATTATAGCAATACTAGAAAATAAACCAATATTAAAATATGACTTTTAAAACATCCTCCCCAGAATTTCTCACTGTGTTTATTGATTTATACAATAAACCAGATGTTAAGTTTGCAAAGATTTTCAAACTGCCAGAAGGTTATCAAGCTACATATACTTATTCAATAGGTGGTGTACGCAACACATTAGTCCACAAAACCTTAGATGAGCTTATAAGTGTGTTACTTATAGCTGAGAATGCGTTTAAAAAACTATAGATGAAATTAATTAAAGCTGAGGACTTACCACAAGAAGTTGTTAAGAAGAATAGAAACTCTACCAAAATACAAATTGTTATTGGTTTAATCTATTTTACTATACTGTTAATATGGTTGAGGGCCGTCAATATTCCATTCCTTGCTAAATTGATTATGACAGTAATTATGGGTATCATGTTGGAGAAGATTGCTAATTGGTTCATTACTCCAGTAACTTTTATAATTACTAGGTCAGATTATAGAATTGCCCATGACGAAGATTCAATAGTGTGGCAATGTGAATGCCAAGCTAAGTATGCAATAGCCACATTAATCGATTTACAAAACGATTATGATAGAGATTTCTTTGATATAGATATTTATGTGTGATACTTCGCGAATAGTAGTAATAAATAACCCTATACCAAAATATAGGGTTATTTGTAAAGATGGAATTTATACATTAACTATATGAAAACTTTGTTTAAAAAGAAGTACAAAGTATACTGTAATTGTCACCCAGAAACTTGCTGCCATTTTGATGGTTTTTATTGGACTGGTGAAACTTACAGGCAGTATGAAGTAAAACTTAATAATTAAAAAACTATGAAAAATAAAAATTTCAGTCAAGCGCTTAGAGCACTAAAAAAAGGTAAGAGGGCGACAAGAGATGGTTGGTGTGGGTACACCATGTTTGTATATTTAGTTTCAGCAGCTAGTTATCTAGCTCGAACAGAAATAGCAAAAGAACATTTTGGTGAAGGTGCTTTAGTACCTTATCGTGCTTATTTAGCATTAAAAACGGAAGAAGGGGATATTGAAGTGTGGTCACCTACTAATAGTGACATTCTTGCAGAAGATTGGATTATTCTTAATTAAATTTTTATAGGGTTGTAGAGGGTAATTAGATACCTACAACCCTATTTTTTTATCTAAGAAAATGATATTTGAACATAAAAATTATTCTAAATAAAAAAAATGAAACAGATTATAAGAGAAGAGGTTTGTGTTAAAAACTTCGAAGGAGAATACTATAATGTTCGTTTTTCTGATTTACCAAAAGATATTCAAGAGAATGATATTATTAATATCATTAGACAAGAATATAGTGAAAGTAATTTTTGGGATGCTTTCACCAAATTGATAATCACCAGAGAGAGATTAGAAACTGAAGAAGAATATCAAAAAAGAATTGCCAAAAATAAAGAATTACGGAAAGGTAGATATGAAACTTACCTTAAATTGAAAGCAGAATTTGAATCATTATAGATATGGAAAGTAAAACTTATTATCATAATTTAACCAAAAATTGGTTTAATAAGAGTGACTACAAGGATGCTGTAGAAAGTAGTGACATAGGTGATATTATTAAAATATCATTTTCAGGCAATGCGCTTGTTATAGACTTAATTAAAGAAGATTTAGAGATTGAAAGCAAAGGTGAATATGCTTGGGCAAGAAAACAGTTTTTAGATTACTTTAAAAAATTCCATGAAGTTGATTTAATTCAAAATAAAATTAAACAGAAAATTTTAACTACAATTAGTGATTTGTGTACAGATTTTCTTTACTATGATAGAAAAGATGGTGCAGAATTAAAAATGGGACAAATTGAAGAAGCAGTTAAAAAAGGTGAAATAACTATTGATGAAATGGTTGAAAAATTTAGAAAAGAACTTGAAAGTGGAATAGATATATCAGACTTTAATTAAATTTAAATGGAAAAAAAAGTATTAAGAAAAAATATTGATTTTTATTTTAGTTGGACTTATGGAGTTAGTATTGGAAAGTTAAGAGAAGATTTGGACGAACTTGAAAAACTAGGAGCAGATGAAGTTATTATTGAACTTGATAGTTATGGTGGTTCAAATAGCATCTCGATAGAAGCATTTGGAGAACGTCTTGAAACAGATGAAGAATGTAAATTACGTATTGATAGAGAGAATAAATGTGAAGAGCAGATTAAAAACGAAGAATTAGCTGAATTAGAAAGACTTAAACTGAAATACAATCAATAAAAATAATGAATTTATATAAAATACTCGTAAAGCACTTAGCGCCAAAAGATTCACATGAATCTGTCGAGTGTTATATGATAGCAGAAAATGAATCAGAGTTATACGATTTGCTTTGTGAGTTTACCTATTGGAATGAAAAAGATGTGGAATGTTTTTGCGAATTACATATACCAGATTTTCCAGAAAGTTTTACATACGAATATTGTGAAAAAGCAATGAAAGAGTATATTATTACTACTAAAGGCGAGATAGGTTCACGTTGGGCTGGTTGGGATGATTTATATTATGGTAAAACCCATTATGGTTGGGAATTAGTAAAAGAGAATATTTCAGAAGAAGAAATAAAAGTATTGACGGAATTAAATATTTTAAAAAGTGATTAAACTTAAAGTTTGGTCGCAATTGGTGGAGCAGCTTAGAAGTAATAGGAAATAAAATTCGAAAAACGAAGATAATAAAAAAATGAAATACAAATTATTGCGTAATTTACCAGGTATAAAAGCAGGTGAACAAGTATTCTACGATAATACTTGTTATAGAGTATATGGAAATGGTTCTTCTATCAATTTCTCAATCTCGACAGTAGTAGACAATCCAGAATGGTTTGAGCTAGTTTCAGAATTTAAAGTTGGTGATATTGTAGTGTTAGAAGATTTTACAACCAAACTATTAAAGGATATATTTAAAATTGTTTTCATAGGTGATTTTGTCTTAGATGAGAAAAATAACGCTTATCAACAATCTCATTTAAGATTAGCCACACCAATCGAACAAATAGAATATTACCAACAACAAGGTTGGGTGAAAGGTGCTAAATTTAAGTTTAACGATAAGACTAGAACCTTAGCTGGTTTACACTGTTCAGATTTATCAAACTACACCGTATTAACACTTGACGATAAGAACAGATATGAAAAAATAGAAGATTGTGAACTAATCAAAGAATCAGAATATCCGAAAAGATGGGAAGATTTACCAAATATTGTTGGTTACTGTTTAGACGAAGATTCCGAATTAATGTCAGTTCAAGAAATCAATTGCTTACATCATAGTTCGTGGAAAGGTGTTTACAGTAATGAAAAACAAGCAATAAGTGCTTTAGCTTTTGCCCAACTTTCACAGTTACATAAAGCAATAGTAGGTAGTTGGGTTCCTGATTGGGTGGAGAACAAAAATACAAAATACGTCATTGAACGATATAATAATGAACTTAATGTTATTACAATCTGGACTAAATTTTACCCATTAGCTTTTCCTGTAAAAGAAATGGCTGAATTTTCATTAAAATATCACGAGCAGCTTTGGAAACAATTTTATCAGCTAGATTAATATGCAATATTCATCTAAAAAATTATTAGGATATTGCTGAAAAATATTTGGTAATATTGTAACAGAAGCTTTAATTGAAGTAGAGTATGAATTAAACACTATATATGAAGTTGAAGAATTTGTTGGTAAACATTACGATTTTAGCTCTAAGAATAACATTTTAGGTTTATCTAATGTTTGTGATATAATTATTGTGTTCATTAATGGTGTTAAAATAAGAATAGAGCACTCTGAATGGTGTAGTTTATGTAAACTAAACTAAAATGAAACAAAAATTAATAAAGTTGTCAGAAATTCACTATATAGTAGTTGACGATTCTGTAATAAAGAAAGAAAGTTTTGTGTTTCAACAAAACTTTGAAAAAACTAATAATCAAATTATTAAAATTGAAACTGAATTTCAAGCTCATACGGCTGGAGAGCCTATGAAGAGTATGAATCTAAACAAAAAAACAGCAATAAGTATCAAGGAGAAGAGATTGAGCTTACATAGAAGTTATAGATGACGTTTTATTACCTGACGTATCGAGCTGCGATACTATTTGATTACAACACGATATACGAGTTACAATATATACAGAACATGCTATATAAAGATAGTATTGGATAGTAATTTTAAGTTAAATAAATAATAAATAATATGAATAAATCACAAGAATTTCTAGTTAATGAATTAGGCACATCTTACATGTTGCCTAAGTTTGGAGTAGTTGATAGCAAAGGTATTCAAAAAGTAATTGAACTTGAACCTGGTGTACATCCTACAAAAATGAAAGACAGGCCCGATGCTTATCAAGAAATCACTTTTGTTAGAGAGGATAAAAGAACTGTAACAAAAGAAGAGTTCAAATCTATTGTTAGCCACACAAATGACATAGCTCCTTGTATTGGTAAGCCAGAATTTGATATTGATATGATGCAATGGAAAACAGAAGCTACCAATGAATCTTTGGAAAGTGGTAATTCATATTATTCACAATATTATAGGAATGTTGAAGCAATAAACAACTACCTTAATCCAATACCAAGAGTTGATGGAATACTTCACGAACAGCTTCTGGGAGTAATGATAACTGATTTAGAATACAAGATTAGCCTAGTCCCTTCAGAAGAATCTAATGAAGCACTAAAGAATCTTAAACAAGCATTGTTTTGGCTGAACGAAAGGACAGCTAACCGAGTTAAAAGACAAGTAGAGGGAACTTATAAGCAATAAAAATTATGCTAAACTATTTTAAATGGTATCGAAAATTAAGAGGTGGTATCTGGTATAAAAATTATATTGAATCTTATACGTTTGAAGATGGAATAGCTTCATTATATAGTTATTATGAATGGAGCCGTGAAGCATTAAATGTTGTCGAAACAGAAGATTACTGAAGTAACCCAGTAAAACATTTTATGTAATTTTAAAAACTGTAAAATGAGAAAAGATTATGACAAACTTCATTAACTGGTTAGAGGGGTATCTTGAAGATAAACTAACCAAAGAACAAATAGAAAGAATTAAGGAGAAGTATAGTAAAGAGATTCATGTTACACCGATAGGTGGGTATCCGCCACACAATGATTGGTCGCCTGGCGATTATCCGCCATATAATCCATTTCCTATAAATACTCCGTGCAGGGGTGGTTGTACATATCCTAACCCTTGGTTTGGTATAGTTCCGCCAAATTGTTTAAAATGTGATAAACAATGTGACCAGGGTACAATATGGTCCAGTCAAGTTACATCTAACAATACAATAGTAAATGAAGATACCTCTTTAAAATCTTAAGACTATGAGTGATAATCAAGAAAACAATTTAGAGGACGATAATACAGTCGATAATCAAGAATTTTATATACATGTTGAAGGAACTGATACTAACCCTGAAGGAACACTTACTACATCAGAATACATATATAATTCACAAGGAGTTAGTGAAAGGTCTAGCAGTTTTTACAAAATAATTAATGATGAAGATAAACTAAAAGAGTTTATTGAATGGCTTCCTCGATTAGAGCCTAACGAGGAATTCTATATTTCTTTGTATGCAAGGAATAAGTACTGTAAAGATGTTAAACACATTAGTTCTGATAAAGCTCAAGTAGCTAGATTCCTAACTAATAAAGATAGAATGCTTGATAATATTAGACAACTTGAAGTACCTATTGGTTGTTATAATCAATATAGAAACGGGATTAGGGTTGAAATTCCTCAAGAAGCTTTAGCTTTATATGTTGTACCTAATCCTGTTAGCCATAAGAAGGCTACGTTTAAACTTATCAATAAATTAATGAAATTAATAGAGAATGATAGTCACGGATATAACTTAGTACAAGAAGCGTTATCTTCTCTCCATCAGACACCTTCCAGAAGACTTCTTTTAGACTTCGATTTTGATATGGATACTAAGCCTGATATTATAGGAATAATCAATCCAGAGGCTTGTAAATGGCTTAAATCAAGAGGTGGTTTTCACTTAATTGTAGAAACAGCAAAAGTATCTGATGAGTATGTACGTACATTTTACAGAGATATTATGAAATTAGGGGCTGACACTTCTACACAAAAGATAACACATAATGCTGAAGATGATGACCAAAATTATGTAATAGGATTACCCATTGTAGGCTGTACTCAAGGGATGTTTACTCCATACTTTATATGAAAACAGTTAAAATATCTGATAAGTATCAGGTACATTGTTTTAACGATAAGTCTTCTTTCGACGTAAAGAAAGGATATGTACATGTACTAAGTCTAACGGAAATTCCAGAACGTTATGGGAAAACTGTTGAGGAAAGATTTCTAAGATATATCGCTTGTAGCGGCTCTTTAATTAATGAAATAAATTATATTTTTGCTGGTGAATCAAAAGAAATACCTAAAGGAGTTATAACTATGATTAACGAAAGTAACCTTAAATCAACTGAAGGTTATAGATTTAAAGAAAGAATACCATTCGAAGATGAACAAGGTATTAAGTATATTGATGCAATATACTGCTTACATGCAGTTTGTAAAGGTTTTGATTGGATATTGAAAAAATATGATGGATGACTCAGATAATGATTTCTTAGATGGTTTCTTATTAGGCACAAGTACTGGTAAAGGTTTATTAGGAATAATTACGTTTATTATTTTAGTCTTATTAGTTGTTTTGATTTTATACTTAACATAATGCAGAAAACATTCACAATTGAAGAAATAAAAAACTACATACTTAGTATGGACAGTTTAGGCGATGTGTTATACTTTCTATCTGAAGAAAAGATAATAGAAGCAAACAAAAATGAACCTGCAGAACTTGATGAAGATGAAGTTATATCGCAATTTGAAGCTATAAAAGAGCTAGAAGAACAAACAGAGAGAAAGTCACTATTTGAATTAACAAACAAATACAAAAGTGGAGGATAAAAAAATTATAGAAACTCAAGAATTAGTTCTTTGTAGATGCCACAGCCCTGAACATCAATTAATTTTTAGAAAGTTTACAGATGAACCCGAAGTTTATATTTCAATGTTCTTACAGGAGTATGGTTTCTTTAGTAGACTAAGGATGGGCCTAAGATATATCTTTGGATATAAATGTAAGTACGGACATTTCGATGAGGTTGTTGTCGACAAGCAAATTTTAATAGACTTATTAGAAAAATTAAAGAATGGAAGTGATGAAGTCGCTGAAACAGCAGTTTGATAGTGAAAATTATGGTCGTATGTATTGATTTTGATGGAACACTTGTGGAACATTGTTATCCACTAATAGGAGAAGATATAGGAGCAGTTCCTATACTTAAAGAATTGTTAGCAGCAGGACATAAACTAATATTGTTTACTATGAGAAGTGGTACACAATTAGATGAAGCAGTTGAGTGGTGCGCCAAAAGAGATATAAAGCTATATGGAATTAATGAAAATCCACAGCAAAAAAGTTGGACAGCTTCTCCAAAAGCTTATGCTAATCTGTATATTGACGACGCTGCGTTAGGTGTGCCATTAATTTACCCAGAAAATAAAAGACCATACGTTGATTGGATTAAGGTTAGGGAGTATTTAGTTTTGCATTCTATATTATAACATCTGGAGTATAGGATTTAATTTTTATTTTGTATGGGAAAGACTTGGCGTAAATCAAAAGGTGAGTATTCAGGACATAAGCTTCCTGAATCGTTTGGTGCAATTGTTAAAAAATCTAAAAATGGTGAATACGGGTATGAAAAAAGACTTAAAATTTCGAGTACCTATGAAACTATTTATATAGCTGCCGCTGATGATGAGCAATTCAAACTTTTTGTGGACTATTTAAATAGAGAGAAAGTTCCAGTAGATAAACCATTTAATGCAGGATATTACAGATTTAAAGCACATGTAATTGATAATTTTAAGAAAGAAGGAGTATTTCATAAAAATTGGTTAATAGAGGGCAAAGATATTCGCATTAGCACCAATCTATTAAGCCATGACAGAGTACACTCTACCTCTGAAGAATTTATTGATGACCCAATTATACCAGAAAGATTTACAGATAGAGATGATTGGTGGTTAGATGGTAAACTCGCTAAAGTAAAACGCTTTAAGGATAAAGCAGATGCAACCTTTGATGATTTAGAATGAACGCAGTACAATTAGTAACAATTAAAAATTTCCATCCCGTATATCGGGATGGAGAAGAAGCTCTTAACATTCAGTTAGTTGAAGTCGAAGAGCATGGTTTTCTAGTAGTTTCTCAGAAGGGACTATATAAGATAGGTGATAGAGCAGTCTTTCTGCAGCCTGATTATTGTCTTAGTGATATACCGTTGTTTGAACCTTTTATTCGGCCAGATGGTAATCCTAACAAATCAAGGCTTGGAAGAAATAATAGAATCAAGGCTATCAAGTTTAACTTTGCAGATAGCTCTGGTAATGCTGTATACAGTCGAGGTATATTACTACCATTTGATGAGGTGAATAAACAACTTGACCAATTAAATCAACTTGCAGATTTATCTCTTGATGAACAATTTGAAAATATAGATGCAATCTTAGGCATTACTAAGTATATAGAGCCTGAGAAAACTATTAATGGTGATAGTATTGGCGACCTACCATCTGGTATGTATAAGACTGATGAAACTGATATTAACAATAAATGGCGTGTTCTTGAAAAGTTATTACCGTTGAAGATGATAGGGACTCTTAAGATTGACGGTAGCTCCACGACCACTTTTTCTAAACCTGGAATCACAACTCAGTTTGGTATCTGCTCAAGAGAACAAGAGAAAAAACTTATAATAGATACTTATCCTGGTTGGCAGCAATTTAAAAATAAAGATTTAGAAAAGACAACTAATGGTATGAGAAACGAAGTAACTAAGGTGTTTGTACCGTTTACTGAATGGGAACAATACGTTATTGATAATAATATTGAAACTGTTAGTGAACCATCAAAAGACAGCCATGTTGTTCTTGCTACGCCTATCTTAGAAAAATTAAAAGAGTGTGGTAAGTTTCTGTCTATCAGGAGTGAGGTGTATGGCCAAGGACTTAGGGGAAGTGGCAACAAACATAATCCTCATGCTAAGTTTGCTAAATCAATAGCTACATATGGTATAGACGACTATTCTACTGGTGTTTGTATCCCATTACCAATGAATGAAGTCATAGACTTATGTGTTCAACTGTCTTTAACATTTGTAGATATTGTTACAATTGAAACTATTAGTTCAAGAGAGCAGTTAGAACAGATAAGTAGAGAATTCTTCAAGACAGAAAAAGAGGATGGTAGGCTCGTAGAAGGGATTGTTTGGAGAAGCTTTGAAAACACAAGCTTTACAGCTAAGTATATGAATCCTGAATATGATTCAATGAAATAAAATTTATAGAGGATGTAGGCTTGGTAGCAGCCACCATCTAAGGAGTGAGAATAGGCGCGTGTGACCACAAGTAAATTCATCTGATAGAATCTTGTATATCCTTGTATTAGGGTATTGGTAAATCAGACCAGACTAAATGCTGAAGAACTTATTATATAGCTGGATTGTAGATAATAAGTGAAGGAAAGTTAGTACGGAAACAAGGTTGCGAGGGCGGACAGACTGAAAGGACCAATAATCTTTGGCGTAACAGCACACTCTATAAATTTTTTTATCATACAGTAGCTCGTAGAAATGTTTTTAAATAGTTTATTAAAGTTGAACACGTGATAAACTTTAATAGGAAGTTTAAAAAATATGCTTGCCTTTACGCGCATAAAGGAGTGGTTCGAGTCCACGGCTGCTGACTAAATTTTAAAATTTAAAAAAAACATATGAACGGATATGAAGATGTTAGTTCTATAAACTTTATAATTGCTGGTTATAGAGGAGTTGCAATAAGAAATCCTTATGCAACCATGAAATTCTATATTGCTCCAGATGAAACAACAATAAAGACTGTAACTAAAAAACCAGTTGAGCTTTTGCCACCAAGAACTCATCTAGCAGATTTATTGCCACCTAGAGAACATAAGACAGCCACTGTAATTTCTTTTAAATATAAATCAGAAATTGTACCAGATTTAACACATAAAGAATTAGTAGAACTAAATGAGTTTATGGAAGAATATGAAACATATATTAAATACTTATGATGACAGCACGAGAAGCATTTAAAGAAGCATCAAAAATTAAGTCAATTGATGAATTAGAAAAAACAGCAGTGTTAATAGAGAAAGCAGTTAAAGAAGGCCGTACTCAAATTTGTAACATTTATGAATTAGAAAAAGAGACTATTAAAAATCTAAGGAAACTTGGCTTTAATGTTTTCTATGAAGAATATACTGATTTTAGCCCTAGTACTGGCTGGGTAATTGATTGGAGTTTTGATAATAAATAAACAAGGAATGAAAGAAGAAATTAAGTTTTTACTTTGGCTAGACGATATTCGAAATCCACTTGAAGGAGATTGGTTAAAATTTAGCCCAATAGACCCTCCTTATACTACTGTTTGGGTTAAATCTTATTCTGAATTTGTACAACAAATTAAAAAGAATGGACTACCAGATGCTATTTGCTTTGACCATGACTTGGGAATGACTGCAGCATTGGAAGCCAGAGCAAAAGGTTTATCCAAGAGGAAATCAAGAGAACTAAAGAAACTTGAAAAGACAGGATATGATTGTGCTAAGTGGTTAGTTGAATATTGTATGGATAAGAACTTACCATTACCTAAATATTCTAGTCAAAGTTTTAATCCTATTGGGCGTGAAAACATATTAGAATTATTAGATAACTTCCTTAAATATCAAAAACAATTAATATGAGAGATTTAAAAAATAAACTTGAAGAATTTATCAAGTCAGACAAAGAGTGTATTGATTTAGATATGTTACCAATTTCTGAATTAGGTAAGATTTTAATAGAACTAGGTTTTGATAAACTAGAATTAGACGGTGATGAAACAAATGGATGGCAAATAGATTTTTGGTATAAATTTAATCATTCTGAATTAGGTACTTATACTTTAAGTGGTTCTTTACATTACGGTAATTTTAAATTATCGAAAGAATGAGTGTAGAAGCAGCATTTGTATTGTTTTGTATAACAATGAGTTGGGCATTATATAATCTTATAGTTTCATTAATTACAATAGTAAGAACTAAAAAGATTAAAAAGCAATTAGAAGATGAGAAGAATCGTTTTAATGAATAACTATGGATTCATTTGAAAAATATTTAATAAGAGTTGGGATTAGGAGTAGTGAGTTTACTCTTACGGATAAAGAATTATTTGATAACATTGATTACTTTAAAAAATGTTATTTAAAAGAATTATCTGCTTATAAAGCTTTGTTATTTTTAATTGATGAACTTGAAAAAAAACCAAACTATAAAATGAAAACTTTTATGAAGCTACAAGAAGCTTATAGAATACTATCTTATCACCAACAATGGAGATTGGGTAAGGTATCAGAAATGAAGTACGAACCAAAAGTACTGTCAGAAGCCATTTACATTATATTAAATTTTGTTCAAAGTAAATTAACCAATGTTAATAATTAGTAAAAAATACAAAGATTATTATGACTACCTTCAAGGTATTTATGGAGTAGATAAGAAAGTAGTTCTTGACAGAAGTAAATCAGAAGGATTTGTTCCTTCTGATAGAACAGGGTTTACTTTACACCTATGCGACTTTGCCTACGATTGTTGGTTTCAAGATAAGGAATATTTTTGGTGTGAACGAATCAAAGAAGTAGCTCAACGAAAGTATTATTTTGATGATACCTATACTATGCCAGACGGTAGAACACACCTAAGAGATAAGGTTATACCTTCTAATATTAACAAGAAATATAACTGCCCTATTGTTGTTACTTACAGATTTGATAAGAATTCATGTAATTATCCAACGCTAAAAAACTTAAATTTTGTTAGTGTATTATCTGCCAAAGAAGTTTACTTAAAACTAGCTACTTGGTTAAGTAAAGAACCTGAAGTCTTAGATACTAGGACTAATGAAGAGAAGATTCAGACTAATGGGTTTGATATTAAGAAATCGTTTAGACATAGAAAATAAATAAAATAAAAAATAAATGAAATTACCAAATAATCCAAAAGTATTAGCTGCTACATATAATCCAGTAAGCAATACTCGAATGTTCTCTGTGATGGTTGATTTTCCCACAGTGCTTCTTGCGGAGATTCGTACACATAAGATTTTAACACAAGGTTCTTTATATGAACATAGTGAGATAGACACTCTTAATTTATCGGCAAATTCTGCTAGAGCAATCCCACATAATAAATATCTTCAAAAAGTATTGGATAATCCATTTGTTCCTATTTAGACTAAACAACAAAAAGGAATGAGTGGTGAAATTATACAAAATAATGGTATTGATTATTTATGGAAATCAGCTTTAAAAGCAATTAAACCAAAATATGAGGATTTAGTCGAAAACGGAATACATAAACAGAACGTAAATCGTTTGGTCTCAAGTTATGCATATACCACTTGTATTTTATCTGGAACCGAATGGAGCAATTTTTTTGAATTGCGTTGCCCCAAATATACTTCTTTAAATATTGATGCTAAATCAAAAAAAGAGTATATAGAAATAGCAATACAGTTGTCAGAAACATTCCCGTTATCAGAAACAGAATGGCAAGCTATTAACACTTCATCAGCGCAACCTGAATTTCAAGTAATTGCAGAGATGATATACGATTTATATCAAGGAGCTGATTGGAAAGAAAGTGAATACCATATTCCTTTTGAAGATGAAATTAATAGGTTGTATTTTGAAGATGCTGAATTGAGAAACGATATTGGATATGTAAAAGCAATGAAAATTTCTGCAAGCATGTGTGCTAAACTTTCGTATGATACACAAGATAATGAAGATACATTAGAGAAACACCTTGAAAGAGCTAATATGTTGCTAGAACACAAACGTTCAGAACCTTTTTCACATCAAGCTGTTGCAATGGATGAAGAGGAATACAAACTATTTAATAAAAGTTTTATAGTATCGGATTTAAATTCTTATCAAGAAAAATGGAAAGATGTTAATACATGTAGTATTATATCGTTAAGAGGTAGTAAATATCATATCACAGAATATGGTTGGTGTTACAACAATAGGGGATTTAAGTCTTTTAGATATATAATTGAAAATTTAATATAAAACATGACAAAACAAATTAATTTAACAATCGAAAATGCTAGGGAAATGTATAATAGTGGTGTAGAATCACTTAAAACATTAGCTTTGAATAATTATAGTTTGGGTGAATTGAAACCCAAACCAGAATGGAAAAATTTAGGTGAAATTGATGGTTATTTTGTCGATACAAATTGTGGAATACATCGATTTTGTTCTTTAGTAAGTAAACCTACTCACAAAAATATCTTCCCAACCAAAGAAGAAGCAGAAGCCTGTTTAGCATTATCTCAACTTTGTCAATGGAGAGATAAATATAACGAGGGTTGGAAGCCTGATTGGAATGATAAGAATAATAAAAAATGGACTATAATTATTTTTAGTAATGACATAATAGCACATTCATATTTTGATACACACTCAGTGCTTTCATTTAAATCAGCAGAAATCCGTGATAAATTCTTAGAGGATTTTTACGAACTTATTGAAATAGCAAAACCACTACTTTAATATATGAGTGAAAAGGACTATATAGCCACAGAATTAGAAAAAGTTTTTGATGAAGTTATAGAGCTTGTAATGTTAAGAACTAAAAATGACAACATTGATGAAGACATTGTAAACTGCATTAAAAACTGTAACGAGGAATCAGATGAATGCTGCAAAGTTTGGAAGGAATATTGGAAAGAGCACGATAATACGCTTAAAACAATTAAAGAAGATTTAGTTAAGTTTAAAGAGGAATACTTTGCAAAATGGAAAAACCAAATGAACCAAGATGAAATATTAGACTATAATATTAGATGTGCTAAGTTTTTAGGTTGGAAAATAATATCTAAAAACGAATTTAACTTATTAGGAGAAAATAGTTATACAGGGGAAAATAAAGACGTAAAATGGGGGATTATAGAGTTTTTAAAATTCCATTCAGATTGGAATCGGATTCATGAGGTTTTAGATGCTATTGAAGAAAAGTTAGATGGTACAAGACCTTTTAAATATGGAAAATTAGATTCTTTAGACTTTAGTATTAGTAATCATTCAGTAAAAGTTAAAGCATTGTTTTGGACAAATCCTGATGCAATAAGTGGTAATCATTGGTCTATTTTTAAATATAATAAAAAATTTGGTAAACTAACTAAAAAAGAAGCAGTAGTACAAGCTGTTGATGCTTTTCTCAAATGGAATGAACAACAAAATAAATGAGATATGAAAGAAACAATAAGAGTTGAGGAATTAGCTAAGAATGCTAAATATCCTAATCAGGATTTATGTATTGATGATTGGGATACTTGTAAATGTGTTTATCGTGAAAAAAAGTATTATGATTCAGAAAAAGGATTTATAGACTATGAAATAGTAGTTAAAAGAAATTCTGATGGTAAATTTTTTAAATTTACCTATACTCAATTTGGCCACAACGGAGATGATATATTAGAGCAAACTGCTCACGAAGTTGAAGAGAAAGAAAAAACAGTTAAATATTATGAGTGAGTTATGAAAACACAATTAATAGTATTAGAACAAGGCAATATCCTTGTAAGTGATAAGACAGAAAATACAGGCGGAAAACTAATTATGTATTTAGGTGAAACTTTAGAACATTTTCCAAAACAAGGTACACCCGAAATGTATAAGTTTTCCACATCCCCTAATACAATTTATGTAGGAAAACCTGCTAATAATTATTGGGTAGTTATAGCATCAGACTTTCTTTCAGAATTACCAAATATAGATTATTCAGCATTATCAGAAGAAGATAAGAAAAGAATTGGATATATTGATGTTGAGAAATTGGCTTTTGATAGTTGTATAAAATCCCAAAACTATAATTATTCAGATATTGGTGAAAAAGATTATAATGATGGATTTATAGAGGGTTTTAAAAAAGCCCAATCTCTTAATAATGAGAAGTTTAGCAAAGAAGATATAGAAGAAATATTATATATCATTGATAGTGAAAACTCTGGATTATCTTCCGAACAAAGATTAAGTGAAATATCTAAACATATTAAGTCCTTACAACAAAAGAGTTTTGATGTTGAAATAGAAATGAAAATACCATTTATTGATGGTGTAACAGATGGTGGTAGAGTTAGAAGATTTTATGGAGCTTCACTACCAAAAATAACTGATAATAAAATCAAACTAATTAAATTATTATGTACGACAACGCAATAAAACAGATAACAAGAGAAGAAGCTAATACTGTTCCCCATTTCCAAAGTGAAAAAGGTGAGTTTTTCACCGTAGACAAAACACTAGTAAAAACAAGATTAAACGATATATTTGATTCTTGTATTGGTAGAAAAATTATAAACCTTAGTTTTGAAAACGGTTCTATAGCTACATATGAGAATGGAGAAATGATATTAAAGAAGCATACTGATGGTTATTACTGTATAATGTATAATAAAGTAATGGTACTTTGGATTATTACTGATAAAGATGGTAAACCACATAATAATGATTATTCTATAACTTATCAAAACGGGTTAGCACGTATAATTCAATTTAACAAAGTTAAAATTTCATTTGAAATGCCATGAGTAATGAAGACATTATAAAATTAGCTGAAGAAGTATACAGAGAACATCCAAGCAATCCAATAGATAAACCTGAATGGGATTATAATAGAGATATTCACTGTTTTAAGAAAAGGAAGGCCTATGTAAAAGGGTTTAAAGCTTGTCAAGAATTACAACCTTATTCTGTTAAAGAAATGATTGAGTTCGCAAACTGGTACAGAGAAACAGATACAGGAGAAAACGCAGAACAGTTTGCCAATTTTACTGATAAGGATATGTTAATTTATTGGGAATCACAAAAAAGATAAAAAATGATGCTAACAAATGAAGAAATAGTAGAACGTATGCTTAGTGATATAGGGGCATATCGAGAAAACATTAAAGAAATAATCATAGTAAAAGTATGATAAAAGCAATATGAATATACCAAAAAGCTTTAAATTATTTGCTACAACTATTAATGTTTTTTGGGATAATAATAGAATGAATGATAAAGGATTATACGGATTATCAGATTATAGCAAATCTGAAATAACACTTAGTACAACTAACGGTGTTGACGCTTTAAGTGAGGATAAAATAGTAGACACATTTTACCATGAAAAAGTACATATGGTGCTAGATAGTATGAATAGAAATGATTTATCTAATGACGAGCAGTTTGTAGATGTGTTTGCTAAACTATTAAGACAATCAGATGAAACAGCTCAATTTTAAAGGTATTCTTAAATTCCTTCAGTGTTTCTATTTAGCTAGAGATTACCGCTATAGGTATATAGGTGTTACTTGGAATATATTTGATGAAATAGAAGAAACAAATAACTATAAGTATCTGGAGGAACTTATTAAATTTATCGCGAAAGAAGCAAGACCTTGGTATTTACCTTGGTTTGTATTAAATTTACTTCATTTGTATGGGAATGATAACTCTATTATAAGAGTTAAAAACTGGAAGTTACATAGATTACATAAGTACTTCACAAAAGGAATTTTAATACAAGATATAAAAATAAAGTGGGGAACTATAAGAGTTTATGGTTATTTTAATGAAAAAATAACACAAAAATTAAAAGAAATAGAAGATAAAATAAATCCTACTTTAAAACCTTATTAAAACAAAAAACATGATTAAACTATTTTTATTTTTGCTAATCCCATTTGTAGGATTAGCACAAGATACTCCCTGTGATTCTCTTAAAGCAGGTATAGAGCGCGCAGAAAAACCAATAGCTTTATTCTCTGGTTATCTACAATATTTAAACTTCGTTAAAAACACAGTTGAAGGTAGAGAATTCGAAGCAGATTTAGTAGAGCAGTTTGAAATAGTGAATGGATTGTTTACTGAAAACGCTTATGTGCATCTGCAATTTGATAAAGTAATTACAATTTCTAATGCTGAGAAGAATGGTAAATCTGAATTCTTTTCTGATTACTATGATTTATTAGATGAAAGCTCTTCGCCTCAAATACTTAGGTTTTCAATAGATTCTCTGAAATACCACGCTAATCATATTTACTATGATACTGGTTATTATGTTGTTTTTAGCATTAACACGGAACTACAGTATAGTCTAATGAAGAATCATACTGCAATTGTAGAACGCACTTATTTTGTTAGATTAAGATTAATTAACAGAGAGTGGAAAATTAATTGTATACATCCATATAATAGAATTTTAGCTATTAAGTATTATGAAGACTTAATAATGATAGACTGTAAATGAAAATAACAAATACTTATAACTGGTTACGAAGAGATTTTACACATGATATGGAATGTGAATTTTGTCGCGCAGTTGTAAAAAAGGTAAGTGGGTATGATGATGATAATTACTATAATAATGTGATTCCTTCAAAGAAATGCAATAAGTGTGGTGAAAGCAGCAACTCTATGTCCACTTATCCTCTACCTAAGATTAAACCAAAACATGACCCTAGTTTAGAATTATGATAAGAGGTGAATACAGAATAATAAAAGTAATAGAGGATAATATACAGTTCGATTCTCATTATATAGGTAGTACTAGAAGATATACTAGTAAGGAGTTTGGAAATATTGAAGTTATCTGTACAAGTAAAACTAAAAAACTGGGTAGGTATAATACTAAGTTTTTAGTATTTGAACCAGTTATTCCAGTAGAAGGCCAGTTTAAAATTCAGTTTGTGTTTATGGAAACCGATGATATTAAAGAAGTTTCGGACATTATTAGAAAAGAATATGGACATATCAAAAATTATTGATGTCAACAAACGAATTAAGAAATTAGAAAAGATTAGAAAAAAATGGCAGAAGATTCTTGGGAAGGTTGTCATGGCTGCACAGAATCAGATAAGAATTTTTATATATCTGGTTTTATTTCAGGATATAACAGAGCCTCTAATATTGAAGATTTATGAAACTAGTAGCAGTCGGTGATACACATGGTAGAAATATCTGGAAGGACATAGCAGCTAAAGAAAAATATGATAAGTTTATATTTATTGGTGATTACTTTGATTCAAAAGAGGATATACGAGTCGAAGACCAAATATCAAATTTTAATGATATTATATCTTTTAAAAAGGGTAATCCAGAAAAAGTAATATTACTAATAGGTAACCATGATTATCATTACTTAAACGGGGTTGATGAAGTTTATAGTGATTATCAAGGACTAAGCGCAGAATCTATCAATGAGGTTCTTCAACCGGCTGTTGATATTGGTTTATTACAAATGTGTTATCGACAACAATTAGATTTCCCTAATAAGAATTTACTCTTTTCACATGCTGGAGTTACTAATACTTGGGTTAAGAAAAATATTAAAGAAGAATCTGCAATAGATATTTCTATTAATAATTTATTCAAGTCTAATATTAGTAGTTTTAGATTTACTCCAGGCATAAATTGGAGTAATATAGGAAATGATGTTACACAATCACCTATTTGGGTAAGACCCTATAGTTTATTATTAGATAGTATAGATGGGTACACACAAATTGTAGGTCATACAACTCAAGAACAAATAAGATTAGATAAGGATTTCATCTTTATTGATACTTTAGGAACATCAGAAGAATATCTATACTACGATGGAGAATTAATAATTAAAAAATGACTAAAGAATATATAGCTAAAGATTTTTTAGGTAATGAGTTAAAGGTGGGCGATATTATAGTATTTATAGCTAGATACTATAAAGAATTAACACAAGGTTATATTATTAGAATAGGACCAGTTATGATAATAACAGATAATGGTTCAAAAGTATTTCCTAAAAATGCAATTAAAATCAATATTGATGACAGCGGAAAAAATTCAAATGTTCGAGAAGAACTCTCACATTCCAGATGAAAAAGTAGAGGTAGACATTAAAGAAACTGAACAAGAATTAATTAATGTTAAAGAAGACCTAGAAAATGTTCTAAAAACTAACCCTAACCATCATCTAACTATCTATAGTTTAGAGGCGACTATTGCTCAAGGGGAAGATTTCATTTCTAATTTAAAAGAAATGTTAGAGTATAGAAAAACAATTAAAAACCAACAATCAGATGACATTTAGAAACTACGTTAAAAGTTTAGCCAATCATTTAGCTAAATATCCAGATAGTGCGGAACTAGAAGTTGTTTATTCCAGTTATAATGAAGGTAATAAACACTATAAAGTCATATTAGGACCTTTGGAAGGTAAGTATGACCAAGCAGCAAACATGTTCGTACCTAGTGACACATCTATTACAGACCCAAGAACTAATGCTATTTGTATTAACTAATGGAAATAGTTACTGTAAATACCTGTAAGGATTGTGGGCTTAAAACAGTCACTACTACAGATTATTTAGTTCTAAAAGGGACTAATAAACATAAAGAAATAGAGATAGGGTTAGAAGCATTTGTCCTCGGCTTATCAGGTTTAGGTATTAAGTATAAAATAGAGAGAATAGAAGCAAGCTGTCAACTTAATTGTGATGCTGATTCAGATTAATACGTGTATCCGTTGTGAAGATAGAACTGAATTACTAATTAATGGTGAATCAGTTTTAGATGGTGATAATTACCATCATAAGATAGATTCACAAATAGAAGGATTTATCAAAGCTTTAGATTTTTTAAAAGTAGAGCACACAATAAGTAGAACTAAAAACTTACCCTGTGAATATTTTTGTGATGAATAAAACAATCTGCTTCTACGACTTCGAAGCAACTTCCGTAGCTAGAACCGCTGACCCTATAAGTATAGGGATAATTGCTGTAACAGGCAAAGAAATAAAAAGTATTTACTTAGAATTTACAGATTTTAATCCAGACAAAGCTGATGATTGGGTAAAAGAAAATATTATTAGTAAGCTTACTAAACCCAATACTAACTTTAATAAACTAACATATTTACAGCATTTTAAAGATAGTGGGTATACAGATTATATTTCTTTAGTACTTAAAAGCTGGTTAAAACAATTTGAATCTATTGAATTCTGGGCAGATTTTATGGTAATAGATGCACCTATGTTACTAGATTTAATTACAGAACATGAAACTATGGGTGGGCATAAAATAGGATTACCAATACATTTGCCAAATATTAAGTACTATGACTTCTATGACATACATACACTATTCAAAGACAGAGGTGTAGACTCAGATTGTTCAAGAGAAGACTATGGACTTGCCAATGGAGAAGGAATCGGTTACCATTTAAACTCATTGAAAGAGCTTGGACTAGAAAATGCCAATAAGCACAACGCGTTATTTGATGCTTACTTAAATTGGAAATGTTATGAGAAACTTAATAAACCCGTTATGAGATTTAATGGAAAAGGTGGCCCAATAGAATGAAATCTAAACAAAATAAAAATGACAGTAAAAGAACAAGAAACAGTTGATAGGTTACTAAAAGTTGTAGAGGAATGTCTTTTAGAAAGAAAAGATTATAAAAAATAGAATTATGGATAATAACCAGAAACCGCCTTATGAAGTAGCAAATGCTACAGAAGAGTTTATAAAAAGAAGTGCTGCTCAATTAGGTTAAATCATACTCATGCAGAAAAATCGAATAGTAATGAGCAGGAAGAATTTACATTCTTTTGGAAAGACAAAAGCCCTTTTAGTAATTGGTATCCTTGTATTTTCAAAATTAACGGTGTAACATACAACTGTATGGAGCAGTTTATGATGTATCAGAAGGCACTACTATTCATGGACTTTAACATTGCCGATAAAATCATGAAAACCAATAATCCTGAAATACATAAAGAATTAGGTAGAAAAGTATCTGAGTTTAATGGTTTAATATGGGATAATTGTAAAAAACATATAGTCTATAACGGGTTAAAAGCTAAATTTTACCAAAATCTTGATTTACTAAAACAATTGCTAGTAACTAAAGGAACATTAGTAGAAGCTAATCCTTATGACGCAATTTGGGGAATAGGCTTAAGAGAAACTGATAGAGAAGCACAAAACAGAAAAACATGGAGGGGTCAAAACCTATTAGGAGAATTACTAACTAAATTAAAAAATGAGATTAAAAACCACTGATACTATATACATTTACCCACAAGTGCGTGTAACTACTTTGCCGGACCGTATTGTTTTCTTTACTAATGTAAGGAAGTGCATAAATAATGTTTGGTACTTAATACCAACTAATTTAGAAAATAAAACAGATGGTATAACACCAAAGACCATGTCTGATTTGTGGCAACAATTTGCCGCACAAGTCCATAGAATATTGTCATGCTATGAATATACAGGCGACTTTAATCATCTGGGAGAACCTTTTGAAATCCTGGATGAAGACCAAAGAGATGAGAAAGAGAGAATAATAGAAAACTTAATGAATTCACAAAGAAGACATGACAACAGTTGAAATTGTAGCTGGAAGCTTAAATCCATATAACGACAAAAAGTTAGTAACTTATTTATTGCGTTATCCAAGAGTGGTACATTGTGAACTTCTTACTCATAAGATGCTTGCAAAAAATGCGTCTTCTTGTTTAAGTGGGGATACTATAATAACTATAGAAAGTCCACATTTATTAAAAAAAGGAATAAAACGAAAACATACTAGTATGACTATTAAAGATATAGTTACTAAATGGTTTGAGGGTGATTCTAAGGGACGTAAAATGCAAGAAAGAATTAAAGGTATGTATATTAGAACACTAAACGAAGATTCAGGAGAATTTATTACTTCACATATTACAAATTGTTTTAAACAGGGTGTTCAAACAGTTTACGAAATAACCTTAGAAAATGGATATAAACTTAAATGTACTGAAAACCATAGAATTTTTTCTGAGATTGGTTGGATAACACTAAAAGAATTTGGACTAAGTGTTAATAATAACATAGTTTCTTATAATAAAAATATACCCAAAATATCAACTAATGGGACAAAATTTGATTTAAATGTTTTTATTAAAGGTAAAAATGAAAACAAATCATTAATAGAAATCTGCAAAGAACAAGGATTAATTTCAAAAGCTGCAGGTGCATTTTGTAGAAGAAACGGTTTACATTTTAGTAGAAGGAAAATAATAAATGAAACTAAAGAATATTTAGACTATAATTGGCTTTTAGCCCGTAAACAAGAAAAAAGAACAAATGGTAATATAGCAACTTTATGCAACACTACTGAAGACCGTGTTAAAAAAGCTTGTAAAAAATTTAATATACGAGGTTTTATAGGAACGCTATTAAGTAATAACTTAAAACGTAGTTCTTGGAATAAAGGTAAAACTTATCATTTACCAGAAAGTAGTTTAGTTAATGTACGAATAAGTGCTAATAAGCGTAGAAAACCCAATTCTTATAAAAATTATAAAGATTTTGAAATAAAATTAACAAGATTTTTAACAGAATCTCGTATAGAAGTAATGAAAAAATATAATTATAAATGTGCATTAACTGGTTCGGGCACTGAATTAGAGTTACATCATATTGACCCAGTTTGGCATAATAAAGATAAGGCTTTTGATATTACTAATTTAATTCCAATATCTAAAAAAATACATAGATTTATTCACAGTAAAAATTTAGATTTAGAGCTTATGCTTTGGATACAAAATAAGAAAAATTTAAAAGATTTTTTAAATTTACATGAAAATCTTGTTATTTTGGCAAAGGATATAAATAAACCTAGAATAAGGGGCAACCGTTTAGTACAAAAATTTGTAGCAATTACAAAAATTGAATTAATAGGTACAGAAGAGACTTATGATATTGAAGTGTCTGGAATCTATAAAAATTTTATAGCGAATGGGATAGTTGTACATAATAGTAGGGCAAAACCTATCTCAGTTATGTTGAAAGAAATAGAAGAAGACCCTTTTATACCTTCATTCTGGCAACGTAATCACAAAGGTATGCAGGGAACTAGCTATATTACTGCGCCAAATCATATAGATAATTGTAGAAGATTATGGTTAGAGGCCAGAGACAGGGCTGTAGAGGTAGTCAAAAAGCTTAGTTCAGAAGAAAATGTTACTAAACAACTTTGCAATAGACTTTTAGAACCATTTAGTTATATAGAAGTGTTAGTGACTGGGACCGAATTCGCTAATTTTTTCGAACTACGATGCCCCCAATATGAATTAATACACTCTAAATGGACAGAATATTATATAGCTTCCTATTCAAAATCTAAAAAAGATTTTGAAGCAGAGGTGGGTAAAAAAATAAATGAATTAAATCTGGATTATAATTCATTTATAGACCAAATTCTTACAAAAGGCTATGAGCATATAAATAAAGGAATGGCAGAAATCCATCTTATGGATTTAGCAGAGAAAATGTGGGATGCTTATAATGAGTACGACTTCAAAATGTTAAAACCAGGTGAATGGCATTTACCTCTTGTCAACTTAGATGAAAAGATGTCTAATGAAATCCATGACTATGGTATTATGAAGTTAGATAATGTCTATGATTTTGATAATTTAGCAGCATCTGTTTCTTCTGCCAGAGCAGCTAGAGGAAGTTATGGAAAATGGGAAGGTAAGACTATTGAAGAAGATATATTACTTGGTAAAAAGTTATTTACAGATAAACACTTATCTCCATTTCTACATCCAGCTAAATGTCCTTCCCCAATTGAATACAGTCTTTATTCGGACACTAAGTTTATAAAAAAAGATATTGCAAATATACCGCAGATTGAATATGGTTGGTTTTCTGAATATCATGGTTTTATGTCTTATAGATATATGATGGAACGAGGTTTAATTTAAAACAGTATGTATTACATACAAAGAGGATACGTAGGCAATGCTATTGAATGGTGGCGAAAAGGTGGGAATGGTTATACTGCTAATATATTTGAAGCAGAAAAATTTACTGAAGAGAGAATGAAAGAATTAGTTTTTAGACCAGATAAAAAGTATAAAGCATGGCCTTGTGATTATATAGATAATAACAAGGCAGCTATATACTTAATAGTAGATTCACAAATGTTAGATGGTAGCCAAGTAATTGGATGAAAGTATCATTTGATTTTGACAACACATTGAGCAGAGGCTCAGTACAGAAATATGCTAAGGAATTAGTGGAAAGAGGTACAGATGTTTATGTTTGTACTTCCAGATTCGAGGATACTACAAGATATATTGGACTTGTACAAGGTGATATATCACATGACGATTTGTTTAGCGTCGTTGACGCTGTAGGTATTCCAAGAGAAAAGATTCTATTTACCAATATGGAAGAAAAAGCAGAAACTATAAGAGAGTATAGGTTCTTATGGCACTTAGATGATGATTTCCATGAACTACATGTAATAAATTCAACTACAGATACAAGAGGTATTAGTGCTATAGGAAGTAACTGGAAAAGTAAATGTGAAAAACTATTAAAAAAACAACAGCTAACTCAATGAATAAAAAACAATTAAAGGTGAGGTTTAATACCAAGCAAAGTACAGGATTCTTTCTTAAAACTGACTCAACAACAAATATCTTCCAGTTTATCAATAGCTTTAATAGTAAATTTGCCATAATAGGTTTTACTGAAGATATTAATTCTATCCAAGCAAAATTAGTAGTTGACACACTATCAATAAGTCCAAAAACATTTGGTGGCCTTGTTTATAAAAACTATGGTAATCCTTTAGATGTTACGATAGTTGATGACCCTATTAAAAGTTTAAGAACGCTTATGGCTAGTGTAGGTGTGTTTGATAAGCATGACTCTGGATTGCTTAAAGAATTAAATACATCTAAGACTTCTTGGATATATGACAAAGTAAAGAAGCGTACTCATAATTGGTTAATAATTGTTAGAGTTAAATGATAGGCATAGTAACTAAGCTAAATGGAAATTGGGGAGTACTTTACAAGAAATTTGTAAGCTCTCCAAATTCTTTAGGGCAGTATAATTTTAGCTATACTGTTGTAGTTGCAAACCTTCATCCCGCTGATAAGCTACGGCTTAGGAATAGAGCTAAGTTAGTAGAAGGTCTTAGAATCAATATAAAACTAGAAGATATACAAGTATATGAAGGGGACTCAACAGACCCTGCAAATTTTAAAACAATCGCAAGATACAATGGTAAATTTATCAAGAGAACAAGCAATCAAAGGAGTTAAAGGCTTTATAAATATTGAAGGAGCATTAGTATGTAATAAGTATGAATTTCTACAAAAAGAAGCTAATATTCATTATGGTCAGATTAAAATGTGTAATTCAGGATTTCATTTCTGCAGAACTTTAGAACAAGCAGCTACATACTACCCGCCTGACAAGAATCGTAATACTGTTTATTATGAAGTACTCGGTTACGGGCAGCTTGATGAACAGCATGATAAACTTGTTTGCAGTATATTAGAAATCGGAGATGAAGTCTTATATTCTACACTAGAAGAGAAAAGATTTAATGAAATTCTTAAACTGGCGGTGGAGCTTAGTAATCAAGGTTTCATTATTAGCGGTAGTCTAAATTTTGTTTTACATGGATTACTCAATAGAAAAGTAGGAGATATAGATTTGGTAGCGCCTTACTTCATGTTGCCCAAATTAGCGACAAACATGCAAAATGTATTGCAACATTACGGCTCTATGGATTATACATTTTTTATGCCGTTGTTAGCTAAAGATATTAAAGTTGAAGTAAAAGTTGTGCCTCAAGAATCTTATAGAATTTGTAAAACAAAATTCGGAGATATTAGAGTACAACAACCACATAAAACACTTATGTATAAATCGCTTTGTATTCAAGGAGATGCCAAACACTTAGATGACATTCTTGAAATAGCAAAAAACTATAAAACTCAACATAAGTCTTCTATAGGGCCAATACATGAATATAGACTAGAGTTTAATTACCCACACGCACCAAAATTCTTAACAACTGATGACAACGAAGCAAACCCAGCTTTTTAATAAGATAAATTCACTTATCACAGCAATGACAGATGAGCAGATAGATTTGCTTACTGATGATGTAGCTATTATTAGTCAAGCAGCATTAGATTCATTAGAAAAAGACAGTTCTTGGTTATCATACCTAGAGGCAGCAGGTGTTGACAATTGGGCAGGGTATGAAATGGCTAAAGAACAACAACGAGAAGATGAAGGTAAATAGAAAACATATTGTAATAGATGTAGAGAGCGATGGCCCTATACCAGGACCATACTCTATGGTTTGCTTTGGTGTTGTAATAGTTACACCAGATGTACTAACAAATCCTGAAAAGGTAATAACCTTTTATGGTCAGACTTGCCCTATCTCTATAATATGGAGACCTGATTCTTTAGCTATTTCAGGCTTCAGCAGAAAAGAGCATGAGAAGTTTGCAAAGCCTGAAGACACAATGAAAGATTTTGTTAGTTGGTTGAAAATAAACTGTCCTGACGGTGCTACAATGTGGTCAGATAACCCGGCATATGACTGGCAGTTTATTAACTACTATCTACATACTTATACAGGCGGTAATCCGCTTGGCCGTTCAGCAAGAAGAATAGGTGATTTGTATTGCGGTTTTTACAATGACCCGTATTATCCTTGGAAACGTTTTCGTGATAATAAAAACTTTCCGCATAACCATAACCCAGTTAGCGATAGCTGTGGTAACGCTTCTGCATTAGTACATTTGATTAATCAGGGCTTTAAATTAGAACTTTAAATAAAATGGCTGATTATAGTAAGGAATACATTAAAAAGAAAGATTTAGGCTTTAAACCTGACTTCTCTGTTTGGGACATATTTAATAATCTTGAAGAAGGACACTATAAGACAGCTATCTGTGAAGGATACGGCTTTGTAGCTATCCTCAAGAATAAGGGAGAATGTGAAGTTGCCTTTGGTCATAAAAATACTGAATGGGTTAAATTTAAAGACATCGAGTAATGGAAATTGAAGTTTATAAAATAGACCAAGGCGGGCCTCACTTCATTACAGAGGAAGTACATAACATAACAAAAGTAATTTCGTATTTAGCAGATACTAAAGATGTTGAGTTTATAAAATGTGATATAATTGAAAGATTAGAAGTGTATGATGATGATTATATTAAATTATATCTTAATACAAAAGAATTATGGGTAATAGATATATCAGCTATAGGCTGGTTAAACTCTCACCACTATATACGACATGCTATTTACTTCAAAAAGGAATGTATCAAATTATGGGAACTTATAAAAGACCATATTGATATGTTTACTGTAAACAATTGGAGTGTTAGTAAAATATTAGATAACGATATAACCTTTGATAGAGATTATATCTATGTTAACAATCTCAACACACATATACCGTTTACATATGATAATTATGTACATGTACTTGATAACAAAAAATTATGGCTAAGCACTTAAGATATGATTGCATGTACGACGTTACAGAGTGTAACAAATATCCGTACTACCATCCACAAGAAATGATGAAGAGATTAGGTATTACTTATCAATATGCAACACCACAAAGTATGCTTGATTGTTGGTGGTTCTGGAATTGTGAGAATATACCAGAAAATTTACCTCCTTATCTAAGTATAGAAGATTGGAACCCAATGGAAAAGATAAATTGGGGACTATCAGAAGAACAGGCTATAAATATTCGCGATTATGTTAATAAAAATATGTAACTAATAAGTATGGACTTTGAAAAATTTAAGTTTTTTGCACAGTATTTGGATTGTGCAGATGTAGAAGTAAAGTTTATTAACGCTAACAGCAATTTCACAGCTAGATTAACTATTGATGTTTTAGAAAAAATTCAGAGTAACTCTTTTACATTCGGTAAAAACATCATTAATCATATTAAGGAGTACAAATTACAGCTTCTTGATTTAAAGAAAGCTTATGAGGAAGATGTTGAATTAATATTAGAACTTTTAGGAGTTAATAACGCTAAGTTTGAACAAACAGTTTCTGGTTTAGAATATTCAGAAATGTGGGGTCCATTTAAGCATAAAACAGTTATATTTGGAGATACATTAGTTTACAAAGAAATAAGTAAACACAACCCTTTAGGTTCAGCGAATTCTCATCATAAGAATTATGTTGAAGCTTTACAGAGATTACAGAATCTTGGCTATGGCCTACCTTATTTAGGTAAGTCAGTAGATGAATTAATACAGTTAGGTTGGATTCAATTTATAAAATGACAATAGAAAAATTAGCAAAAGAGTTAGAAGACTTCTTGAATGAAGAGATTAATAATCAAGCTATACCAGCTGATGCTTATACAGCAGGCTATATAGCTGCTTTAAAACATGTTAAAGATGAATTCCATTCAAAGATTGGATTTAATCCATATAAAAAATTTGTTTATAAAGCTAAACAAAACGGTCAATATTCTGGAGCAGGTAGTTACCCAGCCTATTACTCCGCTAAAGGTGGTAAAATTTGGAATAGAATAGGTGATATGAAATCACATATAAAACTATTGAGTGAATCTAGTAAAAAAGATGTATTTATAGAAGAATATGAATTAGTACTTGTTAATACAATACCAATCGAAGATTTTAAATGAAAAAATGTAAATTAAAAAAAGAGCATCCAAATGTACCTATTGGTACTATAGGAGTTAATGTTGGAGATTTAGATAACAGTGGATTAAGTTGTTTTTTCAACTTCCCTTGTCGTAGTGGTTCTATATATATTGATATACCAATAGAAAAAATCAATGAATGGATTGAAGAACCTTACTACACAGCGGATAGGGTAGAAGTATTTATAGGTGATTCTGTTTATGTAGTTATTGATAAAACACATAAAATGTTGGGTGAAAGTATAGTTCATTCAAAGGGCACTATTCTTGAATCAGTAGTGCTTAGTTATTATCTGATAAATGATGAATACGTGACAATTTTTAATGATTATGATAGGGCTATATTATATGCTAGCACATTATTCAAATTTAAAAATGAAGATATAGTAGTATTTAGACATGATAGAGCAATTAAGGCGGGATTAAATACTTCAACTTGGGGACAAGATATGATTTTAAAAGTAGATTGCATATACAACGATACCTTATCATTTACTGATGAAGATTTTAGAGTTTATGTTCCTATAATGGGTGGTGCTGCTAATAGAAAAGATTTATTTGATTTGGCTAATCCAGATGAAATCTTAGCTTACTACGAAATGAGGGGTTGGAAAAAAGGAGCTAAATTTAAAATAAACCAATTAGGAGATATAGAAATAATTGACCAAATTTTAATAGGTGGCTATGGAGAAATAAGAGTTTATTATAACACTATTAATTCAGTTTATATTGATTTATGCACTCTTGTGCCGGAGAATACTGCAGAAGAATTATTAAGTACTCTAATTAAAGAAAGTGGATACTTATATAGAAAAGATGAGATTATACAAGTAGCAAACGCAAATGATAGGTTCGTATTCAGAACTAAGAAACAACTTCAATCTGCAAGAGCTTTTGCTAAACTTACATTTCTAACTGAAAAAATAATTCAAAAAGAAACGTATGAGGCAAGAAACAAATCAAATTCTGTTGAAAAGTTGTTTGATAATTTCTGTAGCGAATCGCGCTTCACAATTATTAGAAATGGGTCAGACTTGATTCCT